AATATTATATAATATAAATAAAAAAGGATGCTTATGAAAATTAAAGAATTAATATGTAAGTTTATGAATTTTAAAACTTTACAGAAAATTATAACTATAGATAGACAGTTTATAATTGAAGGACAAAACGGAATGAAATATAGTGGTGATTTTTTCTTTGTAGATGAAGGTGGATATATTTGCAAAATAAGTGATGGTAGTTGTGTTGGTACAATGGTAAAGAGTAGCAAATGAAATTATTAGTAGCTGGTAGCAGAGATTTTAATGATTATAATCTATTGAAAAATAAAATACTTGAATTAAACATACAACCATCAACAATTGTATGTGGTATGGCCCGTGGTGCTGATATGTTAGGTTATCAATATGGTATTGATAACTCTCTTAAGATAGAAAAATATAAACCAAACTGGAATCTATATGGAAAATCAGCAGGACCTATAAGAAATAAATTGATGGCCGATAGTTTAAATAAAGAAACAGATATGGCTATTATTTTTTGGGATGGAATTTCAAAAGGTTCAAAGAATATGATTTCTATTTTAGATGACAAAAAAAATAAATTGTAAAATAGTTTATTATAAGGAGAAAGAAAATGAATAAACAGTTAGGAATTTATGCAATTATATGTTATTGTGTACTCTCAATTATTATCAATTTTGTTAGTTTGCTTGTTGCTTTTGAAGTGTTTGATAGAATTGGAATACATCTTGAAAACCCAAAAGAATATGCTACAATAGTATTTGAAACATATACAAATATACTTATATGGTCATTTATAGTAATTTGTTGTATTTTATTACTTGTTACCAACAAATATACAACTATATTATATAATATAGTTGTAAGTCTTTCAATTACATATATTGTGTATGACTTCATTTCAAATTGTATTGATTTATATAGCATGTATAATTTAATATATGTTGAACAGTTTTTTGATGTTAATGAGTAAGGATATTATAATATGTTATTGAGTAAAACCAATTTAGTGACAGATAGATCCAAGGAAAAATTTTTCTTTGGAGAATACTCAGGTTTTCAAAGATATGACTGGTATTCACACAATCAATTAGAAAGTTTAGATAGAAAACAACAAGCACAATTATGGTTTCCAGAAGAAATTAGTATGATTCATGAACCAAAGTCATTTATAGAATTGCCTGAGCATAATCAAAGACAAATAAAAGCAAATTTAACTTTTCAAACATTAATGGATTCTGGCCAAAATAGAGGTTTGGACAATATATTAATACCACTAGTAACATCATCAGGATTAGAAGGTTGTTTAAAAACACAGGCTTATTTTGAATATATTCATTCAAGATCTTATTCACATATTATAAAAAGCGTATTTCCAAACCCTACTGATATTTTTGATGAATATTGTGAATATCCTGAAATAAAAACTAGAATTAATGATGAAATAGACACTTATGAATTACTAGAAGGTAATTTAGAAGAAAATGATGAAAATAAATTAAAAATATTAGAAGCTTGTTTAAGAATTCAGTTTTTAGAAGGTGTTAAATTTTATGTAAGTTTTTTAACAACTTATATGATTAATAAATATTCAGCTGGTGGTAACAAAATACCAAATTTAACTAAAATAATAAAATTAATAAATAATGATGAAGACATTCACCTTGTAATTTTTAGTTTTATAATTAAAACTCTTAGAAGTGAGCAACATCAAGGGTTTTCACACCTTTTTGATGATAGTTTGTCACGAAAAGCTAGAAAAATAGCAAAAAAAGTTTACCAAGATGAATTAGAATGGGCTAAATATTTACTATCTATGGGTCCTATTCCAGGATTGACTATTGAAAATATTGATGGTTTTCTAAAGTTTTTTGTTGATGATAGACTAAAAAAATGTGGCTTTCAACCTATATGGAATGCACCAAAAACAGACTTAGTAAAAGAGTTTCAAGAAATAAAAAATATAAGCAGTGAAAATCAAATGCTTCAAGAAGTTGATAGCATTACTTATTCAAAAGGTGTTATGAAAAAAGATACAAAGTTAGAAGTATATAATGATGAAACATTAAAAAATGAATTAGAAAAAATAATGAATGGAGATTGAAATGTTACCAGTTAAATCACTTACAGAATTAGATGATATTAACATAAATGTTGTTAAAAGGAATGGGACTGTTGAAAAATACAGTCCAGATAAAATGTACAATTTCTTACTAAAAGTATGTGATAATAAAGAGTTGTATGCAATGAATATTTTGTCAAAATCAAAAATAAAACTAAGAGATAACATTAAAATACAAGATCTTTATGATGAAATATTATCTACTACTGTGAATGAAATAAGTATGTTATATCCAATGTATGAGAGATTTGCAGCTAAATTATATATTATTAAATATCGAAAAAACATGGGAGATGAAATATCTCTTGGCAATGTTTTAAGACTTGGCCTTTCATCAGGGATATATTCTAGTGACTTTGTTAATAGTTTTTCAGAAAATGAAATACAAGAATTAGATAAATATATTGATAATAATAGAGATTATTTGTTTCAAAACTATAAAGCTATTAGTATGTTTTATACAAAGTACTGTTTAAATAGAACAAAAACAATAAAATTAGAAACACCTCAAATAACTTATATGAGAGTTGCTATGTTTATTTGTATGAATGAAAATAACAGAGTTGAAAAAATTAAAAGGATATATGACTTAATTTCAACTCACAAATTTACATACGCTACACCTATAATGTTAAACTCTGGTATTAATAAAGGTCAGTTGTCATCTTGTGTATTGGCTAAGATGGGTGATGATTCACATTCAATATTAGCTACAAATGATAACCTTGCAATATATAGTAAGAATAAAGGTGGTACTGCTTGTGATATTTCAGCTTTAAGAGCCACTGGTTCTATTATAGATGGTGTTGGTGTTTCATCAGGACCTATTCCATTTATAAAATTATTAGATTCTACAATATCTGCATGGAATCAAGGTTCTACCAGAAAAGGTAGTTGCTGTGTTTATTATCCAACATGGCATATGGATGTTCAAAACTTGATAATGTTAAAAGATAATGGTGGAACTGAATCTACTAGAGCAAGAAACTTGCAGTATGCTATTAAAATAGATGATGTGTTTGTAAAAAGATGGTATAATAATGAAAATTATACATTATTTGATCCAAAAGATACTCAAAAATTGTTATATAGTTTTGGTGATGATTTTGAAAAATATTATTTAGAATATGAGCAGAAATCAAACATTAGAAAAAAATCAATAAATGCTAGAGAATTATTTGATGAAATTTTAAAATATAGAGTTGAAACTGGAAATATCTATATTTTCTTTATAGATAATGTAAACAAACAAGGTATGTTAAATAGAATTGTTACACAAAGTAATTTATGTTGTGAGATAGTTTTACCAACATCAGCACCTTATAAAAAAGATGAAAAAATAGTACATTATATGTAATTAAGTCATATTTAAGGGGATTAATGGTATAATTCCCTTATAAATAGTTAAAATACTAATTAAAAAAGGGGTAAAGATGAAGTTAATGGTTTAAAACAAATAATATCTTATCCAAAGAAAACTATAAGTATTTTCTTTGAATAAGATAATATAATCATTTTATAAGTTTTTGGAAAGGAATAGTAGAATGATAAACAAAAAAGAATTAATAAATCATATATATTCAGAAATGTTACATAAATGTTTAAATGGAACTGAAACTGTTGATAACCCATATCATTTAGAAAAAACTGTATTAGATCACACAATAATGGTATTAAATAAGGTTGAAGACTTATTTAAAAATGATAAAGATTATAAAGTTTTAATGTTTGGTGCAGCTTTACATGATTTAGGTAAGATATTTACAAGAGAAGTAGTAACAAAAGATGATGGAACATTAAAAGTAAGATTTATTAATCATGAAAATGTTGGAGTATATTATTCTTGTGATGTTTTATCTAAGTTTAATTTAAGTGAAGAAGAGATAATAAAAATAATAAAAATAGTTGCTTATCATGATATTTATAAATATGATATAGATAAATTAAAACGAAAATTCACTTATGATGATTTGCAATTATTATGTAAGTTTTCAATATGTGATTCATTAGGCAGAGTAACTCATACACCAAAACCAACTGACATATATAAACAAATAAAATCATTAGAATATTATGAAACAAAAGGTATTGATAGTTCAAAACCTACTATAACAATGTTAATAGGAGTTCCTGGAGTTGGAAAATCAACTTTATGTAATCAATATGAAAATGTAGTTTCAAGAGATGATGTATTGATGAGTTATGGTAAAACAAAATTTAATTTAGATACATACTCAGAAATATGGAGTAAATTATCTCAAGATGACCAAAAAGAAATAGATAATATCTTTAAGTTTAAGTTAAATAGACTACTACAACAAGGTAAAGATATTGTAATTGATAAAACAAATACTTCAATGAAGTCAAGAAAGTCTTTGTTAAATTCATCAAGTTTGATTAAAAATTACAACAAAGTTTCAATAGTTATGTTATGCCCCTATAACACAATACTAGAAAGAATTGAAAAAAGATCACTAGAAACAGGTAAAGAGATATCAAAAGATATTGTGGATAATTTTATAAAATCTATGTGTTTACCTACATTAGAAGAGTTTGATGAAATTGCTTTTAAATGGTCAATATAAATATTATGTACCAAATGATATGAAGGAACATAATGATACAGCTTAATTTATTTTGCAGTTATGTAATATTTTCTGTTGTTACTTGTGTTATATTTAATGACATTAATAATAGGGAATATAAAAATATGATAGTAGAGTTTATATCAATATTTATATTTTTTATATTTTTTTGTTATCAGTTAATTATTTATAGAAATTTTAATAGGGATAAAGTTGAAGATAATTTGTGTTAAGGTACATTTAAGGGGATTAATGGTATAATCCCCTTAATATATTATGAAAGGATGTAAAAATATTTTGTAATTTTAATAGAAAAACAACTATACAGTAATGCTTATTCTAAATTATAGGAGGTTTGTGAAATGACACCTTAAAAAAAATACAAGAAATCTTTGAAAAAGTTTTAAAAGAAAAAGAATATATTAAAGGAATTTAAATGAAACTTATAATTAGTTTATTAATATTAGCTAGTGTGGCTTTTAGCGTAGAGATTTGTTCGTTTAAAAAGTCAGTAAAACTATATCCGTGGTTTAACGAATCTATTGTGTTCTTTTGTATTGATAAAAAATTATTTGTAAGGAATTTTCCTGGACAAACAGATTATAGTTACTCAGTAACTCAAGTGTTTGAAGAAGGTATGAAACCACAAGCTTGTAGTTGCCCAGCAGAGGAGTAGTTGCAAATGGAAAAAGTTATCCATAAAGAAAGTGGCAAAGAATATACATATTTTAAACCCGTATTAAATAAAACAACTGATGAAGTAATGATATTTTATACAGATGGTGTTGATTTTTATGTAAGAACCAAAAACGATTTCTTTGATAAATTTGAAATATTAGAAACTCCAGAAAAATATGATACAATTGAATATTTTCATGATTTAGCTAATAACAAGCTATGGGCTTTAAAAAGACAAGAAGAATTATTAGATAAAGTTTCTAAATTTATTTGCAATATTTATCAAAATATGATAGCATTTAGGCTTGAGAAATATTTTAATTTGTCAATGTTTTTTACATCTTTAAGGAAAATAAATGGAAAAATTTGTCAGGGATAGCTATGGAAATATAGATTATGTAAATGCTCCTTATTTTAATACAGGAAGTATTGCCAATATCGACCCTAATTATATAGAGACAAATAAAAAACTTCACGAAAATCTTAAAAAAACCAGCGACTTGTTAGATAGTATCTATACAAAAAATAATGTCCTAGAAAAAATTATAAATGGACAATTTTAAGAAATTTAAACATTTTTTGTCTTTATATGGTAGATTTCTACAATGTGATTGACCTCAATCAGATAAATGAATGTTTCTAAATAAGCTTAATTTAAGGATATTTTGATACAATATCCTTAAAAGCTTTAAAAGGAAAGAAAATGGATATAAAAATGACTAAACAACTTATAGACAAGGCTGAATATCTTGTTGCTAATAAAGATAACTATAGAAAAACTACTACTTATTTTAATGGGCATAAGTTAGATTTTTATACTTATATCATTAATGATTATGAAAGATTTAAAGAAGATGACTCGTTCTTTATGAGAGGTCTAATGGTTATAGATGATAAAGAAATTTCTTATCCTTTACAAAAATTCTTTAATGTAAATGAAAATGAAGATTGGGTTTTAAGTGATGATGAGCTTTTAGATGATTATATTATAACAGACAAGTATGATGGTAGTTTAATTATACCATTTTTATTAGATGGTAAATTATATTTAAGAACTAAAATGTCTGTTGATAATGATCAAGTATTATTAGCAACAAAGTTTTTAAAAGAAAATAAAGATTTAGAAAATTATTTACATGAAAATCAAGTTTTTATGGAATTAGTGTCGCCTTTAAATAGAGTAGTGGTTGATTATGAAAAAACAGATTTAATTAAAATTGCTATGAATACAGATAAAGGTTTAGTCATATTTAATAAAGAACCTTCTAAATATAGTAATTTTAAAACTTTAAAAGAATTAAGAGAGTATATTAACACCATTGATAATTTTGAAGGTGTAATTTTACAAAACAAAACTAATGGAAAAGTTTATAAATTAAAAACAGACAAATATATTGAATTACACAAAACTTTAGCAGAAGCACTAAGTTACAAAAATATATTTGAATTAGCTTTAACAGAAAAATTAGATGATGTTATACCATTAATAAAACCTATTAAAGAAAAATATGATTTTGTTATAGATGTTGTGGATTTAATTGTTAAAAAGCTTAATGTTATTTTAAACACAATAGAACATTATTATTCTTTAAATAAAGAAAATACAAAAGAATATGTGTTTCTTTTGAAAGATGCTAATGTTGAAACTATTGAGTTCAATACTTTAATGGCTTTACATAAAAACAAAATCAAAATAGGTGATATAAATGATTATGTTAAAAATCTTTTATTAAAAAGATATAATACAGAAACAAAAGTAAGGGAATTACTAGAAATAATTGAAGAAAATGATGATTCTTAATAACTAAAAATATTATTAAGTTTAAAAGGATGTAAAATGTATCACTATAGAGCATTTAGGCCATACATTCATCACTATATTAAAATGGAGGAATACATGCAAAGTTATGATATAAATAAGCAAGTAGAAAAGCTTGTTGATATTGTAAACAATAAAAATATTAAAAGTTTTAAATCAACTTTTAATATTGATGAAACATCACAAGAACCTTATGAAATAGAGATTATTGTTTCTAACAAGAAGACTTGTAAAAAATCATTTGGACAAGCAATATGTAGCTTTCTAAATTTTGGTGTAATTACACAAACATGTAATACAAAGGATGTAAAATGAAAAACTTAATGATTTACTTGATGTGGTGAGTTATATTTCTAATATTTTTAGATTGGACTTTAGAATTAACATTTAATAGTTATATAGAAGTTAAAAAGATATTTATGATAAAATAACATCGTTTTATAAATAATACAAAAATAAAGGAAAAATAATGAATATCTATAGTATTTTCTTAAATGAGGAAGTAGAACCTCAAAAGGATCTGGCCAAAAAATCACTTGATTTTTTAGGTAAAAAGTTAAATGCTACATATAGTGTTTCTGAAAAAGGAAATACTTTGATAGCTACATATAAGGACAAAAATGGTAATAAATTATGTGATGTTAATATCACAGTAAATGATAATATTAAAGTAACAAAGGTTACAGATAATAAAGGGAAACCTAAACAAATTGATTTACTTATTCACAAAATAAATGATATACTTAGTAACAAAATTATATCATATATCAATAAAGCCAAAAAAATCGATGAATCATCTTTAATTGACTATGGGCTTGATGTAAATGGATTTTACAAGTATATAAATGGTAAAGAAAGTATAGTAGAAACTGATGATTTTAAAATAAAAATAACATATGATTCTGCAAATCCAGAGTTTGATGGTGATAATGAAGAGTTGTTATTAAAAATGCATTGTAATATTATTGAATTAAGACATATAGTTACAGGTATTGAAGATGCTATGAGAATCTCTGATGAAATAAATGATAAAATAGTTGGAATTATAAAAAAAGATCTTAAAAAATATGATGATATTTCAAAATATTTGATTTTAGTAGATAGTGGAGTGTTTATAGACCCTGATGATCCATTTGATTATATAGAAGACGCTTATATAATAATACAACCTAAATTATAATAATACAACCTAAATACTAATGCCAGAGTTCAAACAAGGTTTTTATAAACCTATTAACCCAGAAAAATATATAGATGATGTAGCAAACATCATCTATCGTAGCTCATGGGAATATAAATTTATGTTATGGTGCGATAATAATGCTGGTGTTCTTAAATGGGCTAGTGAATCAATAATTATACCTTATGAGTTCCTAGGTAAAAAACATAGATATTTCCCTGATTTTTATATTGAAGTAAAAGATAAAGACAATAACATAAAAAAATATCTTATTGAAATTAAACCACAAAAAGACGCTATATTTAAAAAACCAAAAATAATCACAGAAAAAAATAAAAAAAGAGTAGTAGAACAAGCATTAACAGTTTCAAAAAATCAAGCAAAATGGGAAGCTGCAAGAGAGTTCTGTAGAATAAATAATATGGAATTTATGGTATTAACTGAAAATGAATTATTTAAGTAATCTTTAAGATTATTTGTGGTATAATACCATAAACATTGGAGAATAAAACATGGAAGATTTTATAAACCAAAGAATAAGTTTTAAAATTAATTAAAGGATAAAAGTAAAATGTTAAAACATATAACAAGTATTTTTCATAAAGATTCTAAAAATTGCAAATGTAAAACTTGTAATTTTGGAGAATTTAAAAAATTATTTACAGATAAAGTGGTTTATTTAAAATTGACAGAAAATAACTTAAAATGGTATATCTCTGAATGTCCTAAATGTAAAACCATAAAAATGTTTTCTTTAGACCTAAGCATTATATCTCCTTCAAAACTTGAAGAATACATAAGCAGCAAACATGGAGTTATAGGTAAAATTAAAAAAATATCAGAAGTTGAAAAAGAACTACTAGATATTTTAAACTCGGAAGAATGTAAAAATTATTGTATAAAGAATGATATATCATTAACTAAATATATAAATAATCATAATTTTGAATTATTTAACTCAAGGGATGTGAATAAGTAATTATAAAGTATACAATTGTGACTGTATAGAGTTTATACAAGGATATGATTAATAAAGATGAGACGATAGACTGTATAATAACTGACCCGCCTTATTTATATCTTAATCATAAATTAGACAGGAAATTTAAGCAACAAGAGAAGTTAAAAGAATCAAAAATAAAACTAAATAAATGAGTATTGTGTATCCACCAAAAGTTTAGAGCTGTTGAAAGATAAAGAGTGAGAATTTTATAATATAGAATGAATTAATTTAAGTAATCTTTAAGATTATTTGTGGTATAATACCATAAACATTTGAAAGGAATAATATGAATAACGCAACTGTGATATCTTTTAAATTTGAAACTGAGCAATTAGCATTTTTAAATAATTGCATATGTTATTATGATGATGAGTTCTACAATGTTAAATATATGTGTAATCTTTCAGATGATGAATTTAAAAGCATTACCAACTTCATAAGCTGTATGAAAAATAATATAAAATACTTAGAAATAAATGATAAAAATGTGGATATTGAAACATTAATTAACAGACTAGGTACCCATATATTCCGTTATGCACATACTGATACTCCGAAAGAACATAAAGACACAGAGTATATGTTACTAAAAGATTATTTATTACTACACATTAAAGACTATGGTGATAATGAATTAGTAAAACAAATTCTCAAAAAATCAGAAGAACTTAACAGTAAATTATATTATAAATAAAAAATTATAAAATAAGGAGATTAAAATGTTAGAACATATTAAAAACTTTTGTGCTGGAGCACCTATAGTCGGTGGTGTAATATTACTATGTATATTATTTATATACTTTCCTTATATTATGCTACCATTAATTATGGCAATACTGCTTATAAGTTTTAGTTATCATATAGGACGAGAGTTAAGAGATAAAAGAAGAGATGAGAATTAAGAGGGATTGTGTTTAATTTCTATAAAAAGCATTTTTGTAAATGTGAAAGTTGCAATTTTGGAGAATTTTCCAAATTCTCCAAAATTATTTTATTTATTTAAATTTGTTTCAATTATATAAAATAACAGATGAAGGGATTTGATCAATTTTTAGATGAATGTAATATCGGAGCAAAAAACTTAGAGGATAATAATTAAATATTTTATAAAGGAGTATAATTATGGCAATGATTTTAAGTAAAGAAGAAATTGATGCTTTATTAGAATGTGGTAGTCATCCCACAAATCTTGGAATTAGATTAATTGTAGATAAAAAATATCAGAGTTGAGAAAAGAACATAGTAAATTAAGCATTAAAATGAAGGCAATACAAGGTTTAAACTTATTAGCTCATACTGATGATTTTACAATTAAAGACTATATGAGTATTATAAATGATTTAATAGACTGTTTAGAATACAAGATAATTCATTGTCAATCGTTTGGAGATAATATTCCTGATAAAAAAGCTGAAAAGGAATTTTTAAAAGAACTTGGGTCATTTAAATTAACATTACTCAGTTCTGAACTTGATATGAATACAGGAGAGGAAAATGGAGAAAGATGAGTTATTAAATATTCTAGTACCTACAATTGAAGATGAAGAGTTAAAGAAATTTTATAAAGAATTAAAAGATAAAGATAAAAACTTTAAAAAGGCTTCAAAAGAGAAAGTTAAAGAGATGTCTGAAAGGTTAGGAATATGATAGAGTCAAAATTCATTATTAAACGCAAATTAGATTTTAAAAACATGAGATTTGGATATCGATTATTGGATGTTTCAGGATACTCTGAATTTGTTGAAAAACCAATTTATGATCATATATTAGAAGAATTTAAAAAATTAGATCCAACGATGAAAGATATAGCTATTTTGAATAAAATTAGATATATTGATAGAGTTAGAGATGATTTACTTTATGAAACTACATTTATTTTGGGATATTTTAGAAATGAATTTAATAAAGCTATTAAAAATGGAAAAGATTTAGATGAATTTATTTTTTATGATCTTCATTCAGATTGGTTACTGAAAATGATAAATGATATTATAGATGAAAAAACTTTATTAGAACATTTATCAGATATATTTGAATGTATGGATGATATAATTAAGTCTATAAATGATAATTTTGATTTATCAAATAATTCAAGATTTAAATGGTTTCAAAATGCTCATAATTATGTAAAATTACTATTAGACGGTAAAATTGATTATGAAAACTATTGCATTAATATGGATTTAGTTATAGAGAGTAATATGGAAAATGCGTTATTATTTGAAAAAGAAGTTATTGAAGAGTTAAATAAATATTAAAATGGATAAAAAATGTAGAGATAGTTATGGTCAAATTGATTATTTAGATGCTCATGGAAATGTTATTAAAACAGGATTTGAAGATCCTGAATTAGATGAAGCTATGAAAAACTTAAGTGACTCCATTGACAAGACTTATGAAAAATCAAATTTTTATAAGTTTATTAAGAAAAGGTATAGAACAAATTACAAAGGGTGTGATAATGAAAAAAATAAAAGCTAAAGGTATAGCATTAATTCCTGATGGAATTAAATTTGATAAAGAAACTAATGAATTTTTTGAACATGCGTATAAAGATTTTCTTGAGGGTAAATATATTCTTGAAGGTGAATCAAAATATCCTAGAAGATATGAAAATATTAACCAAATAGAAATCAGTGATGAAGAGCGTAATAAATTTTTAGAAAAATGTGGAATAAAAGTTGAGGAATAAGACTAACTAATTATTGTTTTAAGCCAACTTTAAGGCTATTATAATATAATAATTGTATCATAATTAAAAGGGAAGAAATTAATAGTAGAAGAAATACCTAAAGAAGAACTAAAAGAAGAAATCAATAATGATAAGAATGATATTAGTTTTAAGGAAGGTTTTTGGATTATTGTGTTTCTTATAATGATTTTAGTTACTTTTGGTGTTTAGTAAAAAATGATAGGAGCTTAAAATATGAAGAGTTACAATAATACTTTTGATTTGAAAAATGAATATTATACACCAAAAATGTTAATTGAATTTTTAATACCTTGTTTATATGAAAAGAATATTATTAAAATACTTTGTCCTTTTGATGATGAAAATTCTAATTATGTTAAAGTTTTTAAACACTATGGTTTTGATGTAATTTATGGGCATATTAATCAAGGTAAAGACTTTTTTAGCAAATGGTGGCTTGATTATGATTTTGACATTTTAATAAGCAACCCACCTTTTAGTAAGAAAAATGAAATCATAAGACTTTTAACTCAAGAGAATATTGATTTTATGTTATTAATGAACTTAATGAGCATAAATTATCAAGATTTTAGTGAAACATTAAGATTAGCAAACTTACAAAAACCTATAAATTTCATAATACCAAATAAAAAAGTTAGCTTTGATGGAAATACGAGTAGCTTTAGTAGTGGTTATATTTGTAATTGTATAGAAAGTAATTTGTTTGTTGATCTACCGCACAATAATTCAAATAAACATTATAATAAAGATATTTAAGTTTATTATAATTATGAAAATTTTGAAAGGAGTAAGAAATGTTACTTGAAGTTGTATTTGAAAACTTTAAATTTTGTAGACAAGATAGAGTTGAAATCAATTTTGATAAACTTTATAGTCCTGATTATTTTAAGAAAACTTTTAGAAAAATAAAGTGTAAATGTAACCCTTTAAAATCATTATTTTTTGTTGATTGTGATTTACCAAAATATATTTTAAAAGCAATTAAAAGAGACAAAAGTCTTTGTAATGAAATAACTAAAGATTATGGTGTTATTACACTCACTTATAGACAAGATGATTTTTTAATTGATTACATTTTGAAAATTACGGAGTCTGAAATTATCCAAACAACCGATTTAGTTTACTTAGATTTGTATCTAAAGGATGAAAACTCTGATTGTGCTAAAATTATTAATGAAAATATAAAATTAAAACCTTCTGAGAAAAAAGCACTTGAAAAGATTGAGCAATTTGAAAAAAATACAATAGAATTTAATTCTTATGAGTACAAAGATAAACTTGATTTTCTAACGCATATTTTCAAGCATTTTGATAATAAAACTAATTGTATAATGTTTTTGGATGATTTATTAATGAAATTATCATATATGGCACTTTATAAATTTTCAGTTAAGTTATATAATGATAAATATGAAAATATCCAAAAGTTTTGTTTAATAGATGGAAAACATTGGCATTTATTAAAAGACTTTAGAACTTGCTTAATTTCACCAGACAATGTTTATTTTTATGATAAAAAAGATTTAATTTCAATAAGTGATTATGAAGATGCTTTAAAAGTATTTAAGAAACCTATTCATCGTCGTATGTTTATTGAATATGGAAGTCCTTATCAGGAACCTGATGATAAATTTATTACTGAATATTAAGATTTAAAATATATTATAATAAAGGAGTAGCCAAATGAATGTAAATGTTAAAATAGATCCAAGTGATATAGAGAATTTTGATGAATATGATTTAGTAGAGTTATATTCTGAATTATCATGTGATGAAAAAGTAAATTTTTTAAGAGAAGTTAATATGATAAATATTGATGATATGTCTATGTTTGATCCACTTGAAAAGATACAAAATATTTTATATAATTTACCATTAGATGAATCTTACAAAATTGTTTGTAAATTAAAAGAAGATTTTAAAAGTCAAGAAGAGTGGGAAGAATTAGTAAAGAGCATAAACTCTTAAAGGTTTATAAATGAAAAATATTTTAATTATAAACTTTACCGAATCAATTAAAAAAGAATTTGCATTAAAAGACATGGATTGTTTAGATGTTGGTGATTTATTTGAAAGAAAATCAATAGTACTTCCAAAGAAAAATCACGAATCAGTACATATTGATGATGTTTTATTTTTATTTTATGAACATGATTTATTAGAAAATGTTTTTGAGTTATGTTATAAAAATAACACAGATAAAAAATATTATTTCATGGGAGAAAACAATGAAATAACTAAGTTTATTCAATTCTTTTTTAGAGAAGATAAAATACCGTATTACATAATAAATGAAGATGAAAGAAAAATGATTACACAAAGTATGTTAGATTGCACCTTACAACAAATAAGAGAAAATAGACAAGTAAAAGATTTTTGTATTAAAAACTTTGAAACGCTAAGAACTAGAATGAAAACTAAAAATGATTTTAAGTCTGAATTTAGTATTAATGGAAAGTTTTATTTTAATATTAAAATATCATTTTTAAAAAATTACGGAACTATTGATATTACAATAGACTTTAAAACAAATAAAAATGAAGATGTGTTAAAAAATACTACTGACTTTCATTTGAATGATCAAGGAAATTATAGATTCTTATCTATTTTAGGTGAAGATGTATCAGATAGATTTGTAAGTGATATTAATAATGATGAATTTAGTGAAAGTTTGTTTCAATTTTTATTTAGTTCTATGATTTAAGTTTAGTTTAAGTATATTTTATTATAATTGTAAAAATTAAAATTTGAAAGGAAAAAAATGAAACTTGATTATAGAGTATGGGACGATAAAAACAAAAAGTTTTACTACAATGAAAACCCTATTGATGGTGATGTAGAACTTTTTACTGGATATATTGATGAAAATGGAAATAAAATATATGCTGGAGATATTTTAGAACACTTAACATGGGTTGAAGAATATATGGAGGATGAAGCACATGAAGAATTGATTTATGAAATTGTTTGTTTTGATATAAAAGACGGACTTTATTCAAAGTTATCTGATGGATGTTGTGGGTGGTATTTTGAACATTTTATGGATGATAAAAATAATAAAATAAAAGAAATGTGGCTTTCTGGTAATATCCATGAAAATATGAATTTGTTAAAGGATGAAGAATGAAATTAAGTGAATTTGATTTTAGGATTTGGGATAATGTTGAAAAGAAGTATATTGAAACACCACACGGCTTATATATTGAAAATACCGAACATAACGATGCTAGTAACTGTAATCGAATCATAGCAAATTATGAACAACGTGCATTTTATATAGATAACCCATATGATTGGAAAAATAAGGAATATTTTAATAATGAAAATGCATTTTCCATAGAATTATTTACAGGATTTTATGATAAAAATGGTAAAAAGATTTTTGAAGGTGATATTTTAGAAAATAAAGAATTTGAAGAATTTTATCTTATTACAAGAAATGATATTGTTTATAATATTCTTGAAATAGAAATATATCGAAAAAATATTAAAGGGCAACTTTACAAATATAAGAAAAATGCAGATATAAGTTTTTTCAAATCCATACCATCAAGCAAATATATGGAAATTGTTGGAAATATTAATGTGAATAAAGATTTATTAGAGGAAACAAATGAAAGTAAAAGTTGATTTCAGAGAATACAAAGGGTTTCGATATGCTGTTTTACCTAATAAATCATGGAGATGTTGTGGATATTTGCTAATAGATGAAAATTTATTTAAAGATCTGGGACTTTATTGGTATGATAACCATACATCATCTAATGATGGTGTTATAACTTGGATACAGAATAGAAAATTAGGTGATAAAGAGTTTGAAGGTCAAAAAGATAATGAAATATATTTTAGAATAGATACTAACCACACTTGGGGTTGTAGCATAAGTGATGTATATGTTGATTCTATTATGAAAGAGTGGATAGATTGGATAGTTGATAATAAGGAAACAATATGAAATTAAAAGACTTTAATTTTAGAATATATGATGAAAATGCTACCATTAATTTATGGGTAGATCATAAATATAATTTATTTGAAACTTTATGCGGTGAGTTTGAACCTGATAGTAGTTAGTAATATTTATGAAGATTTGTTGAATATAGAATTTAGAGTAAGATAAGTTTGTTTTAAGGCTAATGTGTTACAATTATAAATATTATTAAAAGGAGACATAAAAATGTATAGTAAATTTATTAATGAAGCCGTTTCTGATGATATGCTCAAGGCGATTAATGTGGCCAACTGGAAAACAGGTCTGGATTTTAGAAAAGATTATGAAGAGATAGAATCGCATGGGAAGAAAGCTTTAGAAATTCTAGACAAGCTTGCAAAGGGTGGATATAATTCCAAACAATATTATAACATTTATAGTGACTTGCGGGACGAATTATGGAATATACATGACCGCCTACTTAGCTATAAAAACAAAATGCCTTGGTTTAGGGATGAACTCCAATCACCAGAATTGAAAAGATACAGAGAAATTATCAAAGATTATATATATGAGGTTAATCAAGCTATGAAAGATTTAAAATCCGATTATGCTGTTGTTTCTCACATTAGTAATAGAAATCTAGAATCTATTATAGACGAATATGAAAGATTATATGAAATAGTTGAAAAAATCGCCCTATCACAGTGATGAAGTAGAAAAATACTAAAAATTAGTGGAAATATATATTAGCATAAGGCTTACCCCAAAAGAAATAATTGGGGGAGTTATAATGAAGATGCTAATGATTCACCAAATAAATGATAAAATGCTTGAAGGGAGTTATAAATGAATGGGAATGTAATTATATTTATAGGATTAATTATTTTGTCAGGAATAATTTACTGTTATTTAAAATATGATAACCATAAAATGAAAATCGAAATAACAAGAGATATTTCAAATGTTGTTAAAAAGTCACCGGAAATAATATTAAATGATGAATTTTACAAATTATATGTAAAATATATAGGTCCTAGTGAAAAATTATTATTTTATAAAATAATAATACAGGAAGGTAACAATGAACAAAATTAAACAATGGATTATAGAATTAATGTGTATGTTCTATCCTATAAAAATCAAAAGCACAGCAAAGGGTAGTTATTACATGTCATATAAGTTTAAATTTAATAAGTATTATGTTTTCGGTGATAGAGGCGGAGAAGTATTTGTTGAAAATTATAAGGATGCTTTAAGAGTAGCAGAATGGATGGATGATAACTAAGTTTATAATAATATAATTTATGTAAATTGAAAGGAAAAGGTAATGGTATCAACAGTATTTGAAAATGATTATGTAGAAGTTGTCACTAGAAAGGATGCTGAGTTTATAGTCGAAAATTTTATAAAAACTTGTGATTGTGATTGGAATGATGATGAAAATTGCGATAAGTGCGCAAGTATAGATAATCTAAAGTTTCACTTAGAAGATAATCCTAATTGTCTTATTTTTGTAAGGTATAAGTATAAAACACCTGAAGGTAGGGAGGAGTGGAGATGGAGTACAAGAAGATATGTGTCTTCAATATCTGAGTATATTGAAGAAGAGTTAGAGAGTGATATTGAATTAGTTAAAAGTGAAATGGGTGAAAAATGAACAAAAAGCAATTTAATGAAATTAAAGAAAGATTAGAAAAATATAGAGAAAAGAATTTAACCTATGAAAATCAAAGGGAAGAGTTTTTGGGTAATGTTTTTGAAAAAGTAAGCGAGTATTTTAGAGCTAAGAATGACTTAGAAAAAATTGACGCTTTGTGTGATATAGCTATTTTTTACTTAAATTCTTTTGATATCAAATATGATAATCAAAAATTTTTAATGACTGATGATACCGACATACACTCTATAATTAATAGGAGTTATAACATGATAAGTGTTACATCAACCAGAACCTATTCAGTCAATAGTAATGGCTACAGTTTCATAGCCATGTTAGAAAACTTCTTCAATAACTTAGGTTTTGACTTTTATAAATGTATGCTAGAAAAAATTAAAGAGATTGAAAGTCGTACAGGATTTTATGATGAGAGTTTAAATAAGTTTATAAAAGATGAGGGATATTATAGTGTTGCTCATTTAAAAAATGAAATAAAATTACCAAAAACTTATGAAATTATAAATGTGATTGAAGAAAAAGATTTATTTTTAGTTAAAATAAAAACTCCAAATACAATTTTAATTAACAAATTTAAAAAATGGTATAAAGCCGATTATGAAAATTGCAGGTTGTAGGTTGAAAAATTAAAATAAGTAAATTAATAAAAGAACTTGAAAAATAAAAATTTGGTGATATTGATGTAGAGTTCAATATCGTGATAGTGGTGATTTAAAGCTATATACAAGAAAATGTTTCTGACGGATAATTTTTCAAAAGAAACTAAAATAACATTAGTTTTATAAATTTAAGATTGTGTTAAGATTATTATGTTATAATCATAAAAATGAAAATTATTAAAAAAGGAATGAAATGGAAAATTACAAATATGTCTATAATAATTGTTTGTCACTTTTTATGGAACTACAAAAAAGCGATGATAACAAAAAACTACAAATATATGATTTAATGTTAAAATGTATTGAACTAAAATTTCCTGAAATAACAACTAAAAAGAATATTAAAGAAGTTGAGGAAGTATTAAAAATTTCTAAAGAAATAGAAACTCTTAATGAAGACAAAACTTATGGAACAGTTTCTTGGTGTTATCTTCTTCATTATATCGGAGATGTCTATAGCATTGGATATAAGGTTGTGTATTATGGTGCAAATGGAAGATATTCATATAATGATGATTATTTTGAAAATGTTATTAATTTATACTCAATTATAATTTTTTTAAAGGAAAAACTACAAAAAGGTTGCCCAGATAATGTTTCATTAGCTGTATTTAATAAAGAAGGAAACTAAAATGAATTATTTGTGTGAAATATTTTGGGAATAACAAAATGATGTAAATATAGGTAGGTTACTCAATTTATGATGATATTTTGTAGTTAATAAAACTAAGTTTTATTAACTACACAGAGGATTAAGATGACAAATAGATGTTTTATAGGTATATTGGAAAGTAATAATAATGTGAAATACTCGTTTTGTATGTATGATGGTAATATAGAATTAGCTGGTAGAATACTTTTACAAAATTATAATTATAATAAATTGTGTGAATTATTAAATATAGGTAAAGATATTCGCTTTTTATCAAACCGCATTGATTCATGCAATTTCTTTGAATATGAACATAACTATAATCATGATGTAAGAATGAATTTGGAAACATTTAAGAATGTAGTATTTGATGACCATTATTGTGATATAAAATACATTTATTTGTTTAAAGATGGTAAATATTATTTTGCTGATAGAAATAATTATAAAAATCTACTTGAAAATGCACTTGAAGACTTTATATGTTAGGATAAAAGATATTTATTATAATATAACACAAAATAAGTTTAATTTAAGACTATTATGTTACAATATAAATAATAAAGATAATTTACTAGAGGAAATAAAATGCTAGAATATTTTAATTGCTACACAAGTAAAAAAGAACTTTATAATTATGAAAAACTTAAACAAGAATTAAATGAACATGGATTAAATATAAAAGATAATGAAAACAGTATAAAAGAAGATATAGATGAAAATATTTTAAAAAGGAAAAACAATGAAACTAAGTAATTTTAAAATGTGTAAGATTGGTAATAACTATCACAATATTAGATTTGCATTTTCAGATAAAGTTGTATTCGAAAATTGCAAAATAAAATCAAAATATGATACTGTAAAAAAGTTTATAAGTTTAAACTATAATATACCTATTGAAAAAATTGATAAAGAAACTGAATTATTTTTCTTTTCAATAAAATTATTGTGTGATGTTATAGAATTGTGCCCAAACCACAAAAAAGAAATAGAAGATAAAGTAAAAGAGCTTTGTGATTTTAGAGAATATCAATTAGAATCTTGATAAATAATTAAAAAGGAGATAAAATGTTTAAAAGAATACTAAATTGGTTTATGAATCATTTTTGTGCTTGTATTTTGTTGTTATATCTAATAGCTATATTAGTAGCAATAGATGAAGTTTGTTTAAATAATGTTATAGCTGTTATTGTACTTACTGGTTGTTATATTTCAGAAAGAATTGAAAATATAATTAATAAAGGTAATAAAAATGGCTGATCTAAAAAAGATTGAAAAGTTGATATCATCAGCTTATAAATATGAATATGGAATTTCACATATAGATGAAACTGATATTGATGTTTTTATAAAAGGCTTTGATGAAAAAATGGCTGAGCAACAATTAAAAAAAGCAGATATAGATTTAGAAAGCCTATTATCTAACAATTTTGATAAAAACGCATTAATCATGGTAAATTATAAGAAATATTATCCTATAAAGTTATATGGGTTTAATAAATTTATAAAAGAGTTTCCATCTTTGAATAATATTAATTTTTATGATGCTTTATCAGGAACTTCAACAGTAACTATAAAAGATGATGAAATTATGTGTCTTGTTGATCCAAATGATTATGAAAAGTTTAAAGAATCATTTAATAGTATGCTAATTGAATTAATGAAGTTTATTGTTAATAATAATTCTGATGAAAAAGCTATGAATTACCTTGCTAGAAATGATGTAGGTGTAGGATCATATTATAACGAAAACAAAGAATTAACACAAATGATTTTTAATGCAATAGAATTAAACAAAGCCTAATTTTGGCTTTGTTGATTTTTGCTAATCATTTTTGTTATTTGAGCAATAGTCATTATTTCTTGCTTACCACTACCTTTTTCAGCTTCTTTTGGAGCTATCTTAATTTGAATATCAACTATATTTTTGTAGATATCAGTAAGTAGTTTTGTACTATTGTTTATAGTATCAACTAATGTTGAATAAGCCATAACAGCTTGATTAGAAGATAAAGGATCAGCTAATATATTATTTGAAATAACTTCTAATATATCTTGTCCTCTTTTAATAGTATTAACTAAAGATTCTCTCATTAAGTTAAAATCTTCTTTTAAATATGTGAATTTTAGATTTTCTTCTGGATTAGATTTTATTAAATCTGATTTTTCAACTTCAACTATTGTTTTTTCTGTCACATTAAAAATATCATTTATTTTATCTAATTTTTTTCCTAATGCTTCTGCTTTTTCTTTCATGAGAATTCTAACTCCATTTCATAAATATTACTTTGTAAATCAAATGAATTTACTGCTTGAATACTTAACTTTAAGGTACCTTTATTTTTAGCAAACACAGTAAAATAATTTAATTGTTTTGATATAATAGGATTAACACCATTATCTTCTAATACATTTATAATAAACTTAATATTGTCATCAGTATCATCTGTGTATAATATCCTATATTTTATGTTTTCTTGAATAGGTAAATTTTTAACTTCACCTTTTACACCATCTATAACTGGCTTTACTTTATTCCATTCTTCACCATAATCTATTCTAACAAATGAATCTATATCCATCATATGTGTATTTTCATCGATATTAAACTTATGCACTATTTCTTTACTATCTTCAGAGAAATCTACAACTGGTGATAAGTATAATTTAACTTGTTGGATAACAGCACCATTTTTAATAGGGGGATATATATTCCCGTGAAGTCTCATTGTAACATTAGCACTACAAACTCTTATATCAGCTCCATCATTTTCATCAGGTAATTCATAATCTACACTAATTAGTTCAACTTGTATAGTTGTAGGTTCTGTTAACCATTCTAACTCTCTAACCCTTAAATTAATGTTTGGGTTAAAGAAAGGTAAAATTTGCTCTAATATAGAAGTTAAGTCAGTTAAAGATCTTGTAGCTATACTTAATACAAAATCAAAAGAATAAGGAACACAGTTATGTTGGAAAGTTATATTCTTTCCGTCAATATCTTTTATAGGTATTTGAAATCTACTTGTAGCTCTTTGATCATCTCTTTCCATACTCATTAAAGCTAAAGACATTCTAGGTAATATATTAAAATTACCATTTAATAATTGATCTAATTCTGTATCACTAAAAACAGAAGCAGCATCTTTACTTCCAAAACTAATAGGTACTGTGACATACTTATCTGTTTTTTCATCTACTTTCTTTTTAACTTGTATACTATTGAATATATCGAGTAACCCTTTACAATACTTCTTAGTTGTTTCGAAAAAGAAAAACTCCATTTATTTCACCTCTATAAATTACTATCTATTTATTTATAAATTAAGGTTAGTTTAATATAGTCTGTGTTATAATAGTATTAAAAATATTTAGGATATAATTATATGGATAATGACAATAAAATAGATTATTTAAATAATTTAGGATATGAAGTCATATCTAAGAACTTATCAGTCGATTTAGAGGTTAAATGTTCAAAAGGACACATTTTTAAAAGGGCATTTAATGTATTTGAAAGAGGTTATACTACATGCCCAAACTGTAAAGATGAAGAAAAAACACAATTTTTAAATAATTTAGGATATAAAATAATATCAAAAGATAAAAGTGATTATTTTGAAGTAGAATGTAAACATGGACATGTTTTTAAAAGAGCACTTAGTGTTTTTAAAAAAGGAACATATTCATGTCCAAAATGTGAACTTGAAAGTAAGATAAACCATCTTCATAATTTAGGATTTAAATATAAATCTGATAATTTAGTAGAATGTCCAAATGGGCACACTTTTAAGCGACAATTTAGTAAATTTGCTAATGGTCATGTTATATGCCCAGATTGTAATAAACAGAATAAACTAGATTTTCTAAGGAAATGCGGTTATGAAGCTGTTTCTGATGATTTAACCTATAATTTAATGGTTAAATGCCCAAAAGGACATATTTTTAAAAGGACATATTATACCTTTGAGAAAGGTATAGTTACATGTCCTGAATGTGATAAAAACAAAAAAGAAATGTATTTAAGTAAGTTGGGATTTACAATTCAGTCTGAGTCTTTAGGACATAGTTTAGAAGTTAAATGTCCAAAAGGACACATTTTTCAAAGATCATTTAGCAACTTTTTTAGTAAAAATGTAACATATTGTCCAAAATGCAAAGATAATGAAAAAATGCTAGTTATAAATGAATTAGGTTACAAAATTACATCAGAAAACTTAGCAAAATATTTAACCGTTGAATGCCAAAAAGGCCACATTTTTCAAAGAAGTTTCGGACATTTCAAAAGAGGAAATATATTATGTCCTACATGCAATCCTTCCACTAGTTCATTTGAAAAAGAAATATCTGACTTACTAGATGACTATATAGAAAATGACTACTCGATTCTAGGTGATAAAGAATTAGATTTCTATTTACCAGAACATAACTTAGCTATAGAATGTAATGGAGATTATTGGCATTCTGAGAGTAATGGAAAAGATAAGAACTATCATTTAGATAAGACTAATAAATGTTTAGAAAAAGGTATTCAGCTTTTACATATATTCGAATCATCTTGGATAGAGAAAAAAGAAATATGGATTAGTATTATTAATAATAAACTAGGAAAATCAGACAAGATAATGGCTAGAAAATGTGTCCTAAAACAAGTATCTAAAGCAGAAGAGAAAGAGTTTTTAGACAATAATCATCTCCAAGGATTTACTGGATCAACTGTGTGTTATGGACTATACTACCAAGATGAGTTAGTTTGCCTTATGAGTTTTGGAAAACCTAGATTTACAGATAAGTATGATTGGGAATTAATTAGGCTATGCACTAAAATGGGACTAAATGTTGTAGGTGGTGCTAGCAAATTACTTAATCATTTCCATAAACATAACCCTGGGTCATTAATAAGTTACTCTGATAGACTTTACTCTGATGGATCAATATACAAACAATTAGGGTTTACATTTAGTCACTATTCTAGTCCTGGATATTATTACATTAAAGGTAATAACAAATATTCAAGACAACAATTTATGAAACACAAACTCAAAGATAAATTAGAGAAATTTGATCCAAACTTGACTGAGTCAGAAAATATGAAAGTAAATGGGTATAATAGAGTGTGGGATTGTGGTCAGGGTGTTTGGGTAAAAGATTAACTATCTAAATAACCAAACACACTATCAGTTCCTTTAACTAAAGGACTTTCTTTATCTTGCTCTTCTTTTATTTTATCTTTTGAGTTTTCTGCACTACCAACTAAATTAAAAATTTCATCTAAAGATTCATTAACTTCTTCATTATTAACTTCTTCTAAAGTTGGTATATTATCATGATTATAATTAAATGATTTACATCTTAGCATATAAACATTTTTTGAGTTTGAATAAGTAAATTGGTTATTAGCACCAGGCACTTGATGTTCAATACTTGTTATTTCAATATATTTCCCACTTGGAAGCAATAATATATCACCAACAGCAGATGGTATTTTAGACTCATCTTGAAATATACTTTTCATTGTATTAGCACTAATAAAAAGATTCATAGAATCCATTGTAAATATACCAAATTTATTTAATATATCCCCTCTTTCATCAAACATTTCTGCATTTTCTGGTAGTGCAAATATCTGATATGTTGCTTCGGTCCCATAATTTATTATATCATCTAGAACTTTATCGTGTCCTAATCTTGTTGTTTTTATATATGTTAGTTGAAACCCATACATATCTATTATTTCTGCTGATAGAGTACCAAATAATTGATACTCATTTTGTCTATTATTTAAGTTCCAAGCCATATTTTACCTATTGTATTTCAATACAATGTAAGAAAATAGATTGTCCATCATTAGTATTATCTAGTGGATGTTGAACTACATCATACCTTAAAAAATGAAAATATGATTCAGCACCACTTGTAGCGTCAAAAGCTTTTGTTATGTTATAACTATAAAATGCAAAGCAAGTAGAACCATCAGCTATTTCAATTTCTTTATTTCTATGCTTATAAGAGATTAACATATATTCTTTGTTTAAAATATTATAATAATCACAATATATTTCTGTTGCACCTATGGATCCCATGAAATATGAGTTTGTGAAATCTTCATTTGCCTTAAAATTAGGATGTGACATCAATTTAGCGCAAGTTTCATATGGTGCTGTAATACACATAGTTATAGCTCTTTTGGTTGAAGCAGCCATTTCCAATATTTTTTTCTGAGCTGCATTAAATAATTCTATACCAACTAATGGATCATTAGGTGCTTTTAATGTTAATTGTGTTTTTGTTGCTTTAGTTGTCATCATTTTTAAAGCTGAAAAGTCAATTTCTTGAATAATTTCTGTTAAAAGTTCTTTTTCTAATATATCTTCAACAGTTGTTTTACCAGTAAGAGCAACTAAATCGGTAATAGCTTCTATTGACCATTTTGATCTTATTTTTTTAGTTTGACAGTTTATTGTTCTTTTTACAATTTTATAATTCATTTCAGCTTTTACATCAGTTTCCTGATTATTATCTCTATTTCCAGCAAAATCAGGTAAAATAGTAGCATAAGGGGTGCTGCTTTTATCAGTTCCAGTATAATCTGTTAAATATTTTCCCTTAAAAGCAAAAATACTACCATTAGGAACTGCTACATTTATTCTTGCTCCTATTCTATTTAACAAAGATTCGGTGTATATACGATATATTAATTTTGCAAGTTTTAATTCAACACCAGCAATATCAACTGTTGTGGTTGATTCATTTATAACCTTACTCATATCTTTCCTTTATTTAAGTATATTATTTATATTTATATTTATTAAGATGACTTTAAGTTATTATATGTTATAATAAAATAAAAAGGAATTATATGGATTACTTAAAGGAAGAAGATTTAAGAGATGAAATTGTAAAATTACAAAAGGTTGAAAAACTAAAAGAATTACTAAAAATAGAAGATAAAACAGATGATGATATTCAACAAATAGAGAAATTAAGAGAAGAAGGGATATCTGAACATTATAAAAAAACAAAATTTGGTGAAATGTGTTTGCTTCTAATAAAACACATATTAACCATGCCTAAATTCAGTGGATATACATATAAAGATGATTTTTATTCAAATGCTACTGAAAAGTTAATGTTGTATGTAATTCCTAATTTTGATGCTAATAAAGTTTCAAAAATATCCAAAGAACCAGTTAAAGCTTTTGCATATTGTACTCAAATAATAGTTAATAGTATATTACAAGTAATAAATGAAAGAAAAGCTGAGCAGGAACTATTAAAAAACTATTATACTGATTACACAGAATTAGAATTACGATTAGAACAGAAAGAATATACATGCTGTTATAAAACTGATGATGAAAATATAGAATATGATATAGAAATATATCCTATCGTTGTTATAGATGATAAATTGTATATTGTAGAAGATATTAATAAAAAAGTTGAAACTGATTTAAATCTTGATACTTCAAAAAGGTATTTTATTGTAAATGAAGATGTTATTCAATCTAATACACTATGGGATATTTTGAAAAATATTGATAACAATAAAACAGTAAGAATGATATACCATCATGATTATTTATTAAAAACTGATGAATATAACAAAATTACTGGGAAAACTTTTAAAACATTAGATATCATGAAGTTTAGGAACACATATATTCCTAGTTTTCCTAAAAAAGAGAAAAAACAGTAGAAAGTGAGTTAGATATATGGGAAAATTGATAGCTTTAATAGGGGATTTACATTTTGGGTGTAAAAATTTTGATCATGATATTCTTGAAGTACAACTAAATTCTCTAGAAAAATATAGAGACATTTTAAAAGAAAAAGGTTGTAGTACAATATATCAATTAGGTGATATGTTTGATAATAGAAAATTAATTGATTTAAAATTATTACATACTTTATCAACTAGATTTAAAACTATATTTGAAGGGTTTGATTTTTATACATTTGCTGGAAATCATGATATGTATAACAGAGATAATAGAGATATTGTTTCAAGTGAGTTATTTGCTGATTTACTTGGAATAAAATATATTAAAGAACCATCATATCATATTTTTGGTAAATACAAAATAGGAATATCTCCATGGTTATGTGGTGATGAAGAGTTACTAAAAGAATGTGATATATTACTAGGTCATGCTGAATTAAAAGGATTTAAATATAATCATACAAGTATTGCTGAAGAAGGGTTAAACATTGATAATTCAAAATATAAAAAAGTTTATATGGGACATTATCATTTTAACCAAAATAATGTTTATATAGGAACACCTTATCAGATGACTTTTAATGAGGTTAATTCTATACCTGGTATAATTTTGTTAAATGAAAACTTAGAAGAAGAGTTTGTAGAAAATACTTGGGATAGGCGACATTTTACTGTTACTGTTTTAAAAGATAAAATAATCTTGCAGTATAAAGATGAACCTGAGTTATTTACTGGCAACTTTCCTGATTTTTGTAAAGTAGGAAAAATAATACTTGAAGAAAAAAATGAAAAAGAAGATAAAATATTAGAATATTTTGGTGCTAGGGCAAGAATAAGCAAGGTATTCTACAAATATGAAGAAGAAAAGTTATATGAATCTGTTAGTTTAAATAACTCTGTTGCCGAGTCATTAGATTTTATAAAAGAATATATTTTGAAAGAACATAAGCATTTAGAGTCAGTATTGAATGATGTTATAAATAATTAAGCTTAAATTAAGAAAACTGTGATATAATTTTTTATAAATCAAAACTAAAGGAGAAACAATGATTATTAATGTTAGTAAAAACATGTTCCAAGAAAAAATGCAAAAACAAGGGCTAAGTTATGGTGCTTCAGATGTTCTTTTCGACTATATAACACAACTAGAAGATGATATTGGTGAACAGATTGAATTTGATCCAATTGCTATTATGTCTGATTTTTCAGTTGCAGAAGGTGAAAATGAGTTAAAAAATGAATTGGAAAATCTTGGATATTTTGATATGGAAGGTGATGATTCAGATCTAGATGATGCAAAACAAAGAGCTATAAATGATGGTGTCTTAGTCTATGAAGATGATGATTATTATGTATTTAAAAGCTAAATGAGTGATTAATCACTCATTTTATTTTTGAAAGGAAAGAATTGAATAACATTAATTTTAAATCTATAACACTACAAAATTTTATGAAATATGGAAACAAAAAAACAAAATTTGAATTTACTAATGGTATTCATTTGGTAACAGGTAAAAATGGTGCTGGAAAATCAAGCTTATTTTTAGCATTACATTATTGTCTTTTTGGTAAAACATATAATGGTAAAACAATAGGATCACTTGTTAATAATATCAATAAAAAAGGAATGTATGTTGAAGTTGAAATGAATATTAATGGAGATGAGTTCACAATTAAAAGAGGAACTAATCCTAGCATTTTTGAAATATACAAAAATAATGAATTAATACCATTATTAAGCACAAATTCAGCGTATCAAGAATTTTTAGAAAATAATATATTAAAATTTACAGAACAAGCTTTTAGAAACCTTATATATTTAGGTGGAGATTTGTTAAGTCAATCATTTGTAAGGTTATCTAAAAAAGAAAAAGAAGATGTATTTGCTATACTTTCTGATACTGCTACATTTTTAGAACTTACTGAAAAAATAAAACTTTTAAAAAAAGAAAAAACTACTATACAAACAAATACATTATTTAAAATAAACACTTTGCAAGATGTTATATCAAAAGCAAAAATAAAATACGAATATGATTTAAAAGCTTATAATGACTATATAGAAAATAAAAATAATAATATTAATGAGATTGAAAATAAAATTAAAGAAGAATCTGGAAAGGTTGAAAAACTAAAAGAATTAAAAACACAATATGATAGTATATTGACACAAGACCCTTCTAATAAAATAAATGATTTATTAAAAATTATCAATGAGCAAAAATCAGCTTTACAATTAATGGAAAAATATAAAATGTGTAAAGGTTGTGAGAAGTTAAAACAAATTATTCCAAGCAATATTGATGTTTCTAATCATGATGATTTATTAAAACAATTAGAAGTATTACAAAATGAAAATGAAGTATATATTAAAAATAAAGATGATATATATACAAAAATGTTAGAACTAAAACCATCAATAGAAAATAAAAAAGTATATGAAGATTTATTAGAAAAAAGTAAAGTAGAACACATAGAAAAACCAGCTAATGATGATATTATTTCAAATGAAAAAGAATTACAAGAAATTGTAAATGAGTATAATGAGATCAATACATATATTTCTAATTTAAATCAACTTGAAATTCTATTGAATAATAACAATTTAAAAGGTGCATTTTTAAATATGCACTTACCATTTATAAACAAAACTATAAACAAATATATAAATATGTTTGATGAGTTTAATTTTACATTTTTATTAGATTCAAACTTAAAAGAAACAATTACTAAAGATAATAAACCATTTGAATATAAATCTATGAGTAATGGTGAAGCTTTAAGACTAACATTTTCTATAATGTTAGCTTTTTTAGATATTTGTAGAAATAAGTTTGATGTAAAATGTAATTTACTTATACTTGATGAAGTTTTAGATAGTTCTTTAGATAGTGTAGGTAAAAATGAGTTATTAAAAATATTAACAAAGAATACTGATTTAATGAGCATGTATGTTATAAGTCATAATAGTGAAATTAAAAATCAATTAGATTATTTTACATCTACTGTTAATATTATTAATGATGGTAAGTTTTCTGAAATAGAATATAAATAATGTTAAAAAGGGAGATCAGTTAAATGGCATATGGTATAGATAATGTATGGTCATTTGTAAATGATTCACAAACTGGCATAGATAAGGTTCCAGTCAATAAAATAATATTACTAAAAAGTGAAAATAAATTATATTTAAAAAAACAAGAAGGTGGATTGACAGCTACATCAACTGTAAATGAAGCAATTCTTAATAATAGTATTGTATCATTATCAAGTGATGGTAATTTAGGTATAGTTGATAGTAGTATCAAAGTAATAAATGATCCAGAATTTACCACAACTGATAATATCAGTAAAGGTAAAAAAATGTTCAAAATAGCAATTGAACCTGATACAATAATTCAAGTTCTGGGATTATATATAGAAAATACTGCAAACTCATCAATAGATGCAGTACCTTTTGATTATATTATTAAAAATAATAATGTAGTAATATATACTGATAATGATACAATTCCTATCAAAAAGATAATTTATTCAAAAACAAAAAGCAGTCAATTAAGTTTAAGTAGTTTACCTAAACTATTAACAGAGAATCTTGAATGGACTGTTGGTACAAATGGAACATTTTCAAATTTAGCAGATGCATTACAAGAAGCTTCAAAATATATATCTGTGACAAATTATAAAATTACTATAACAATGAAGTCATCGTATAAATTAACTGAAAGTCTTCATATCAATAATGCAAATTTAGGACATGTTGTTTTAACATCAGAAGATGATTATGTTGATTTTGATGGAACTATGACACCTAATCCATCATTTATAAATCAATACGCAGCAAATCCTATTGCAGTTTCATTTACATTTGGAATATCTCCAACAATATCGTTTAAACTTAGATTTAGTTCAGTACCTACTATGTTTTCGATGGCATTTGGATTCTTACAAACTAATTTTAAGCTTAATAATTCTGGTGTATATAATGCAAAATGGGGTGTTGGTAGTGTTGGATGTATAGGATTAGTACAAAACAGTACATTTGAAAATTGTACTGAATCGGGTGTAGTAGCAGACAATGGTAGTATATTAAATGTGTGGGAAAATAATACATTTAAAACTTGCAGTGGAAATATACTATGGAGTGCCGATTCAAGTAAAATATATGCTGGAAATGTTACATTTGATGGAACATATAATAATGTAGCTGCTAATTGTGGTGTTTCGCATATTGCATCTGAATTAGGATTTAATACCCCTATATTTAAAAATATTTCAAACAGTAATTCATATGCTTTATATGCTTCTTATGGTGGGAATATTTCATGTAGTAATAGTATAGTTGTATCTGGTTTTAATAAAACTAATATTACTGCAAATGTTTTTTCATCTAGTGGTTATATACAATTATATTAGAAAGGAATTAAAAATGATAAATTATGGAAATTCAACTATAAAAGAAATAATTAATGGTAGTGTTAAAATATTAACAGAAAGTAAAACTTATACAGTAGGAAGGGGGGGGGGGTTCTCCAAATTATCAGATGCTTTAGCAAAAGCACTCGAATATATTTCAGTTAAAAATAATTGCAACATAAATATTATATTAAAATCAGGATATAAATTAAACGAACAAATTATCTTAAGAAATGCATTAGCAAATCATATAAATATATTATCAGAAGATGATGAAGTATTGCTTAATAATTTTGATACCGAAAAGTATATCTTTATGTTTTATGGTTGCAAAGCACCTAATATTAAAATTATGGTTAATGCTATAGGAACTAAAGCAAAAGGATGGTATTTTAGAGAAAGTTCTGTTACTATGGTTCCTTCAACATCTAATGCATACAAATATGGTATTAAAAATTGTTATAAAAATGCAGTTGTATCATTAGCTTCTAAAATTGTTATATCCAAATATAGCTTTACCAACAATGGTAACAATTTAGATGGAACACAAGAGCAATCATTATTATATTGTAATGATCAAGGTGAATTAACGGGATTTGATTTAAAATTAGATAATAATGGTAGTGAAAACTGTAATGGATGGTTATATTATTGTGGATATGGTTCTAAAATGACATTAACTATTCCATCAATTACAAATAATAAATCTGCTGCTAATATATTAAATAATAATAATTCTTATATGAATCTACAATATCCTAATTTTACAGGTTCAAAAGCAGCAAACTTATTATTATGTTATAATGGTGCTCATACAAATATAACAGGTAGAAATGTAACCAATTGTACATGGAGTAAATATGAATTACCATTTGCTACCAATACTGTTACAGCCAATGGAATAATTCATGCTCATGCTTAAATTTTGATAGTATTATTATAAATACTATCAAAATTAACAAAGGATTTATAATGCTAGAATATGGTAGTTCCAGTATAAAAGATATTATTGATAACTCTACAAAACTTTTAACTTCTAATTTAGAATGGACAGTTGGAACAGGGGGGGGGGCAGCAAGTTCGAAGACTTGCAAACTGCTATTAATGAAGCCAATAAGTATATAAATTATAGTGATAAAAGTATAACTATAAAATTAATTAGTGACTTAGTTATAAATGAATTTATTAATATTGTGAATATACATTCCCCATTTTTAAATATAGATTTTAATGATTATTCTATTATACTAAATAAAGCTTCCTATAGTATTGGATTTTCTATGTATAATTCAATCTTAGGAAATATTAATAAATTAAAAATAAATTGTAATAATAAACGTATCAATACAGCAGTTTTATTAAAAGCTAATTCATTCTGTCGTTTTAACGATATGAAAGGGATATTGAATTGTTTGGGTAACGCATTTACTGTATCTTTTAATTCAGAAGCTTTTATATATGATTCAACTTGTGAATTAAGTGCAGGTAGCAGTGGATACTATTCAAAAGGAATATTATCTATGGGAAGTAAATTGTTAGTTAATAATTGTAAATTTACTCAAAATTCAGGAACGTTAAGCCAAAGTGTTGAAATTTCTGGAATAATAGATAATTTTAATACAACATTTTCAGGAAGCATAACTGGTAAGTCTCAAGTTGTTGGTACTTGGACTAAAAATGGATATATTTCAGCTTAAATACAGCTAAACTACTTCAATACAAATTACAAAAATCTATTTTTCAGTTTTAATATTATATATTAAAACTGAAATTTAAACAATTACAACATCATACAAAATTAAATAACTTTACAACAAATAATAAAATATAGGAAATTGAAACTATAATTCCTTTAAATCAAATATAAATACATTTATATTTGATTTAAAGGAATTATTAATGAAAACATATGGACAAACAAAATTTAAAGATATTATAGATAATACTCCTGAATTTGCTTATAACTTGGAGTTCACTATAGGTAATGGTGGAAATTTTACAAATATACTAGACGCACTTAATTACTGTAAAAGATATATTAATTATCCTAATTATGCAATAACTTTAAAATTATTAAATAGTCTTACTATTAATTATACTATTAACATTGCAAATACAGATTTTAGAAATTTAATACTTGATGGGAATGGATTTACAATATCAAAAAATTGCAATTCACAATATGATACTGTATTTTATGGTGATATGTCTATTTACCCTATAATTAAAAATCTAACTGTTGAAAATACAAATGACAGGAGTTTTGGTATAGCATTTACTAATTATCATGGATCCATATTTGCATCACATTCAGTTGTAGAAAATAACTTAACTATTAAGAATTTTTATAATGGTATTAGACATGCATGTTCATATTTATTTACCCCAGGATTAACTTTAGATAATTGTGAATATGGATTATATGCATTTAGGAAATCAGATACTTGTTTAGATGCCCATGTAAATATTAAAAATTGTGGAACTGGTATAGCTGTTTATAATGGTTCAGAAGTTGTAGCACAAGGTGTTACTTTTGCTGGTAATAATACAGATTGTAATATAAGTTATAATACACCAACTACAAATGGAATTATTTGGAAATAATTATAAATACTTATAAATAATATAAAAATAAGGAGAACTATAAAATATGATAATATCTAAAAAAACTCTAGCTGATCAAGGTCAATTGAACAAAAATGTTATATTATGGGCAATTGATATAGGATCAGAGTTAGCATTACTAAATAGGCCTATGACAGTTAGGCAAAATTCAGAAAATATGATGGTTGAATATGTTGATGACATTACACCTGAAGAAATTGAGGCTGGAAAACAAGCAATTAAAGAATATTGTATATCAAATAATATTATGGATATATATTATGATTTTTTAATAGCAACTACTCAGGAAAGTAATAAATTAGATATCTTAAAAGAAAAGAAAAGGTATGAGATCCAATCAAATAGAGATAAAGCTCTAGAAAATGGAATTGTATATAATGGTCATACTTTTCAAACAAGGGAAAAAGATAAACTAAATATTAATGGAGCTGTAACTAATTTAATGCTTGATATACAAAGTGGAACTAATTCAGTTTCTGAAATCATTTGGATTGACATAAATGATGAAAAAGTAACTTTTAACCCACAGGAATTTTTAAAGTTTGCCTCAATGGTTACATATAACACACAAGAGATTACTTTTAAAGCCAATGTTTTAAAAGCAAAAATAGAAGCAGCTAAAACAATTGAGGAACTGGAAAAAATACAATGGGATGATCCAGTCAAAACAACATCACAAAAGAAAAGATAATACATGAAAAGTTTTTCAGATAAAATGAAATATTATTTTTTTATATTTAGATGGTTTTTAATTGGCAAATATCACTGTGATATTCCACAGAGATACAAAAAGTATTATAAAATATCACACAGAATATTATGGTTAAACATTCTATTCTGTGTGATTTATACATGGTGTGAGCTGATAGGACTTAAATGAATTACCTACTGGAGCTAAGTCCTATTTTTATTGTTGGACTAATTTGTGGCTTATCAAATTATTTGTCTGATGAAGAAGATACTTGTATTGGAAAAAATATAAAATGTATTCTAAAATACATTTTTAACAGTGCTGTTTTATGTACTATAATTTATTGTATTTTAACTTCATTAGAATTACCATATCTTACAAAAATAGGTATAGCAAGTGCCATTACATACTTAGGTATAGATAAAGCAATGTCACTTATTAAAGAATTTATACATTTAAAAAAATGATTATATGATTTTCATATAATCAAAATTAAGTGTTATATCTAAGGTTATGATATTATTATCAGTTGTAGAATATTCCAATTCACTTACCTCATCTAATTTACTTTTATAAAATTCAACTTTAAATAAATATTTGTTTTTAGAATCATATATTTCTAACCACGATGTAGCTTCAATGCCACATCCAGTATTTGTAGAAATTTTGTTATATTTATTAATTAAATTGACAAAATTTTTCCACACTTCTAAATTTTCATCTACTAATAGTGTCAATGTTATTGAATCAAATTTTGCTACTTCACCACCTAACGTTAAAGTACCAGTTGAATGCCCTACTTTTTGTCCTTCTAAAGATATTCTAGGCAATTTAACTTTTTGACAATAATATTGAGTATCATCAGAAAATAATAATGTCCTAAAAACTATATTTGAATTTAAAGCAATATTTCTAAAGTTCATATTATACCTTTTTACATTATTTATTTAAGTATTAATTAAGATAAATATGGTATAATATTTCAAATTAAACTTTTAAAGGAAAATTATGTATTTTAGTCTTAAAGAAACATTAGAGTTTCTATCAACTAATTCAAAAAATGGTGTTTGGGAATATGATGATATTTCAGAAGCTGACACAACTGTGTTTTGCTCATATTTTTCAAACAATAGTGATGAGAATGACATATATATTGTGTTAAGCAATCCTACTGGTAAATCAGATATAGATTTACAAGGTAATGTAACAGATACAGATAATGAAGACGGAATACCTGATAAATTTTCAACTTGTATTATGAAGGTTAATCTTGCAAAACTAAACATTAGTAATTTTGATGAATTAGGCAATGCAATAAAAAGATATAGATTATAATTAAGTTTAATTTAAGGTTTTTCTGGTACCATTACGGTATCAGAAAATTAAGGTTTATATAAAACCACAAAATGAAAGGAAAGAAAATGAAAAAAGTTTTATGTAGTGCGGTTATGGTTGCAGGTTTAATGTTTGTAGGTTGTTCAACAACTACTCCACAACAACAATTTGCTAAACCTATGTTAGAAAAATATGATGATTTACCTAGTTGGGTTAAAGAATATGGAGATATTAATACAGCTGTTGGTTCAGCAATGTATATAGGTCAAAATTATATTCAACAACAAACAGAAGCTATTGCAGTAGCTAAAATGAACTTAACCCAAAAACTATCTTCAAAAGTTGATAGTATGATCAAACAATATTACCAAAATAAAGGGATTGTTAAAACTAATAATAGCCAAGTTTCAGTACAAGTTAGTTCGTCATTGGTAAAAAATGTAAAAGTAGTTGATACTTATGTTGCAGATGATGGTGAGCTATTTGTAAAAATTGAAGCATATAGTACTAATTTATTAGAAATTATAAAAAATGATGATAGTGAGTCATTATTTGATGAACTAGATAGAAGAGTTGGTAATGTTAAATCCAATTAATGTAAAATATTGGGAAATTATTCATAATAAAGAAGATTTAGGAATACATAAATCTGATGATTATAACTGCAAATGTGATGTTTGCGGTGATTCAAAATATAAAAATAAGAAAAGATTACATCTGTATAGAAAAGATTCCTATACAGATGATTCTATAAAATGTTTTAATTGTGGTTATACAGCTACTATGTATTCTTACATTAAAACTTTTCATCCAATATACCTTAATAATTATTTAAATGAAATAGGTGAAAAATACATAGATGATTTAAATATTCAAAATATAACACTGACTAAAAAAGAATCACAAAAACCTAAAGAGTTTTTTAATTTAAACTTACCGAAAGCTAGTTGTATAAAAGAGGCAAAAGAATACATTTTAAAAAGAGGTGGAAACCCTGATGACTTTTATTATTGTAAAGAGTCATTTGTAATAAATGATAAAGAATTTAAATTACCAAATTTTATAATATATTTAAATACTGTAAATGACAGTGCTTTTAGTTTTTATAGTCGTAGTATAAATGATAAAATATTCTATATATTTAACTCAGATGATGGTATTAAAGTTATGAACTATTTTAATATTGATCCATCAAAAGAAGTATATGTGTTTGAAGGTTTATTTGATATGTTATGTACCCCATTTAAAAATAAAATAGCTATGTTAGGTGCGACTTTACCAAAAGAAATGAAAGCTATGCCATACATAATATGGTGTTGTGATAATGATGAAACTGGTAGAAAGGAAATGCTAAAACATACAAATAATCCAAATCATAAATTTATTGTATGGTGTGATGATGAAAAATTCAAAAAATATAAAGATATAAACGAAATTTATCAAAGTGGTGTTAATATTGAAAATTTTATAAAAGAGCATACTTTTGATGGATTAATAGCTGAATGTAAATTGAGGATGTGGTAAATGGATACATTTAAAAATATATTAATATTGTTAATATCAGCAATATTGTTAAAAATTTATGTTATATTATTTTTAACAATATCATTAGGTTTTTTATATTATGATTTAACAACAGGTATACCAGTAACAGCTATATTAATGTTTACAAGCATATATTTAGCAAACAAATTTGAAAAGTTTATATCATGATAAAACTTATAATTGGTCCTATGAGATCAGGGAAAAGTTTGGAGTTATTGAGAGAAGCTGAAAAACTTCATTTTGGTAGAAAAAAATACATTTTAATTAGACCAGAAATTGATGATAGAGAATTTATATCAAGAAGTTATAAAACATTACATAATTTAAATGTAATAAAAACAAATAACATAAATGCAATTGTAAATGAGTATGATTATATATTGCTGGATGAATTTCAATTTTTTGATAACTCAATTACTAATATTATAATTGATAACATTAGTAAAAACTGGATATTATGTGGATTAAACATAAATTATGAATCAAAATTGTTTGAAAACATTATAAATATTTTACCATATGCAGATAGAATTTATAAGTTAAGCTCAATTTGTGAAAAATGCGGATCTGAATATGGCAATCATAACATTTCAAATACAGGTGAAATATGTGTTGGAGATGATTATACAATATTATGTTCTACTTGCAAATTACAATTAAAGGGTTAATATGGAAAATATAAGTAAAGATCTTATAACAATTTACAGATATGGTAACAACTTTGAATTATACAATGATTTTCATTTTATTTTTGACTTTGATGTAACTTCTAAAGGATTTAAATTAGAAAAATATTTAGTTGGAAATAATATTATAAGAATACCAAAAGGATTTAGAACTGATTTTGGTAGTATTCCACAATTATTTCAATCAATAATATCACCAGTTGGAAAACCTACTAAAGCTTATGTATTACATGATTTTTTATGTGGAAAATCAAATAAAGGTGATATTCCTAGAGCTCTTGCTGATGAACTATTTTTGGATGCTATGAAACTACTTGGTGTAAATGTTGTAAAAAGATATGTTGTATGGGCTTGGGTTAGAGTTTATGGTATAGTTTATAAACCACTTGCAAAGTTCTTTAAAGACATATGGAATAAACTATGAAATTTATTGAATGTATGCAAATATTATTAGGAAAAAATAATTCAATAGGTTCTTTGTCTTTAGAAAATGATTATATTAAAATATATAAAGATAATGGCAAGTTAAAAATTGTTGATTCAAAAGATAATGATGTTTTACTTAGTTCAGAACATATTAATAATGAAAATTGGGAAATAGATAATAAGTTATTTGAGCTAATACCGGGATCAATGTGGATAACTGATTCTGATATTGTAACAAAGGTTGAAGATAACTCTTTTTATAATCATGTTCAATACACAACTTTCAGGAATATGCTAACTAATGAAATAAGCATTTTAGAGTCTGATAAATATTATACTAACTATTGTAAAAATAAATGGTTCCAACCAGAACCATTAAAAGGTAAATAGTATGTTAAAGAGGTCCTATACTTTAAGTCACTTTTAAGATAACTTTTGGTATAATACCCCAAAAAGATATAAGGGGTATTGTATTGATGTTTAAATATGAATATGTTTTTGAACATAATTTTAAGTTATATGCTAGACTTTATGATGAAGTTACAAAAAACTCAATTATAAAAGAATACAAATCAAATGAATATGTCCCAGAATTGTTTATTAGAACTAATGAAAAAACAGAATATAAGGACTTCTATACACATGGGTATTTAAAAAAGAAAACATTTAAAGCAACATATGAGATATATCAGTATTTAAAAAATGTATCACCTTCTACACCATTGTATGGTAATATAAACAGACCTCAAAAATATATTCGTGAAAACTTCAAAGATATAGATTGTAATCATGAATTCAGAACACAATATCTAGATATAGAAACTAGGGCAATAAATGGTTATGCAAAACCATCAAATCCAACAGAAGAAATATCTTTAATACAAGTTTATGATAATTATTTAAACAAATTTATAATTTTTGGTACTAAAGATTTAGATATTAGTTTGGAATCAGATATAGGGGAAGTGATTTACAAAAAATGCGATAATGAAATACAAATGTTAAAAAAATACTTAACATTTGTAGTTAAAACAAATCCTACTATTATAGCTGGTTTCAACTCTAATTTATTTGATATCCCTTATATTGTAAATAGAATGATCCATCTTGGCATAGATGATTATGTTGAGTTATCACCTATAAAAGCTATAACACATAAAAGAATGAAAACTAATGATGATATAGAGTATGATGGTGTTAAGATAGAAGGTATAATTCAATTAGATTTGAGAGATTTATACATCAAATACACAACTCAAAAACCAAGTAGATTTTCATTAGATGAAATATCCAAACTTGAATTAGGTGATACTAAAGTAAATTACGATGGTTCAATAGAAGACTTGTATAAAGATTTTAATAAGTTTGTTTCTTATGGTTTGAAGGATGTTGAGTTACTTATAAAATTAGAACGAAAATTAAAACTGTTAAAAGTATGCCAATTAGTAGCATATAAGTGTGGTGTAAATGCTGATGAAGTTTCAGGTACCCTTATGCAATGGGCGTCATTAATGTATAATTATGCTTTATCAAAAAATGTTATATTACCTTTAAGACAATTAAAAATAATAAACTATGATCCACCATATCCTGGAGGATGGGTTAGAGTTATTGAAGGGTTGCACAAAAATGTATGTTCATATGACTTTACATCTCTATATCCAAATATTATTATCGAGTTTAAAATAGGTTTGGATAATTATATTCCAGTTAGCAACATCCCATATGAAAAAGCTAAAATACTTGAAGAGAATAGAGCAAGGTTTATGAATGAGGCACCAAATGAAGTTATTTCTACATCATTACCAGAAGACCTTAAAGACATGTTAAACAAATATTTTTATTTCTATTCAGAAACCTATGATAAAACTAACAATGATAGCATGGAGGAATTTTATTATTTTAAAAACATTATTGATAATAAAGACCATATAAGATATATATGTAAAAAATATGGTGTTAATGTTACTCCAAATGGATGTTTATATTTTTCAGATGGTACTTCATTATTTTCTGAATTAATAGAAAACTTTTTCAAAGATAGATTAAAGCATAAGGATTTTTTAAAGAATGATAATTTAACCGCTTCTGAAATAGATTACCATGATCTTATGCAATATATGTTTAAAATTCTTATGAATTCTGCTTATGGCTCAACATCACTAGCAATAAATCCTTTTAGTTTTGGTAAAAAAATGAGTGAGTCAATTACAACAACTGGTAGATTTTTAAATATGTGGGTTTCATATAAAGTTAATAAATTTTGTAATGAAACATATAATTTAAATATTGATGTTAATAATAGACCTTTAAGTATTCAATGTGATACAGACTCTAACTATTTTGAGTTTAAGTTTCTAGAAACACCTAAAGATTTACAAGAAAATGCCAAATTTTTGAAAAGTTATTGTGAAACTACAATATCACCTGTTATAGATGATGCTATAAGTGAAGCTGTAACAGCTATCAATGGTTTAGATAAAAATAGTAATCTTGGAATGGAACAGGAAACAATATGTGATAGATTAATTAGTTGTGCTCGTAAAAGATATGTTGGGAGATATTTTAATAAAAAGAAATCAAATAAAGGATTCAAAATAACTGGCCTTCCTATGATTGATAAAACAACTCCAAAATGGACTAAACTAAAATTAAATGAGTGCTTAGATTTAATACTTGACAGTGATCTACATGGGTTAAGGCAATTTATTAATAACATAAAGAATGAGTTTAAACAACAGCTTCTAAGTGATATTTGTATGAATAAAAGTGTAAGTAGCTTATCATATATTGTATCAAATGGTAAATGGGTTTCATCAATAAATGGTAATCCTTGTCCTATTCAATCTAGAGGTTCAATCCATTATAATAATCTTACAAACAAGTATAAACTTAAAAAAATAATGGAAGGTGAAAAAGTATATATTGTCTATCTGAAAACACCAAATACCATCACTGGTGATAATGTCATATGTATTCCTGATGATGAAATTGTAAGAGAAATACCAAGTATTAGTGAATTTGTTGATTATGAAACTATGTTTGAAAAATATTTTATACAAAAATTAGATATTATGAGTAAACATATAGGATTTGATTATAAAAATATTTTTGTAAATACATTAGATGAATGGTTATAATTTAATTATAGAAAGGAAATAAAATGGAAACAAATACATCTGTTGTGGGAACATTTATAGCAATTGTGGCAGTATTAGTTATAGTATCAGTTAATGTTACATCATTTTTATATAGTAAAAGAAAAAATGATGATTTAACTAAGAAACAAAAACTAAATGAAATAAAAGATCAGCTTAAAAAGTAATTTCTTAAGAACGGCTTAATTGAAGTTATTGGCTTAAAAATACAATTATCATGATTTGAAGAAAAACTGTAATATTTTTATTAAAAATAATTAGGAGGCACGAAATTATGAAACATTAAATGGTTATTTAAATTGTAAAGACTATGAAAACGACATTAAAACTATAAATGAAAGGTTAAAATTATGAAACTATTTGAGAAATTAGAAAAATGGTTGAAAGAAAGACATTTAGATAAAAAAGAATATGATCATTTAACTTTGTTAGGTTATCTACATGAAGAGATAGATGAAGGTATCAAAAAAAGGGATAGTGAACATGAAAGTATAGATTGGAGATGTGATTGTATTGTATTCTTAATTAACAGTTTATATCAAGATGGATACAACCCAAAAATATGTATGGATGAGTGTTTAAAAGAAATTGAAGAAAGAACAGGTGAGTATTCAGAAAGTGAAAGAAAATTTAAAAAACATATGGGTGCTTATACTTATGAAGAAGCACTAGATGAAGTAGTAAAAAATTACAATTGTAGAAAAGAAGATATTACTCTTCATGGAGATCATAGGGAATTCTGGTATTTTTTGGTTAATGGTAAACAAATAAAAATAAAGAAATGGTATAAAGCTGATTATTCAAAATCTATAAGGGATGATATAAGTAATGAAAGACATATCACTAAAGCATATAAATTAGGTAAAAGGATTATGTTCAGACAGTTAGATACAAATAATAAATGGCAGCTTTTAAAAGATGAAAATCTTAATTTCAAAGAATTTGACTATAAAATTGTAGATTAAGTTTAAATTAAGTATATTTTGATACCGTAACGGTATCAAAATTGAAAGGACTGAAAATGGAAAATATTAATGAGTTTGTAGAATTAAAAAGTCAGAAACTAAATGTTACTGATTTTATTGAAAAAAATAGTATCAATGAAGATGAGCTAGTCAAAAATGCTATGAAACAAATTTTTGATTTAGAGAAACAAAAAAGAGAAATTGATGTTGAAATAAGGGATATTAAAACAAAATTATCCAAAGATGGTATAAATATAACAGAATTTAACAGGGTTCTATCTACATTAAAAAATGAGCTTAAAATGAGTATCGATAGTTTAAGTGCTAATATAAGCATGTATAACTCGATAGTATCCGATAAAGAATTATTACAAAACTTAAAAGATCAAATTAACGATTAAAGGTGAGTTATGAAGTATAGATATTCTTATTCAAGATTAGAGTGTTTTAGACAATGTAAATTAAAGTTTAAATATTCTTATATTGATAAAATATCTGTACCTAAAGATCAAACTGCACTTATTAAAGGAAGCTATATACATTGGCTAATAGAGCAAAGTTTTAAAGAAGAACCTATCGAAGTAAGTAAATCATATCATAATCCTTTAATAAATGCAGATCAATATAAAGAATATAATGAGATATTTGAAAAATTTAAAGAAACAGAAAAATACAAAAACATAAAAGACTTACCAGCTTTAGGAAATGAAGTGAATTGGGCTTTAGATAATAAGCTAAACCCAACTAATTATTATGGTAATGACTATGTCATAAGAGGCACTATTGATTACATTGCTATCAAAAATAGATGTGCAATAATAATAGATTGGAAAACAGGTAAAACAAAAGACAGAAAATATATACCAGATGCAAATCAACTAGCATTATATGCAATATGGGCTGAAAAAATATTAAATGTAGATAAAATAATATGTCAGTTTGTATATGTTGAAACTGGAGATTTTCATACTTACACATATACAAGTGATGATTTGGTGCCTATAAAAAAACAATTTGCTCAAGATATAATGAGTATTGAAAATGAAAAAGCATTTATAGCTAAGCCAAGTATATTATGTAATTGGTGTGAGTTTAAATCAATGTGCGATAGTTTTAAAAATAGTAATTACAATAAGGAACACAATGATACTAACATTTGATCCTTACTATAATATAAAAGAAAGTAATGAGTTTATAAAAAACTTAAAAGAAAATAAAATACCTTTTAACACATATATATTAGCTAGATCACCTTATTATTGGTTTTATGAAGTTGCAGACAAATATAAACCTGTTTTTTTAAAGTTTAATGAGGCTAACTCAACAGATTTAAGATTTATGCTTCCTAAAATTAAGGAATTAACTCCGAGCGATGAAAATTATTTAAGAAGAATACCAAAAACACCTAGTGATTTTGAAAGATATGTAAGTCCAAATATATTTAAAAAAGCAAAAGACGCTGAGTATTTTTGTGTATTTAGGTATAAAAGTATCTCTGAGATAAATAAAATCACGGAAACATTAGGTATAAAAGTTTATATTTTACCAAAAAAAGTAAGAGAATGGAATATAGCTTTCACTTTTAACAAAATGATAAGAAACTTTGTGTTTGGTCATTATATTTTATTTGAAAAAACTAAAAAAACACAATTTAACAAAGTTGGTGAAATAGAACTATACTTAAATAATAAAGTATTTGTTACAGATAAAATGAAGTTTAAAACAAGGGAATTGCCATTTAGTGAAGATGGTACATATTATCCTCTTAAATTTCAAATAAAACAATAATTAAGGAAGTCTTAAGGTTATTGTGATACGATTACGGTATAAAAATTAGGTATAAGAGATAAGACGGCTTAGGTAGTCAAACCTAACAGAGAGAGCTTGTCTTATCTCTTATGTATCAATAATAGTTTTAAGGTTAATTTAAGGTTATTGTGATACGATTACGGTATAAAAATTAAGTAAGGGCGAGTAGCTCAATGGTAGAGCAACCGGCTCATAACCGGTTGGTTATAGGTTCGATTCCTATTTCGCCCACCATATATGACTATAGCTTAATTGGTAGAGTACAGGATTACAAATCCTGTTCAATAACTCTAATATATTAAAGTTATGGTTGATAAACATAATTATTGCGGATTAGCACAGTGGTAGTGCAATCGACTGTTAATCGATGGGTCATAGGTTCGAATCCTATATCCGCAGCCATTTTAAAAACTCCATGTAGCTCAGCTGGATAGAGCAAGAATCTTCTAAGTTCTAGGTCGGGTGTTCAAATCACTCCATGGAGGCCATTTAAATATTGTAAGCATATGGGTAATTGGTAACCCACCAGACTGTAAATCTGGCGTCTTTTGGCATTGATGGTTCAAATCCATCCTCCTACACCATTTTAAACACATTTAAGTTTTCAATGAAGATTTAAATGTGTTTAAGATGTTAATGACTATAGCAATGACTATAGCATGGTTGATGATTTTAAACACACAATAATTAATACCATCAAGAGTATGGCTGAGAAATACAAAGCGGGATCTAAGTTGGATAGCAACCAATAAGATTCTTATGATATGAGTGAAAATCTCATGGCTCTTGATTTTTATATTGCGCAACACTAGTTAAAAAACCTATAGAGGTTTTAGCGAGAGATGATTACCTACTCTGATTATCTCTTTTGTTGTTTTAAAAATTAAATTGCTTTAATAATGAGTAGATAAATAAAGCAATTTAATTTTAAGTTAAAATATAATCATATAAACAAAATTAAGATTTCTGCGGAAGTTTTACTTGTGTTTATTGATTGTCTTATGCTAAGTTTTTAAGATTGGGTTAACAATATAATATAGTTAAAACAATTTAAAAATAAAATAAACACATTTAAATGGTACTAACAGCAAAGTTTTAAGGACATTACTGCTAATAATGAATTCTCTAAAAAGTACCATGATTAAAAAGGGTATTTACAGCAAATTAATATTTTATAATTTTATGTGCTTAGTGATTTTCAGTATATCTGAATTTTTAAATACCCTGATTTTTATAAAGGAAAGAAAATGAAATTTGTTAATTCTCTATCAAACTTATCTTATACAGAAAATGGTGCTTTAACATTAAGCTCTTCATTAAATGTAGCTCTAGATTTATTTTTTATTATAGGAACAACTAATGAAAATAATATTGACAATGTTTTTGAAAAAGTAAAAGAATCATTTAATATTGATAAGGAATTAACTTCTAGAATATTGTTATGGACAAGAGATGCAAGAGAAGGTGCAGGAAGAAGAGAAATATTTAAAAGATTTTTAGATTTTATTGCAGAAAATGATAAGGAAATTTATAAAAGAGTAATTAGAAAAGTTCCTGAATTAGGCAGGTTTGATGATTTAATAACTTATAAACAATTAGATTTAGTAGGAAATGAATTAATTAAAATACTAGATTTTAATAATCAATTATGTGCTAAGTGGATGCCTAGAGAAAAATCAAGTAAATCTAAATTAGCCAAAAAATTGATGAAATTATTAAAATTAAATGCTAAAGATTATAGAAAATTATTGTCTTCTAATACTTGTGTTGTTGAAAATAAAATGTGTTCTAAAGAATGGAATTTAATAGAATATGAAAAAATTCCTTCAAAAGCAATGGCTAAGTATAATGATGCCTTTGAAAGAAATGATAAAGAAAGATTTGAAAATTATCAAGAATCATTGATAAAAGGTGAATCAAAAGTAAATACTTCCGCAATATATCCTTATGAAATAATTAAATTAATGTTTAAAAATGATATTTTAGCAAATGAAATGTGGAAAAATCAAAAGAATTGGATGGAAGGTTCTAAGAAAACTCTATTCCCTATAATTGATGTTTCTGGAAGTATGGATACAGAAGTTCAAGGAAGTACAACTGCTTTAAATATAGCAATTTCTTTAGGTATGTATTTAAGTGAAAGAAATAATAAAGATTTTAAAGATTATTTTATAACTTTTTCCGCAAATCCTGAAATGGTAAAGATAGAAGGAAATGATTTAAAAGAAAAATATAAATCCATAAAAAAATCTAATTGGGGTATGAATACTAATTTTTATAAAACTTTTGATTTAATTCTAAATAGAGCAAAAGCTGATAATTTATCACAAGAAGATTTACCTGATGCTCTAGTTGTTTTAAGTGATATGGAATTTGACGAAGCTCAACAAGGTAAAACAAATTTTGAATATATAAGAGATTCTTTTAAAAATAGTGGTTATAAAATGCCTGAATTAATTTTTTGGAATATTTATGGGAGAAGTGGAAATATACCTGTAAGAAAAGATGAAAATGGAACTTGTTTAATATCAGGGTTTAGTCCTTCAATAGTAAAAGGTTTATTAACTAATGATTTAAACCCTGAAAAAATAATGTTTGAAACTATAAACAAAGAACGATATGATTTTTAATAATATTACCTATTTTTGAGGGGATTGATAGTTAAGACAACGGTAAATGTAATCGAGAATGATTATAGACCTAAGAGCTTCCTCGTAGCTCAAACCTCAAAGATGGGTTATAGTTAAGTTTATCTTAAGATACATTATGATATAATTCCTCTAATAAATTAAAGGATTAAAAATGCTAAAAAAATTATGTTTTATAATAACTCTAGCTTCAAGTTTATTTGCATATAATTATATGGATTCAACTGTAATTGAAGATAAAGGTAATATTGTTATAGAGCTATCATTCTGTACTAAGGATCTTGATTCAGAAAAAAAATATATTATCGATCATTTTAATAATCAAATTGATGGTTTAGAACAACAACAAGTTAAATCTGAAGTTTATCAATACAGAGGAAAACAATATGTTTTCAATAAAGGTAAAAATGTAAAATATAACAAACCAATTGTTACATTTGTACCAACTTCTATTAATGGATGCTATATAGCAACAGCTTTATATAAAATAAAACATGATGATATTAAAACATCTGTAAATAATAAATATGAATCATATTTTAATGGTTTTATAACTAAAAACACATCTACAAAAAATGAAGTTGAAAATGAAATTAAACAAAATCTTGAAAACGAAATAAAAGAAAATATTATTATAAAACCTGCACAAATTAAAAATAGTCACGAAACATTTGTGGAAGTACCAGAATATTTGTATACACAAACAAAAGAAAATTATTATATTAATATTGTATGCGAAGTAACAAATTCTGATAATGAATTTGTATATAATTTTGAAATAAAAGATTATAAAAGACCTTTAATAGTTAAAGGAAAAATATGGGGTGATTTAACACCGTATTTTAACACAAACTGTAAAGTTGAATTAGTAGGTAAATAATATGACAATAGATGATTTGAAAAGTTTTCATAAAAAAATAATAGAAGAATATGACATGGATTCAAACTGGAATCCATCAACTATAAAGCATCATTTAACAACATTATCAGGTACAATTGCTAAATATTTAAATTATTGGAGTAGATTAAAACATATTGTAATACAAATAGATGAAGAATATAATGAAAAATATATGATGCTTTATTCACATTATAGAGAAAACTCTAATATTAATTACACAGTTACAGAAATTAAAGATTTAATTTCTAAAGACAATGAATTATGTAATATTCGTGTAAAAAAATCAACAGCTATATTAATAATGGAGTATATTGAAAAATGTGTAGATAATTTAAACAAAACAAGATATGATTTATCAAATTATATTGAAATAGAAAAATTTTTAAATGGTAGAGGATAACAATGAGCAAAAATATATTCAGTTATAAAAACATGAATTAATAATATTATGTATCAAAGCTTTTAACAAAAATTATGGAGAAGAATTGAATGAATCTTATCATAAGGCACTATATAATATTTAGTCTTTATTACATCTAACACAATCGATAGATGGGAATGTGTCCATAAGTATGCTTTATTATAAATAATGTTATAATCACAAAAATAAAAGGAAATAATATGAATGTATATAGCAAATTTTTAAATGAGTCAATTGAGTTTAATGATAGTTTCGATAGAATCACTATATTTGAATATAATGATTTTAAGAAATATGTTTACAATAAATTTCAAAATAGTTTAAGTCATTTTGATGATAAAGAATATTATAATAGCTATTTTAAGACAGCAATTTTGCGTAATATTGCTGCCGAAGCTGAAAATATAAGCATATACGAAATATATGATGCTAAAGATTTGGATAATAATATGAAAATAATAGATAGTAATGGCAATGTTACGATTGTTAAAGCGAATAGATTTGACATAGCTCAGTTTATAGTAAACCAAGCTAGTACATTAACCGAGTTATTGGATGTAGCTAAAAATGGGTTGGAGATATATGGAAGACCTAATTATGCTTATGAAGTATAGAGGAGTTTGATGTTAGTAGAAAAAATAAATGAATCAGCTTATAAAATAAGCTCTGAAACACAATTATATTTAGACGAGATAAGACAATTATGCTCGTCTAAAATACCAAATGCACAATTCTTACCAGCTGTAAGGATGGGATATTCTGATGGTGTTAAATATTTTTATAAAGATTGTGGAGATTATCTAATTGTCCCTAAAGGTTTCATAAAGGGTATTATAAAACGATTAAATGAAAAATATAAACTTGAGTTGTCTTTTGATGATGAAATAGAAAAAATTACTGAAGAAGAATTTAATAAATTTGTAAAATCACTTAAACTACCTTTTGAACCTTATGACTTTCAATTAAAAGCTGCTTTTGATAGTATTAATACTGGAAACAATATATGTGTAATGGCAACTGGTAGTGGTAAATCATTAACCATTTATATTTTATGTAGATGGTTCATTGAAAAATATAAAAATACAGATGACAAAATTTTGATAATAGTTCCATCAGTAGTGTTATTAAACCAAATGTATTCTGATTTCAAAGAGTATGGTTTTACAGATATAGACAAATATGTTGATAGATTAGGTGGTGATTTTAAGGTAGTATCTTTTGTAAAAAAATTAAACATATCAACATGGCAAAGTTTATATAGAAATGTTTCATTGTTTAAAGATATAACTGTTATAGTTGAAGATGAGTGTCATACAGCTGCCAGTGATGTTCATGAAAGTATAATATTTCCATCCGCTACAAACGCAAAGTACAGATTTGGATTTACGGGGACATTACCTCAAAATTATTGTGATAAATTATCTTTAATGGCTGTTTTAGGTACTGCTAAAACATATGTTACACCAAGAGAGTTAATTGATATGGGGTTAGCTACTGAAATGGAGATTAAACCTATAATACTAAAATATAATGATGCTACAAGTTCTATTGTTAGGACCATTAAAAATTATCAACAAGAAGTATCATTTTTTCTTGGAATACCTGAAAGAGATGACATTATAGCTAAAATAATATGTAAAGTTTCACAAAAAGGAAATAGTATTGTGTTATTTACAAGAGTTTCTAATGGTGAAATTTTAGCTAGAAAAGTATGTAAATTAAAATATGGTGTTGATGTTGAAATTAATGAATTACGAAAATTAAACAAATATAATATATTTTTTGTAAGTGGTGAAACAAAAGCTAGTGATAGAGAATCTATAAGACAGATTATGGAAAGTTGTGATGATGCTATTATTTTTGGTACTACTTCTATTATGAGTACTGGGGTTAATATTAGAAAATTAAAAAATCTTGTATCCACAATGCCTGGTAAAAGTTATATTAAAATTAATCAAAGTATAGGGAGAATGCTACGAAAGCATGAAACCAAAAATAATATTGTATATTTGTATGATATAGTTGATGACGCTAGAGGAAGATATGCAAAGAAAAACTATATGTTTAAACATTATGAAGAGAGATTAAAATATTATAATGAAAATCAATATGTTATAGACGAGGTAGTTGTTAATATATAATTAAGTTAAATCTAAGCTACAATATTGTACAATAACAATTTATAGAAGGGACATTTATGAAGTATATATTTACAGTAATTGACAACACATCAAAAACTAAAGTATTAAAAACTAATATTGATAATAAAGTTAATTTTAGAAATGTTATATGCCCTTCTATAAACTCATTTGCACAACTTATTGAGTCAAATTTTATTCTAAGTCGCCCTATTCATTCAAATGGATTGTTTGAAAGAAAACGAGAAAACATGGATTACTTGCACGACTGTGGGTATATTATACTCGATCTTGATAGAGTCACTAAAGGTAATTTTCAAAAAATAATTGATTATTTTAAGAATACAAAATGGGAGTGTTTAATTTGTAATTCAAGGTCATATAATTTTGTTGATAATTTCAATTTAAAAGTTATATGCAAGATAGACTACAAATCTACTGATGAAAACATCAGAAACACTTTATTATTTTTTAAAGAACAGTTAAAAGGATTATGTTCAATAGATGAATCAGCCACAAGACATTCTAGTTATCAAGCACCATCTTTAAAAGTATCAGTATTTTACAAGAATGAAAACGATATAGGTATCCCATTTTCAATTCTACCAAAATCACAATCTAAAACAACATCAATAAACTGTTCTAATAAACAAGTAGAATGGTGTTTAAATTATATAAAAACTAAGTTAAAAGGAAATATAAAAGAGTATGTTGGTTATTATTCAATAAATTTGCCTTCAGAAAAAAAGTCAAAATATTCATATTGTTTGTATGAAACAAACCCTTTTGTTATATTTCATCCAAACCCATCAAAAAATATAAATATATTACAAGAATATTTGAAAACAAAAGATGGTAAAGCATTTTTACAAGAAAGACAAAGCAAAATAATATTATCATCACTTAAATACACACCTGATATGCACATAAACCAAAAATTTATAAAAAATATTGATATTCCTAACACCAGAGTAGTTTGTGTTAAATCACCTATGGGTAGTGGTAAATCAAATATAATAAATCAATATATCAAAAATAAGTCAAAAGTATTATTTATTAGTGTTAGACAAACTCTTGCAAAAGATATATCATTAAAGTATGGATGCAAATATTATTTAGAAGACAAAAAAATACTATATGGTGAAAACTATGTATGCCAAATAAATTCACTACATAAAATAAATTTAGATTACTTTGATTATGTAGTATTAGATGAGTTTGAAACCTTATTGATGTATATTGTAACTAGCATAGAAGATTCACCATATGCATTAAATATACTCAGAAAATTCTATAATATATTAAACTCAAAATATCTTTTAATATTAGATGCATTTTTAAGTGATCATTCTGACATTTTAAGTGATGTATGCAGGATAAAAAACCACTATAAAGATCAAACAAATGTTAGTCTTTATACAAAAAAGAATACATTTTTTTCGGTATTGGAATATGTTTGTAAAAACAAAAATAAAAATGAAGTTGTTACAATGTCATTTTCTACACTATCTGAGTTTAAAACAGTTGAGAGTCTTTTAATTAAAAGTAATTTAAAAGTAATATCTATAAACAGTAATACAAACAGATTTATTAGGGATAATATATTTACAGAGTATTTTAAAAAGAAATATGTTAATTATGATTGTATTTTATTTTCGCCTAGCATTACAGTAGGTGTTTCTATTATGAATAACATAAGTCATCATTTTCACTTTGATAATAGTGCTAGTATAGATGCTATCACATCTATTCAAATGGTAAAAAGATCAAGATTAGCATCGAATATTCATATTTTTGTTGAAGGTTCTACAAATATGATTACTCCACTTGAAGTTGAAAAAAATATTATTGATTTTTTTGAAATCGATGACTTAGAATATTTAAGTGAGTTTTATAACAAACTATGTTATTATTATGAAACTATTGAACTAAACCATAAAATGTCATTTTGTTTATTATTACAAGATCAGTTTAGTAATATAAACACAGTTGATAGTATTGTAAATTATAATATAGTTCAAGCTGATATACCTAAGGAAATAGAATTAAATGAATTTGAAAATAGTAAAATTAAAGATGAGTTAATTTGTGCTATCAAAAAGGATAAAAATTATTTAAATTATATTCGCAATTTTAAATTTTATACGCTAAATAAAAATAAAAATGAATTCCTGGAAAACTATTTGCTGAATAATCCATCTAATTTGCTTGAATTATCTCATAGAGCTAAGTTTCTAAAATATTGTGTAACATATCCAGATATTAGATTAAAAGATATTTTTACATATAATGACATACAAAATATAAAATATACAACAGATTACTTTTCATTTACAAATTTTCTAAAAGAACTAGGATATAAAAAAATGAATGGTAATTATTATCTGCCATTACAATACATTAAACATTTAAGTAAGATATAAATATTTCGTATAAAACATTAAGGAGAAAATATGGTAGAAATTATGATTTCATTTTTTGCAGGCGGATTAATAGGTTTTGTTGCTGGATATTTTGTTTATCATAACAATAAGGAGAAAGCTTCTGAAATTGGTGATAAAATAGAATCAGTAAAAGATGAAATAATTAAAAAATAGCTAGGAATAATATCCTAGCTTACAAGGATATTAATGTATTATAGTAATGTTGTATTTCCACTAAATGAAGTTATTCCTGGTTTTACATATAATGTAAAAAAGTCTAAATCAAATGTCTATATTAGATTTGTTGCTTATGGTTATTCAGTAGATGATCTTGAAATAGTTTATAATAATAGCATCATAACAATTTCGACTATTAAAGATTATCATGAAGTAAAAACAGACCCAAAGTTTTCAAATAATTTTCCACAGCAGGATAAGTTTTATATTCAATTTTGGTGTCCAAAAATAAGCGGAATCAACGCAGAATATAGTGGTAATTTTATAAAATTAAACTGTTCACTAGGTGATATTAGTGTTAATTTAGGAGTAGTTCCTATTAAATTTATAAATGAAGATAATGATGTTGATATATTAGAAAATACTTCTGATGATACCATGAATATAATTCAATTAAATGGATTTATGGATGAATTAGAAGGCATAAAAGATGATTTTTATAGTGAAATAACAAACAATAAGGATTAAATATGGCAAAATTAATATTACAAAGAAATAAAGAATATACAGGTATAAAGTGGCAAAATAATGATAAAATAGAAGGTTCTACCATTGGTGAATTATCATTATTAGATGATAACGATAATGTTATTTTTAAGTGTGCTAGTTGTGAAAACATAGGTCCTAGTACTGATGAGTCTGGAACTGATAAGAGAATAGTAGCTAGAGAGTATAAATTAAAATGGTGCAATTCAAGTAAAAATGGATTATTAGCTAAAAAATATCCAGAATGGAAAGCAGATAATGGATCAAATATTGCAATATGGGTTGTTTCTGATGAGGTAGAAGGATTTAATGATAGACTTATTCGTATCCATACAGGAAATGCACCACAGCATACTGAAGGTTGTATATTACCAGGTTCTGATTTAAATAATGGTACAATTGGTAGCAGTGTAGATATAACACATAAGTTATTTACAAAAATAAAAGAATTAGGTATTGAAAATATAGTTTTTGAAATAAAAGAAATAGATTAAGGTGTTCTTAAGCGTAAGTGTTATACACTTACGCAAAATTAATGAAAGGAAGATTATGGATAACTTTGATGTAAATTCATTTAAAATTGTTCATCCACATGATGTTTTGTTAGAAGTTGCATATCCATCTGAGATAAAATCAGAAAGTGGCATTGTTGTAACTGTGCATCCATCACTTATTGATGATAGACAAACACAAGGAAAAGTATTACAAATAGGATCAGAAGTTAAAGATATTGAAATAGGTGATACAGTTATTTTTGGAAAACAACATGGTATTGATTTATGCAAAAGCGATAAAGTAAAATATATGCTTATTCGTGATGAGTCTTTAATGGGAATATTAAAATAAAGGAGTGATAATGGCTAAATCGTTAAAAGAATGGTGCAGAACACATGTAAAAAACATGGCTGATAGTTTTGAAGATTTTGAAATTTTTAGAACTCAGTTTTATAGGAATCCACATAGAGCAATTATAAAGGATTCAAGTTCCTTTAAAAGCCCAGCTGATGGTGTTATAATTAATCAAACCCAAATAAATGATATTGATGATGAAGTCCTTAAAATAAAAGGGAAAAAATATACCTTGCGAAATGCGTTAGGAAATAACGAAGAAATGCTTGATTTGATAAAAGAGCGTGGTGGTGCGTTAGTTATTGATGTGTTTATGACTTATTATGATGTTCATTATAATCGTATTCCAACAGATGGTTTTTTAACATACGAAAAATTATTACCAACAGAAAGTTATAATAATGAGAGTATGTTAGCTGTTGAAGAAGGTTTATTTGCAAATAACTTTAAAAAAGCACTAACAGAATTAGGTTATATGTTTTGTAACGAAAGGTTATTAAATATTATATATTCACCTGTATTGCAAGAAAAATATGCTGTAGTCCAAATAGCTGACGAGCAAATTAATTGTATTCAAACAGCATGGGTTCCAGCAAGAGGGGAACCAAATACCCATTTATATCAACAAGGGGATATTTTTGGGAATATTAGAAAAGGTAGCCAATGCACAATAGTAATTCCATTTAGTAATAAATGGAATTATATCCCTATTTTAGAACCTAGTTTCCATGTAGAGGCTGGTATTGATGAACTTATTAGAGTTGAACCAAAATAAAATTAATATGTTAAAGAAATGGGGATTCACCCCCATTTCTTCTAATTTAAATTATGGGTTAGAAGTAAAATGTGATAAATGTGGTTCTAATATAAAAAGAAGTTGGAACCAAATGCTTAAGTACAATAAATGTTTATCATGTGATGATAATAAATTACTATTAGAGTTAAATAATTTAGGTTATGTTGTAACGGATATACGATTATCTAAATTAGAGATACAATGTAAAAATGGTCATGTATTCAATAGAAATAAAGCAGATTTTAAAAGGGGCATAATATCATGCCTAGAATGTGACGAATTGGAAAAACTGGAATTTATTAAATCATGTGGTTTTACAAAAATTGATGTAAATCATATGAGATGTAACAAATGTAATAATATAGTTAAAAAAAGTTATCCAACTCTAAAAAGTGGGATAACATTTTGTAAATTTTGTGATGAAAATAATAAAAAATCGCTATTGAATAATATAAATTTAGAGATGGTTGATAAAAATATTTTTAAATGTAACAAAGGACATACATTTTATAGAACTTATGATAATTTAATAAAATCAAATAATTTATGTCCTGAATGTTATCCAAATAATACAATGTTTGAAAAAGAATTAAAAGAAATACTCCCAGCATACATTATAAATGACTACTCGGTACTAGGTGATAAAGAATTAGATTTCTATTTACCAGAATATAACTTAGCCATAGAATGTAATGGTGTTTATTGGCACTCAGATAAATTTAAAGACAAAAACTACCATTTAAATAAAACAGAAAAGTGTAAAGAGAAAGGTATTCAGCTTTTACATATATTCGAGTCATCTTGGATAGAGAAAAAAGATATATGGAAGTCAATTATAAACAATAAACTAGGAAAGTCTGAGAAAATAATGGCTAGGAAATGTATTTTAAAAGAAGTACCTAAAACAGAAGAGAAAGAGTTTCTAAACAAAAATCATCTCCAAGGCTTCACTGGTAGCTCAATTTGTTATGGGTTATACTTTAATAATGAATTAGTATGCTTAATGTCATTCGGAAAACCTAGATTTACAGACAAATATGACTGGGAATTGATTAGGTTATGTACTAAGAAGAACACAAATGTTATAGGTGGTGCTTCTAAATTACTTAGTTATTTTCATAAAAACAACCCTGGGTTATTAATAAGTTATTCAGATAGGCTATATTCTAATGGTGAAATATATAAGCAGTTAGGATTTACATTTAGTCATTTTTCTAAACCTGGCTACATGTATACAAAAAATGGTAGAATGCTCAATAGACAACAATTTATGAAGCATAAGCTTAAAGACAAACTAGAAAAATTTGATCCAAACTTAACTGAGTCAGAAAATATGAGTATTAATGGATATTATAAAATATGGGATTGTGGACAAGGGGTATGGGTTAAATCATAACCCAACTATTCCTGTAACAGCATCTATAATAGATTCTGTTTCTTTTTTATATACATAATGTGTATATCCAAATGTTACGCTAAATTCATTAATTGTTTCTGTTTGATCATCTTGCATATCACTTCCGGTCACATCAATAGGAAATATATTTTTATATGTATAACTTCCAACAGCATTGCCACTATAATTTAATAAGGTTAATTTCAATTCACCAGTCATATTAATATCAGTATTACCACTTACACCTTTATTTATACCTAGGAAACTATTAACAGCGTTACCAACAATTGGTATATCACTTGTAATATCAGATATAAAACCTGCTCCAATATTAGCAACTGATCCTATAATATTAGCAACACCAGCACCAGGAACTGATGGTGTTTCTTCATTTGCGGTTACACCTGAATCAATACAAAAAGTCCAGTATTCTAATATACGCCTTACACTTGATTTTTCATCTATAAAAAATGTCATATTTGTAGTATTATCAAGTTTCATTAATGTTGGTATGTTTATAGTTCTACCATCTAAACCAACAGGTGTAGTTAATATAGAAGGTGCTGGTAAAGTAGCACCCTTGCACAATATATTAACTGCATTGTCATATAAAGCACCTGATATTTTTGCTATTTTAGCAGGTAAATTTAATGATACTCTATATCTAAAAGGCCTTTGTCCAGAACTTAAAACATAATCAACAGAATCAAACTTGTTTAAACCCATTATTATGACTTTCTTCTTAATTTAGCTACTAATTTCATGGTTCTTCTTAGTTTTGGATCTTTTCTAACATATCCTCTCTTTTTAGAAGACCATGACATATTTTCAGAAGGAGCTTTTGCGTTTTTTTTAGCTCTTATTTTTAGTTTTCTTTTAACTTTTGGTTGTTTTCTATATCTTTTTTGTGCTATTCTATCAGCTACACTCATATGTTTAATAGGTGGCATCTTAATAATCCTTTTTCAAATATTTATATTAATCATCAAAAATACCATAAAATGATGAAGTACCATCATCAAAAAATCCCATTTGTAAATATTTTACATCACCATCAGTTATTTCAGAATCACTGTTTATTTTATTTAAAAATACATCATAATCAACTATATTATTTAAATCTAACAAAGGTACAAACAAAAGACTTAATGCCATAACATAATCATCATGGGCTTTTGAGTTTTGTGCTTGGTATTTTCCATTAACATTACAAAATGTCAACAATTCTTTAACAGTTGGTTCATCTTGTAATATCAGTTTGTTATTTTCAATAAAAAGTTTCATGTTACTAAGATTTTTACTTCTATTGCTTTTAGTTGTCCTGACTCCTAACCATTTTTTATCTGGCTCTTGATATATATTTTCATATTCATACATTTGGAATAGTAAATCAACCACGCTTGTACCAGCACCCTCATTATTTTCACATACAAACATAGCCTCATTATATGTTCTTAAAATATTATAAAAAATAGGTGGTGCCATCAAATAAGATTCTGATATTTTTCCTGACGCTACTTGTTTAAAAGGAATATTTGTTACATCTATCACATGAAATACAAAACCATCTATTGCACCTTTTGCAGCATCAGCTAGAACCATATATTTGTGATGCTCTTGTGGGGCTTCATATACTCTTATTGTTTCACCAAAATTTGGTTCTCTTAAAATATTTCCAAATTTAATATTAGATAAAACAGTCATATCAACAAGAGTATCAGAACTTCCTATAAATTCACATGCATACTCTTGGTTCCAGGTCCTAATACCTCCCTCGAGAGTTTTTATCATAAGTTCTTTATAATTTTCATCTCTGCCTGGTACTTTCCACCATTCAACTTTAAAAGGTTTATATGAGCTCTTGCCTTCAACAGCATCTGACCACATTTTATACCAATGATTTAACCCTACTGGTGTAGAAGCTGCTATTATTTGTGATTTTTTAGATGCGGATATTGTAGGTATTACAGAGTTGCTAAATTCTGACCATTTATCTATAAATGCACAATTGTGTGAAACAAAATTATTTGTATAATACTCGTTATTTTTATGTACATTAATTAAGTCATATACATATTCTACTCCAACATAATCTATTGAAACAATTTTTGAAAATTTATTTTTATATTTTATTAAATCATTAATTTTAAGATGTTTTAATTGTTTAAAACCATTAGGTGTTTCAAATTTATGACCTTTTGTTACTTTTATAAAATCATCTTCTGTTATTACTTTATATACATCTTTTTTTTCTCTTGATATATCATCAAAATCACTAAATCCATTTGGTGTTAGTACTTCATACATATTTCTCCTTTATAATATTAAGAGGATTAACCTCTTAATAATGGAAGTGGTTCACAATAGTTTTCTAGTAGTACTGTTTCTAATCTTTCTAATTCAGTATTTGCTTCTTGTATAATTCTTTCATAATTAGCTTTAATACCACCTATTAACGGTGCATCATATTTTCCTATATTTGATCCCCAAGTTCTTTTGCATAAGTTTAAAGCGTATTCTTTAACCCATGGTTGCTCGTATATCCCATCTTCTTCTTCTGGTGTATACTTATATCTGACTTCTAATAAAACCTTTTCAGAAGTTATATCTTCAAAAAACTCTAACATATTTGTAAATGGATTAAAAGCATAATTTGGTATTATTGTAAAATATGTATCAAGTATAGACATATTTGCTAATACAGAATATATGTTTTGCATACTAAAGTTACCTTGTACTGTTCCACCAAATAGCATTGCTTGCATTTCAGTTGGTGTTATTACTAAACCACCTGGAATACTTAACCCTAAAAAACCTCCGCCACTTGGATATATTCGTAATGTTATAACCTCAGAAATTTTAGGATCTAATTTAATTTTTCTCACACCTTTAGGTAGGTCAATTAATAGTGTGCCTTTTAATTTACCATACATAGCAAACTCAGAAAACTTTTGTATAGTAAAATTAATATTCTCATCTATTTGGAAATCAGTAAGTTCCACAGTAATAACTGGGGAACCTAACATTCCAAAAATATAATCTTTGAGACTTTGCCTAGTAGCCATTATCAACCACCCATAGTGTTAACAGTTACATTAAGAGTTTTTGATATTTGATTTCCACCATCAGCTTGTGCTTTAACTGTGATTGTAAATGATCCAGTTTTACTTGCTTTTGGTGTTACTTGAATCTTATTACCTGATTTAACAGCTTGTATATTTTGACTATTAAATTCTAATGTAAAATCTGAAGCATTAGTTGTAACTGTTACTTCTTGCATTGGAGCACTTTCATTAGCGAAAGTTAAATTATAAGGTGAAAGAGTTAAAGTTGTTACTACTGTTGCTTTTGTAACAGTTAAAGGTAATTCTTTCATAGCTGTTCTACCTTTATCATCTGTAAGTTCAAATATAGCTTTACCTGAACCTTCTTCATTTCCTGTAAATGTTTTGTCACCTTCATTCCATGTAGCTAAATCACTTGGTTCTACTGTTACAACAGCTGATGTGATTGATGACCCATCGGTAGCTGTATAAGTTATTGCTTGTGACTTTTTACCGTCTTCAAAAGTTAAACTATCAGGTGCTAAAGTTACTTGTAAATCTGGATAAAAAACATTATCTTTACCACCAAAAAATTGTGGAAATTTAACTGCTACATCTGATGGATATTCAAATCCAGGTAAAATATAGTTAGTTGTACCATTAATATCTATATATTTAGGTTTATCTTCTGTATAAGCGAATTTATTTTGTTTTGGTATATTAGTCATGAGTATCCTTTATAAATATTTGATATTATTTATAAAGGAAATTGATGGCAAATATGTTTAATGGTCTAGTTGAATCTGTCAAAAAAACCTTTCTAAAAGTAGAAAATAAGGAAGGTTCTATTAAATCAGATGACCCACATAAAGAAGCCAACCTTACAAGAGATGATATTGTATTAGGTTATTTTGATGAAGGGAATTATAGATATAATAATTTTGAGACGGATATAATTAGTGATGTATCAAAACAAGCAAGCTTAATAAAAGAATACAGAAGAATAGCAGCATATCCTGAAGTTGCAGATGCTATTGATGAAATAACGAATGAAATGTCATTTGTACCCAACAATATTGATTGTTGCTATTTAGGGTTCAAAGATAATATATTATCTGATAATTTGAAAGAAGCATTCCAATCGTTATTTGATATGTCATGTGAAATATTGCAGTTAAATGAAAATATAGATGTTTTGTGTAGAAGATTCTATATAGATGGACAACTAGTAATAGGTTTATCTTACGATGATAACAATAATATACTTGATGCAGTTATAATGAACCCATCAGGGTTATATTTTAACAAATCAACAAACAAATGGCAGTATTTTAATAATAGCAATAATTATGGAGTAACAGATGACACTTCTGAAGTATATGACCCAGAAGAAATTATAAGAATTGATTCAGGATTATACTCTGATAATTTAATATTATCTCATTTGCATAGTGTTATAAAAATCGTAAATCAACTACAAACATTAGAAGACCTTATGATACCGTTAAGATATTCAAGATCTGTGTCTCGTAGAGTGTTTAATATTGATGTCGGTAATCTTGGGTACGAAAAAGCAATTGCAGCCGTTGAAGATATTAAAAATAAATTTAAATATAAAAAATATTATAATACAGAAACCGGTAGTATATCAAATGGTGCATCAATCCAGTCTATGGTAGAGGATTATTATTTTCCAAATAGAGGTGGTACAAAAGGAACCCAAGTAGATGTTTTAGATGAAACTGGAAATTTAGGTGAAACTGGAGATTTAGATTACTTTAAAAATAAACTATATAATGCTTTAAAAGTTCCAACATCACGATTAATGGGTGAAAATAAAACTGTATTTGATTTTAGCTCAACATCAATAGAATCAACCGAGATTAAGTTTTTTGCTTTTATTAATAGATTAAGACAAAGATTTAATGTTTTATTAATTGAAATTATGAAACGATATGCCATAACAAATAATATTCTTACAGAAGATGAATTTGATAACTATTCAAAATATATTTTTATAGGTTGGGAAAAAGAATCCAATTTCCTAGAAAGACAAAACTTAGATATATTAAAACAGAGGCTAGATCTTTATACTGAATTTAAAGAATATGAAGGTGATATATTTAGCAAATCATATTTACTAAAAAATGTTTTAAAAATGACTGATGAAGAAATAGACCAAATGAGAGAGGAAATCCTTCAAGAAGGTAGTCAAACAACTCCAGGTGAAGATGAATTTGGTAATGAAATTACAGATGATGAAGATATTATAGACGATGAAGATAATTTTAAGAATGATATTGAAGATGAATCTGAAGATGATTCTCTAGATAATATGGAAAGTAAAAATTTAAAAATTAAAGATGATATATCTGATAATAAAAGAAATATAATTAAAAAGGCTACAAAATTAGGTATACCTAAAAATATTATAAATCAAAAAATTAAAAAAGCTACAAAATTATTAAAAGGAGAATAAATGTATAATTATGTAAAATATGTTGAAAGAAAAGACATGGATGGACTTTCTAATGTAATTCAAAAAAAGCTTCAACAAGAATATAATAATCATCCAAAAGTTGTAAATCACATTGAAACTATTAAGAAAAATGAAGCTTTAATTAAAGTATTAAAGGAGTATAAATGAAACTAATTATAGAAGAACCAGTAAAAATAAAAGGTTCAGTAGAACTAAACGAGTCTAGAGGTGAAAAAAATTATTATATACAAGGTATATTTGCAACTATAAATCAGCAAAATATAAATGGTAGAGTATATCCAAGACCTATTTGGGAAAGTGCTGTTAATTCATACCAGCATCATATAACTACCCCTACTACAAGTTCTTTAATGGAATATCAACATCCAAATAGACAATATGTTGATCCACTTGAAGCTGTAGCAAAAATAGTAGATCTTAGAATTGAAGGTGATTATGTTATGGGGAAAGCAAAATTGCTTGATAACCCAAAAGCAAATCAACTAAAGAACCTAATTGATGAAGGTATATCAATAGGTGTTTCTAGCAGGGGTTGTGGTGAGCTAATGAATGGAACAGTTACAGAATATGAATTAATTACATTTGATATAGTGCCAAATCCGTCTGATAGAAATGCACATACTAAAGGTCTAAATGAATCTTTTGATAATGGTATATTAAAAGATAAAAATTATATTAAAGATAAAAATGGTATACTTGTAGAGGCAGATGAAAGTAATATAAATAACAAGAGTATAACTTCTCAGTTTGTCGATTTATTTTCACAATTATAAAGGAATTATCATGGAAGAACTTTTAAGTAAACTTGATAAAAATGTTTTTACACCTGAAGTTGTTGATGAAATAAAAGGATTATTTGAAGCAGCTGTTGATAATAAAGTTGAAGCTGCTTTAAAAATTGCTGATATTCACGCAATTGAAGTTGATAAACATTATGAAAAACAAGTTAAAATGTTAAAAGAAAGTGCTGAAATGTATAAACAACAGGTTAATAAAAATAACCAAAAAGTTATACATAATGCCATTAATAGAGTAAAAAAACATTACAATAAGCTAGTTGAAAATATTATTAAGGATAAAGTTGATGAATTTGTTAAAAAAGGATCAATGAACCTTGAAATACTAGTTGAAAGTAGTAACAAAGAAGTAGTTGATGCATGTGCTAGAACCGCTGATAAAGTAGGTGGTCCTATAAATGCATTGAAAAGAATTAATGAAAGTGTTAAAAAAGAAAAAAACGTTAAAAAGTTAGAAGAAAAAAATAAAAAACTTCAGATGAAACTAGAAGAGGCTCAAAAAAATAATATATATAACAATATAAGGAATACAGTAAGCATTGGAAATAGAGATATGTTTGATACACTTGCTGAAAGTGTAGCATATACTGGTGATATTTCTTATGAATCAAACCTTAAATCTATTGCCAATAAACTAGAACTAAAATCAAAAAATATTAGCAGGAAAAGTACAGGTGGAAAGCAACAACTTTCTGAGTCACAAAATAATACCACTTATGGTAATTTTTTATAAATAATACATATTAACCAAAGGAGAAAATACTATGGCTGACAAATATTTGTTAGATGAATCAACAAAAGAAAAATTTATTACAAGCAACTTATATCCTAATCTCAATGAATCTGAGAAAAATATAATGAGAACTGTGCTTGAAAACCAAGGAAACGAAGTAAAAATGCTTATGGAAAGTACTGTAACTGGTGATATTGCAAAATTTACACCAATCTTAGTTCCAGTAATTCGTAGAGCATTACCTAGTCTGATTGGTACTGAAATAGCTGGTGTTCAAGCACTTAAAACTCCAACTGCTTATTTGTATGCAATGGTTCCACACTATGTAGGTGATGGTAATAATAGTGTTAGTCCAACAAAAAATGCAATTGTTTTAAAACTTAAAACAGAATCTGCAAATAAAGATGACTTTAATTATACTGGAACTCCTATTGAAGTTTCATTTAAGACAGCTACAACTGTTAAAGGTAAAATAGTATATAGTGAAAAACAAGCAGGTACAGATAATATAGTAAATGTATTACTTCGCTTAGAATCTAACTCAACTGGTTCTGTTGCTATTGGTGATGAAATGGATAAAGCAGCCACATTTGCTACTAAAAAAGCAACTGTTGAGGCTGTATATACAAATGAAGCTTTATGGTTAAAAGTTCTTAAAAACTATACTGGTCCTTATGCAACTGCTGCAGGTGAAAAACTTGGAAAAGACATGAAAGAAATGGGTATCAGTGTTCAAAGAGTGTTAGCTGAAGCTAAAACTAGAAAAGTAAAAGGTACTTATACTATCGAAATGTTACAAGACTTAAAAGCACAACACGGAATAAATGCTGAAAAAGAACTAGCTGACATTTTAAGTGCAGAAGTTGCTCTTGAAATTGACAGAACTATTATTGAAAAAGCAAATGAAGTTGCTACTGTATGTACTGATTTTGATGTTAATAGTGCAGATGGTAGATGGTTTATTGAAAAAGCAAGAGGTTTAAGTATGAGAATTAGCAATGAAGCTAGAGAAATCGGTCGCCAAACTAGAAAAGGTGGTGGTAATAAATTAATCGTTTCTCCAAAAGTTGCTACAATTCTTGATGAAATTGGATCATTTGTTTTATCTCCAGCAGGAAGTAAGATTGATGCTATTAACAGTGGTATTAAACCAAATGTTGGCAAATTCGATAATCGTTACGATGTAATTGTTGATAACTTTGCTGAATTTGATTATTGTACTGTTGCTTACAAAGGAGCATCAAACTTTGATGCTGGTATTTTCTTTGCACCATATAACATTACATTGCAACAAAATTTAACAGATCCAGTAAGTGGGCAACCTGCTATGATTTTAAATAACAGATATGATGTTGTTGCTACTCCATTACACCCAGAAGCATTCATCAGAACATTTGCTGTTAATTTAAATAACTACATAATCTCTTAGCAGATAACTCGGACTTTGTAAGTCCGAGTCGCATTAATTAAGTCTTTCTTAAGCTACATTATTATATACTCCCCAAAAATTATAATGGATTATTAATGGATAAACTAGAATATCTTAAATCACTTGGATATACACCTGTATCATCTAACTTAGCAGGTAATTTAGAAGTACAATGCAAAAATGGGCACAAATTCAAACGAAGTCTTGGTAATTTTAAGCGAGGTACTATACACTGTCCAGCATGTGAAAGGCAAGAAAAAATATCTTTTTTAAATAATCTTGGTTATACACCTATATCTAGTAATTTGGGTAACAATTTGGAAGTAATGTGTAAAAATGGACATACTTTTAAAAGAAGATATGAGCATTTTAAAAATGGTATTTCAATATGTATTATGTGTAGTGAGCAAAATAAATCAAAATATTTGGACAATATTGGATTTTCAATAATTTCAGATAATACAGCTGATGATTTAGAAGTTATATGCAAAAAAGGTCATATTATAAAACGGTCTTATCATAATTTCAAAAAAGGTGCTAAAATATGCCCAATATGTAGCCCTTCTATTAGCTCATTTGAAAAAGAAATATCTGACTTACTAGATAACTGTATAGAAAAAGATTACTCTGTTTTGGGAGATAAAGAGCTTGACTTTTATATTCCAAATCATAAACTAGCTATTGAATGTAATGGTATTTATTGGCATTCAGATAAGTTTAAAGACAAAAACTACCATTTAAATAAAACAGAAAAGTGTAAAGAGAAAGACATACAGTTGCTTCATATTTTTGAGCATTCTTGGGCAGAGAAAAAGGATATTTGGAAATCAATTATAAACAATAAACTAGGAAAGTCTGAGAAAATAATGGCTAGAAAATGCATTTTAAAAGAAGTACCTAAAACAGAGGAAAAAGAATTTTTAGAAAGTAATCATCTTCAAGGCTTCACTGGTAGCTCTATCTGTTATGGACTCTACTACCAAGATGAACTAGTTTGTTTAATGAGTTTTGGTAAGCCTAGATTTACAGATAAATGTGACTGGGAATTGATTAGATTATGTACAAAAATGGGACTAAATGTAATAGGTGGTGCTTCTAAATTACTTAGCTATTTTTATAAAAATAACAAAGGAAGTCTAATAAGTTACTCAGATAGATTATATTCTGATGGTGGAATATACAAGCAGTTAGGATTCACATTTAGTCATTATTCAGAACCAGGATATTCCTACTTCAAAAATAATCAAGTGTATTCAAGACAACAATTTATGAAACACAAACTTAAAGACAAACTAGAGAAGTTTGATCCAAATAAGACAGAATATGAGAATATGATTAAAAATGGATATTATAGAATATGGGACTGCGGTCAAGGGGTATGGGTTAAGGAAAGTTTAAGTAAAAATATTATATAATATAAATAATATTAAAGGAAGTGAGATGAATGAAATAAATGTAGTAAAAACCTATACAAATGGTGAAATTGCATTATGTAATCTTGCCAGTATAAACTTGCATGAGTATGATTTATTAAGTGATACAGAAAAATATGATCTAATATATGATATAGTAAGTACAATGGATAATACAATTGATCTGGCTTATTATATGGTCAAAGATGCACAAACAGCTAACAAAAAATATCGCTATTTAGGAATAGGTGTATCTAACTTAGCTGTTTTATTAGCAAAACATAAAATTATTATTGACTCACAAGAAAGTTTAGAATTTCAAGCAAAACTTTTTGATGGATTATTATATAATTGTGTAAAAGCTAGTATGCAGTTAGCTATTGAAAAAGGAAGAGCAGAAGGTTTTAATGAAACAAAATGGGCCAAAGGTTTATATCCTTATCTAATAGGAAATAAAAAGGCAAAAAAATTAATACAGTTTAAACCTGATGAAAATAAATGGAATAAACTGATGGAAGATGTTAAGAAGTATGGGATGAGAAATTGCGCACTAATGGCCATAGCTCCAACAGCAACATCAGGTAGAAGTATAAATGCATCAGAAAGTATAGAACCTATTCAAAAACTTTTATACAAGGAAGATGGAAATATTAATGTTAAAACATTAGCACCTATGTTTAAAGAATATAACCAATATTATAAGTTAGCTCAGGAATGTGATCCTATGATGTTAATAAAAGCTGCAGCTGTTCGTCAATTATTTTTGGATCAGAGTCAAAGTGTAAATATGTATTCTTATACATTTAATGGTGAATTAAATTATATTCAAAAGAGTTCTCACAAACTATCTCTGCTGCATATGTATGCACATCAGTTAGGATTAAAGACTTTATATTATTTTAAATCTGAAAAAGATAATGGTGTAGAACACGAATGTGAGTCATGTTCATAATATAAATGGATAAAATATTATTTTTAAATAGACTGGGATATAAACCTATATCCCAGAATGTATCAAAAGATTTAGAAGTAGAATGTAAAAATGGTCATGTTTTTAAAAGACCATTTAGTGATTTTAAAAGAGGTAGAGTAAATTGTCCTAAATGCGAAGTTCAAGCAAAAATAGAATTATTGAATAATTTAGGATATGAAATTATTTCAAACAGTTTAGGAAATGACTTAGAGGTAAGATGTAAAAATGGTCATATATTCAAGAAAACATTTAGTTATTTCAAAACAGGTTGTGCTAAATGCCCTGTATGTGAAAAAACAGAAAAACACACCTTCTTAAATAATTTAGGGTACAAAGTTATTTCTGAAAACTTAGCTGACCATTTAAAAGTAGAATGTAAAAATGGTCATATTTTTAAAAGACCATTTAGTGATTTTAAAAAAGGTGTTATTAGGTGCCTTAAATGTGAAGAACAAGGAAAAATAAACTTTTTACATAATTTAGGATATGAAATTATAACAGATAATTTAAATAAGAGTATGATAGTTAAATGTAAAAATAAACATACTTTTAAAAGAGACTTTGATACATTTAAAAAAGGTTTTACAAATTGTCCAGAATGTGAAAAGCAGGAAAAAATATCATTCTTAGAGGACTTAAAATATACAGTAGTTTCAGATAACCTTTCAAAAAATCTAATTGTACAATGTAAACATGGACACACATTTAAAAGGGATTTTATCACATTTAAACAAGGTTCCATAAACTGTCCAGAGTGTGAAAAGCAAGAGAAAATAATGTTTTTACACAATTTAGGATATGAAATACTCTCAGAAAATTTATCAAATAAGCTGATTGTAAAATGCAAAAAAGGTCATGTTTTTACAAGAAATTATGGTAGCTTTAAAGAAGGTATCATTATTTGTCTTGAATGTGAAAAAGATGATAAAATATTACATTTAAGTACGCTAGGATATGAAATAATTTCTGAGAATATGGCTGATAATTTACAAGTAAAATGTAATAAAGGGCATGTTTTTAATAGAACTTATAGTAATTTTAAAAAGGGACAAACAATATGTCCTATTTGTGATCCTTTTAATAGTTCATTTGAAAATGAAGTAGCAAACCTTTTGAATAATTATATTAAAGGAAATAGAAGTATATTAAATGGCAAAGAACTAGATTTCTACCTACCAGAATATAACTTAGCTATAGAATGTAATGGAGATTACTGGCATTCTGAGCAAATGGGTAAAAATAATAGTTATCATTTGGATAAAACAGAGAAATGTGAATCTAAGGGGATCCAGTTATTACATGTATTCGAATCATCATGGAATGAAAAGAAAGACATATGGATTAGCATCATTAATAACAAATTAGGAAAGTCTAAGAAAATAATGGCTAGGAAATGCGTTTTAAGAGAGGTATCCAAAACAGAAGAGAAAGAGTTTCTGAATGAAAATCATCTCCAAGGATTTACTGGTAGCTTTATATGTTATGGGTTATACTTTAATAATGAACTAGTTTGCTTAATGTCATTTGGTAAACCTAGATTTACTAGCAAATATGATTGGGAATTGATCAGGCTATGTACAAAAATGGGTGTGAATGTTATAGGTGGTGCTAGTAAATTACTTAGTTATTTTCATAAACACAATAAAGGAAGTTTAATAAGCTATTCAGATAGATTATATTCAAATGGTGAGATATACAAAAAGCTAGGATTTACATTTAGCCACTATTCTAAACCTGGTTACTATTATTTCAAAAATGGGACTAAATACTCTAGACAGCAATTTATGAAGCATAAACTTAAAGATAAATTAGAGAAATTTGATATGAATCTAACTGAGTCAGAAAATATGAGTATTAATGGATATCATAAAGTATGGGACTGCGGTCAAGGTGTTTGGGTCAAAATGATTTAACCCAAACATTATATCCACAATTATATACTTTTAGTGTATTCTGGAATATTTCAAAATTAGGTTCAACATTATCAACAAGCTTGTAACCTAGTTTTGGGAATATTAATTGATTTTCACAAGAAATATCAGATATAACTTTATTAGGATATCTTTTAATTGTACCATTAATGTGATTTTTTATTAAATCTATATAAAATTGTTTATTAGAACGCCATTTACTTTCAAATATATGAATTAGATATATTCCTTTATTAATACACTTTAAACTTTTTTCTAAATGATAACTTTTATCCTTACCCATTTGCTTAGAATGCCAATAGTCTCCATTACACTCAATAGCTAGATTATATTCTGGCAGATAAAAATCTAGCTCTTTACCATCTAATACAGTTCTGTTATTTACAATTACATTTTTAGGTAAAATATTCTTTACTTCCTTTTCAAATGAGCTACTTTTTGGATAACATATAGGGCATAATGTACTTCCTCTTTTAAATGAACCATATGTTCTATTAAAAATATGGTTTTTCTTACATTTAGCAGTTATCTTACCTTTATCAAAAGTTATTAATTCTAAATTTATGAGTTTAAAAAATGTTTCTCTTTGCTCATGTTCACAGTATGGACAAGATATAAATCCATTTTTTAGTGAATTATATGCTCTACTGAAAATATGATTATGCTTACATTGTATCTTTACATATCCTCTTGATTCAAAATCAACAATATTATATCCTAATAATTGTATATACTCTATTTTATTATTAGTTTCACAATAATTACATGTGATTTTACCTTGCTTAAAGTTACAATATTCTTTTGAAAATATAGTATTGCATGTTTTGCATTTAACTTCTACTTTTCTACCGTTTATACTAATAAGAGAGTAATTTATGTTATCTAAAAATTGTTTTCTGTTTTCAATTTCACATTCTGGACATGGTGTATTTCTAATTTTAAATGATGCAAAAGCCCGTCTAAATACATGTTTATTTTTACATTCAACTTTTACATAAGAACCTTCAACAGATAATAAGTTATATCCTAATGATTTTAAATATTCTAATTTATCCATATAACTATTTATAAATATTTTGGTTAAGTTAAATTTAAACCAAAATGTTGTATAATTTTATAAATAATTTGGAAAATCTAATCAAAAGGAATATAATGGTAACATATGAAGAAATCCAACAGCTTATCAGAAACTGTTTAGATGTTGGTATTAAGGCACCAGCTAGTGCGTATTCAAAATTATTAAGACATGGTTATTGTGTGATGTATGGTGGTGATGCTAAATTTAACAAGTTAGAAGAGCTTGAAGACAACTTCGATGTGAAACAATTTGATCGCGATACTTGGGTAATCAAAGAATATAAAAAAGAACTTACTCCTGAAGAATGGAAAGATGTTAATTCACAAGCATTATATAACGGTGGAACACCTGATCAAATTGCAAAAGATATAGAAGACGGTGAAAAGAACCCTATAGTAGAAAATGCTTTTAATAAGTTAGATGAAGCCAAACTAAAGCAAATTTCTAAAGATGATTTAAAAAACATATGGAATGAGAATGATTTAGAAACTAAAAGGGAAAAGACACTTAAACTTATTAGTGAATTAAAATATAAATCACCATCTCTAGAAAAAATTATAGATATAATAAAAACAACTAAAGATAAAAATAAAATTGATCAAATTATCACAAATATAATGTTTGTTGGTACAGGCGACAAGTAATCAAAATATAAAGGATGTTAAATGAAAAAAGGTATTACATTAAATGAAGCAGTTAAAAGAAGGGCTAAAAATATGGATAAAAGCAAAGGTATTACTTTAAATGAAGCTGCAGAAAAAGGATATTTTAAATATATCAAAAGAAAAGTTTCTATAAATGAGTCAGAAATAAATGGTTTAAAAGATGCTTTAGAAAACATGGAAGAATTCTCTGATGAAAATATAATGGGTTCTGTTGTTGGAAAAGATTATGTTATATCAATTTTTGAAAAAGTATGCATCATATTAGTAAATGGTACTACACCTTTCTTAATAGAAAGAGAAGATATTACCGAAGACGAACAAACTCTTATAGATGATGTTTTTGAAACTTTAAATCTTGAGTTAGATGATGATATAAATGATGATTTGGACAATATAGATGACAATCCAGATGATGGTGATTCAGATAATAATCTAGATGATGATTTAGATGATAACTCAATGAATGAAAGTAGAAAAATTGATAAGAAAATAGGATTATATTTTTATAATAGTAAACCAATTAAAGATGGGAATACTGTAGTAAGTGTAGATGATAAAGGTAATACAGAAGTAAGATTACACGATAATTTAATAGCTGTTAAAAATAAAAATGGTGATGAAAAATATTCATTAGCAGGTTATAATTCACAAACAACTAGAGCTAGACTAAATGGTCTTGGGTTTAATGTTGTCCAACGAAAAGGTAAATTATTTGTTGATGATAACGAAATAAATGCTAATGACTGGTATGATATTTTTGGAAATAAAGTAAATTGGTAAAAAAGGTGCGTTTGCACCTTTTCCCATGTACTTTTAAGGTTGTCTTAAGTCTATTTTGGTACCATTACGGTATAAAAATTAGGGATTAAAGAATCCCAGATGAAAGGACAGAAAATGAAAGTACAATTTATAAATTCAAAAGAGTTATCAGCAAATGTTGTTTCTACGAAAAACCTACACAAATTAAATCGCAAAATATTAGTTCCTGGTGTTATTGATATTTCAGGTACTATATACTTAACATCACCTTCTAAAGAGTTACCAACTATTAAAGTAGAGATGGACGCTGTTTTTAAATGTGGTGAATGTTCATCATTTAAAATTAAACATTATGTAGTTAATAAGAAAGTATATGGCAGTGATTCTGAAATATATGATGGGATTTCAAAGTTCTTAAGAAAATATGCAAAACTTATATTAGTATCAAAAGACGAAACTATATTTTTTAATTATACATATACTGGTTTTGCAAAGTATTTTAAAAATAAATAACCTAAAAAAGGTTATTTATGGCTAATAAAAGCAAGTCTAAAGGTAATACCTTTGAACGAACAGTTGCAAAAATGTTATCAGATAATTATGCTGATGTATTTAATGTTGCTCAATCATTTCAAAGAAATATATCTAGTGGTTCTGTGTTTGGTGGTAGTAACAGCTATCGTGGTATGAATATTTTAAATGAGCATACTTTCTACGCAGGTGATATAATATGCCCATCCGAGTTTAAATATACTATTGAATGTAAACATTATGCAACTGCACCATCTTGTAACTCTTTAATTATCCAGGAATGTGCACAATGGGATAAATGGATATTACAAGTTGAAGCTGATTGTGAGATATCAAATAAATTACCTATGCTAGTTGTAAAATATGACAATATAAAACCATTTGTTTTTATAAAACATAATTTTGGAAGTTTTATATTTAAATATAAAGATTATTATGCGTATAATTTTGAGATATTTATAAAAAAACATAAAAAGGAGCTAATTAATAATGTATACTAAATATTTATATGAATCAAGTTTAGATCTTCAATTTGAAGTAACAGATCAGAATTTTGACAAGTCTTTTTTAAATTTTAGTAAAGAACTACCAGTTAGTTTATCTGAAACACTAAAATTAAAATATAATATCAAATTATCACTTAAGTTTCAATCAAAATATGATGATATAGGTATAATAGTGAAGTTAAATGATGATGGTAAATATATTGTATATTCAAATTCTATAGAAAACATAGACAAATTCATTATTTTTGTTGATACTTTAAACCAAAATAAAGGTAATTTATGACAACTTCAGGTGATATAGCTACCACACCTTCTAGATTTACATTAAAGAGAGGTAAAATTAAGCCGAAAATTATAAAATATAAACAAACCAAAACTTTAACCCTAAAAAAACTTAAGTAAAAATTAAGGGATTTTATGATACAATACCTTCAATAAAATTGAAAGGTATTGCATGTTAGTAGATATAATTAACAGCTTAAAAAATGAGAATACAGATGCAGGCAAAATTACAATAATTAAAAATAATAAAGATAATCAAAGTTTTATCAAACTTTTAGATATAGTATATAATCCAAAAACTAGATTAGGAATAACCGATTTTGAATTACCATCTGAAACAGGTAATGACATATTAGATGATATAATATCATCACTTGACCATTTACAAAACGGTATATACAGAGGTAATGATGCTGAAACTTTTGTAATTAAACTTGCAAAACAATTAGATTACGAAAATCAATTACTTCTACAAAAAGTAATAAGAAAGAATCTTCAAGCTGACTTAGGTATTAAAACAGTCAATAGTGCTATCCCTAATTTTGTAAAAAAACCACCTTATATGAGATGTGCGTTATTAAATGAAAAAACATCATCAAAAATAAAATATCCTGCATATATTCAAGAAAAACTAGATGGTCAATTTTGTAATGTAATTATTACTAAAAATAATATTCAATTTATATCTAGAGCAGGAACAGAATATAAATTTAAAAGAGATTTTTCAAACTTACAACAACTAATATATTATACTCTTGGTGAATGTGTAATAATGGGTGAATTATTATGTGCTGAAAATGGTAACATATTTCCAAGAGAGATTGGAAATGGTATTATTAACAAAAGTAGTGAAACAAACCAAACTATAACAGAAGAAGAGTCAAATAAAGTTATTTTAAAAGCATGGGATTGTATTCCTTATAGTGATTATTTGGAAAGAAAATGTAATATACCTTATGAAACACGATTTAACAATGTTCGTAAAATTACTGAAACACCTAATGGGTTTATATATCCAATTGTATATAATATGGTAAACAATATGGAAGAAATAATGGAACATTATAAAAATCTTGTTTCACAAGACCAAGAAGGTGTTATTGTTAAAAATAAATTTGCAACTTGGGGTGACAAAACATCAAATGACCAGCTTAAATTAAAAATTAAGTTTCAAGTAGATTTAAGAATAAAGGGTTATCAATGTGGTAAGTCTGGTACATCTTGTGAAAATACATTAGGAGCTTTAGTATGTGAAAGCGATGAAGGTTTGTTAGAAGTATGTGTTGGAACTGGTTTTAAAGAAAGTGATAGAGATTTCTTTTGGAATAATGATATGATAGGTAAAATTGTTACAGTAGAAGCACATAGAGCAATGGAAAAAAACGGCAAATATTCTTTAATATTACCTGTTTTTATTGAATTAAGATACGATAAAGACGAAGCAGATAGTATTGAAAAAATACTAGAGCAAGAAAAATCAGCAAAATATAAATAAAATAAACTTGAAAGGATGATTATATGAATACATCAACATTATATAATGACAAAGGTAAGGTTGTTTTACAATGGATAAAAAATGCACCAAAATCAATACCATCTGAAGAGGTTATTGAAAGTATAAAACTTGCTTCTAAAAAGTTTAAAAAATATTCACTTAAGAATGTATCTAAATTAAAATCTTTAGATACTAATTCATTAACGCTTTACAATATTTCTGATATGCATTTTGGTATGTTAGCTTTAAAAGAAGAAACTAATGACAGTGATTGGAATTTAGATATAGCATCAAAAACATTAGACCAATTATCAACAGAACTAATAAATGGTGCTGATAAGACAGAAGAGTGTATTATATGTAATTTAGGTGATTTAATTGATATTAATGACTTTACACATAAAACACCAAGAAGTGGGAATGTACTTGATGTTGATAAAAAATTCCCACAAATATTATCAGTTGCTTATAATTCAATTATAAACATGATCTATAAGGCACTTGGAAAACATAAATATGTGTACTATATCAATATTCCAGGTAATCACGATATATTACCATCTATGGCTGTTCAATATATTATAAAAGAACATTTTGCTGGTAATAAAAGGGTTATTTGTGATGAGTCTTTGATGAATATCAAATATCACTCATTTGGAAATGTATTAATGGCTTTTACTCATGGTGATAACATAAAGATGAAAGATGTGGGACAAATTATTGCATTTGACAATAAAGAGAACTTTGTACATTCTAAACATGTATATGCATATTTTGGGCATTATCATGTTGATAAAGTAATAGACACACCATTATGTAGATGTGAGAGTTTTAGAAATTTAGCACCATTAAATAAATGGGCTTCTAATAGTGGTTTTAGAAGAGGAATTGGTACAATTAATTCTATAACAATTCATAAATCATATGGTGAAATTAATAGAAGAACTTATAATATGGATATGATAAATGGAAACTAAATTATTAAATATACTTTTAAATATAGGTAAAAAATATGGGATTTATTTTAAACAAAATCCAATAGAAGATGAACATAATGTAGAAATATTATTATGGACTAAAGAGTCTCCAGAGTCATGGGATAAAATTATAAAAGATATAAAAGCAGAACTTCTTGTTAGCTTTACAAGAAATATAAAAATATCATCTTGGGGTAAAAACTCTGTAAACATTAAGATGAAACTTGATAAACTATATCAAGTAAATATATTATATAATTTAGAAGAACCCAAGCTAAACATAACAATATCATACCCCAAAATAATTAATGAATCTGCCTATGATAACTTTTTATAAATAGATACTAGAAAACAGTATCTATTTAAAATAACTATATATTGCTAACTGTTTCAGAAGATGATAGTTATACTAAGTAATATATAGGTTTAATTTTATTTCCTTTAATAAACTTAAAAATTTTAAATATACTGTTTTTTAGATTTATTTAAAGGAAAGAAAATGGCTTTACTAAGTCCAGGTGTAGAAGTTAAAGAAATTGACTTATCTCTTACGGTTTCAAGTGCTTCATCTAGTTTTGGAGCGTTTTGTGGTATTTTTCCAAAAGGTCCATGTGATGGTGCAGTTTTCATAAATGATATTCCAACACTTGAAAGTGTATTTGGAAAACCTACAAATTCAAATTATAATGATTTTTTTCAAGCGTATTGTTTTTTAAGAAGAGCAGGTAGTTTATATGTTGTAAGAGCTATTGATAAACTTGGAAAATCTACAAGAAAAGATTCAGGTTTAACAATAAATGCTGTATTAAGTGAAAAAGCAACAGAAATAACCTTGGCAGATACAACAGGTTTATATGTTGGACAGCAAATTATGTTTGGTGAAAAAGCTGATGCTAATGTTTATACTATTGCTAGCATTCAAGCTAATACTAAAATAACTTTCACTCCAGAAATACAAACAGGTGATGGTACTGGTAACTCTTCAAAAATTTATATTTGTCACCCATCAATGAATGCAATAGGTGAAGTTTTAAAAACTGGTTCAAGTAATACTATAACAGATGCTAAATTAAAAGAAACGCTTAAAATAATTCCTAATAATGATGTTTATGAAACTTTAGAGCCTTCTATTAAATTTAGTGATACTGAAACAAAATTAAAATTTATTGCTAAATCAGTTGGTTCTTGGGGAAATAATATTAAAGTAGCAGTTGCAACAAAAGCTGATTTTGGAGCAAATAAAAATATTATTAAAGGTATTCCATTAGATGATAATTTTGAATATATTCCAGATACAGATCAAGTTGCTGTAGTTGTATTAGAAAACAACGAAATAAAAGAAACATATATGGTTTCAATTAAAGAAGGTGCTAAAGATTATAATAATAAATCTAATTATATTGAAGATGTTATTAATAGAAAATCATCTTATGTTTATTGTAAAAATAACACTACAATAACTGATCTACCAAAATCTGCTTTGGATTCTGAAATCATAACACTTAAATTTGGTGAAGATGGAGCTCCAACAAAAGCTGATATTATTAGTGGTTATACAGATAATTTTAGTTCAAAAGAAGAAATAGATATTGATATTGTTATTGCAAATGAAATGGCTAATAAAGAATGTGCTGATTTTTGTGTAACTCGTGGTGATGTTATAGGTTATGGTGGTGTTCCATTTAGTGAAGTTGTTGGTTTAAAAGCTGAAGATTGTGTTAAAAATCTTTTAGAATATAGAAGCACTGGTGAAATGAATATTGATAATAAGTATTTTTCATTTATAGGAAATTATGGTTATATATATGATAAGTATAATGACAAATATAGATGGATCAACTTAGCTGGTGCAACAGCAGGATTAAGAGCTTATACAAATCAAGCAAGACAGCCATGGTTTGCTGCAGCTGGTTTAAATCAAGGACAATATTTAGATATTATCAAGCTGGCATTCAATCCTAATAATGGACAAAGAGATCTTTTGTATAAGAGTGCTATAAATCCTGTTGTTAGCTTTCCAAGTTTAGGAATTTGTTTATGGGGACAAAAAACTTGTACTCAAAAACCTAGTGCATTTGATAGAGTAAATGTTAGAATGTTGTTTAATTATCTTGAAAGAAACATAGCTAACTCAGCTAGATATGTTGTATTTGAGCAAAATGACACTCATACTCAAAATATGTTTGTAAGTATGTGTTCTCCGTTATTAACTCAAGTTCAAGCGGGTCGCGGTATAGATGCATTTAAAATAGTATGTGATGATAGCAATAACACGCCTTTGGTTAAATCCAATAATCAGTTTGTTGCGTCTTTCTTAATTAAACCGACTTATGCAATAGAATTTATAACTTTGAATTTTGTCGCTGTAGGTGCTACAATTAGTTTTGAAGAAGCAATAGGCTCAATTTAAACATAAAGGTAGCTATATGCTACCTTTTACCCAAACACCCTGACCACAATCCCATACTTTATGATACCCATTTAGTCTCATATTCTCTGATTCAGTCAAGTTTGGATCAAATTTCTCTAGTTTGTCTTTAAGCTTATGTTTCATAAACTGTTGTCTATTATAAACTACACCATTCTTAAAATAAAAATAACCTGGTTCTGAATAATGACTAAGAGTAAAACCTAATTGTTTATAAACAGAGCCATCAGAATATAGTCTATCTGAATAGCTTATTAGGCTTCCTTTATTGTTTTTATGAAAGTAACTAAGTAATTTGCTAGCACCACCTATAACATTCATACCAATTTTAGTACATAGCCTGATCAGTTCCCAGTCATGTTTACCTGTGAATCTAGGCTTTCCAAAACTCATCAAACAAACTAGTTCATTGTTAAAATATAATCCATAACAAATAGAACTACCAGTGAAGCCTTGCAGATGATTTTCATTAAGGAACTCTTTTTCCTCTGTTTTAGATACTTCTTTTAGTACACATTTTCTAGCCATTATCTTCTTAGACTTCCCTAATTTGTTGTTTATAATACTAGTCCAAATATTTTTCTTTTCATTCCACGATGATTCGAATATATGGAGTAATTGTATTCCTTTAGCCTCACATTCTAATGTCTTACTTAAATGGTAATTCTTAGTTTTGTTACAAGATTCAGAATGCCAGTAATCTCCATTACATTCTATGGCTAATTTATAGTCTGGAATGTAATAATCAAGTTGTTTTTTATCTAGTATTCTGTAAGAATTTCGTATAGTGTTCTCAGGTAATATATTAATAAATTCATTTTCAAATTTACTTGAATTAGGATTACAAATAGGACATTCTATTACACCTTTTAATATGTTTGAAAACATTCTTTCAAAAACATGTCCATTTTTGCATTTTAATACAGTATTATGTCCAATATTTTTTGATACAAGTGTTAAATCATATTGTTTTAACAACTCTACCTTTTCATCATGCTTACATTCAGAACATGATTTACGTTCTAAATCATATATTGTTTTATATAATATGTGTCCATTTTTACATTTTACTTTTATAAAAGATTTACTAACATCTGATAAAATAGTATAACCTTTGGATTTCAACATATTAGTTTTATCATGTATATCACATTGATTACAATGATGTGTACCTCTCTTAAAATGTGCTAAAGTTCTTTCAAAGGTATGTCCATTTTTACATTTTACCTTTAATATCTTATTTTCTCCAAAACCTAAAAATTTGAAATCTTTTGGTATTGCATTTTCAGCTTCACATATATTACATTTTGTTGAACCACTCTTTACAGAGCCAAGAGTCCTATAAGTTATATGGTTACTTCTGCATTTTAGTGTAAATACATTATCATTCTTACCAACTACTTCAAAACCATACTTTTTGAATTCATTCTTAGCATTTTCAAAAGGATCACTACATGTTGTACAGTCATTTATTTTTATTAAATCATAAAAATTTGCAGTTCTTATATGGTTGTTTTTACAACTAACAGTAAAGATATTGCCTTTATTTTCAATAGTTCTAAAACCTTTTTCTTCTAGCATTTTTCTCTTTTGTATAATATCACAATTATTACACTTTGTTGAGCCATTTAGAAAATTACTAAGTTGTCTTTTGAATGTAGCATTACATTTTAAACAAACAAATGTATTATTTAATTTATAATCAAACCCAATACTTTTAATAAACTCTATTTTCTCATCTAATGTCATTTTTTCTCCCTTCACTCTATTTAATCCAAACACCTTGACCACAATCCCATACTTTATGATACCCATTTAATTTCATATTTTCTGATTCAGTCAAGTTTGGATCAAATTTCTCTAGTTTGTCTTTAAGTTTGTGCTTCATAAATTGTTGTCTTGAATACTTTATTTTGTTTTTACAATAAAAATATCCAGGTGCTGAATAATGACTAAATTCGAACCCTAATTGTTTGTAAATTGATCCATCAGAGTAAAGTCTATCTGAGTAACTAATAATACTACCTTTATTATTTTTATGGAAATAACTAAGTAATTTAGATGCACCACCTATTACATTTGTGTTCTTCTTAGTACATAACCTAATTAATTCCCAGTCATACTTATCTGTAAACCTAGGTTTTCCAAAAGACATTAGGCAAACTAACTCACCTTGATAATAAAGTCCATAACAAATACCTGATCCAGTGAAGCCTTGAAGATGATTTGTGTCCAGAAACTCTTTCTCTTCTTTTTTAGATACCTCTCTCAAAATACATTTTCTAGCCATTATCTTCTTAGATTTCCCTAGTTTATTGTTTATAATTGACTCCCATATATCTTTTTTCTCTATCCAAGATGACTCGAATATTTGTAAAAGCTGAATACCTTTACTCTCACATTTTAGTGTTTTATTCAAATGATAACTTTTATCTTTACCCATTTGCTCAGAATGCCAGTAATCTCCATTACATTCAATAGCTAAGTTATGATCTGGTAAGTAGAAGTCTAGTTCTTTATCACCTAGAATCGAGTAGTCATTTTCTATACATTTTGGGAGTATTTCTTTTATTTCCTTTTCAAATGAGCTGATGTTAGAGTAGCATATAGGGCATACATTACATTTCTTTAGATTACTAAATGTTCTTTTAAAAACATGTCCATTTTTACATTTTAGTTTTAAACCATCAGCTATATTTTTACTAATCGGTTCAAGCTCTGCAAGCTTCATATATTCTATTTTTGTATTACTCTTACATTGCTTACACTCTACCACTCCACTGTTAAAATGACTCCATACTCTATCAAAAACATGCCCATGTTTACATTTTACTTTAATTTTATTAATATCGAGTATTGTGTATCCAAGTTTGTTTAAAAAGTCTATTTTGTGCTGTTCATAACACATTGCACATCTTATATTTCCATTTTTAAACTCACTCCATGCACGCTTAAAAGAATGGCCATTTTTACATATAACTTCTAGGTCATTGTTTATTAGTTTAGATTTTACTGAATATCCTAATGAGTTTAAATAAGATAATTTATAGTTATGATCACATTGTATACATGTTATTGTGCCACGCTGAAAATCATAAAACCTTCTTTTAAACTCGTGTCCGCTTTTACATCTAACTATAAGATTTTTGGACAAATCATCTGACACTACTTCATATCCTAAATCATTTAAAAACTTTAACTTTTCAGTTACATTCATAATGTCCTTTCAAGTAATTTCCATATTATATATAATTTTTACTTAAATTATGCTTAGTTAGTTTAAGATAATTTTAAGCAGTTTTATTATACAATAACATAAATTTAAAAAAGTAACATATATAAATAATTAAAAAGATATCAAAGATAATATCATAATTACACTTATCACTTTGTAATATTAGAATAATTGTATTTGAAGTGTTTTTACATTTTAAAGGTAAGAAAGGATTATAATCATGAAAAACATAGAAGTAAAATTATTACATCATACACCATTAGAAATAACAATAGACGCTATAAGAACTTGTTGGGATAGTGGATGCAAAAAAGACAGTGTTTATGAAGATGGTAGATTAGTTTTAGGTAATCAAGATAAAGCATTATTAGATAGGATTGTTAATCATCACAAGCACCTTAGTACAATAGAACATGTATATTATAACTTTTTTATAAAAGGTATTAGTAGAGCGTGTCTCCAAGAGTTAGCTAGACATAGACATGCAAGTCTTAGCGTAGAGAGTACTAGATATACTTTAAAAAAACATTTAAAAAATGAAGAAGAATTTAGATATGAGCAAGACTTTGATAGAGCTTCTAAATATGTAGTTTTAACTGAAGATTTAGAATCTAATTTACAAATATTATCTAATTTGGATAATTTATTAAGATTAGTAAAACAAAATAAGAGTAATGATATTGTAAAATATGCTTTACCTGAAGCATTTAGGACAAATTTACACTGGACTATAAATGCTAGAAGTTTGAGAAATTTCTTAGAATTAAGATCATCTAGTCATGCTTTAAATGAAATAAGAATATTAGCTAATAAAGTTTATAAGTCTTTGCCAGACTTACATAAGCAGACTTTGTTTAAAAATATTATAAAGGAGTAATAATGAGCAATTTAGTATGGAAATATATTTTGATAATAAAAACATAACAAAATATAGTTCGAATAGTTACAAAGTTGAAAAACATGAAGCAATTGGAATATTGATAAGTTTTGAATTGCCTATAAAAGAACTTTTAAATGGGGAGTCCAAATGAGAATAACATTTAATTTTGAAAAAGAATATACATCAACACCTTATGCAAGAAATGCGGAGCATGATAAAGAGAAAAATGGTGAAGATTTTGAGAAAAATTATCTCTCAAAATGGATTGATGAAAAACAAGAAACTTTAATTAAGGTTGATAATCTTGAATTACCGTTTTCTGATGGTTTTGTTGATGCAAGTTTTTGCAAATTAATTCGTCAAGACAAGAAGTTGTTTTACAAATATATTAAAATAGATGACAAGACAGATGATGAAAAAGACTTACTTAATACAATTAAAGAAGTATTAGCAAGGAAATAAGTTTTGATAGATTTTATAATAAATATAGTAAAAGAAAATAAAATCTAGATTTAGGCTTTAAGGTGTATAAAATAGGAGATAGTAATGAGTAAAATAAAATCAAAAGATTTTGCCAATTTCTTACTTTTTAGTTCTAAAAAAGACCTGAGTAATTTAGAGCTACAAGTGTTGATGAATTTAATTTCAATAGATTATGAAAATAAATTTTATAGAAAATTATTAGAAGACGAATTGACTAATTTTAAATCATATCCTTTTAAGATATCAGAAGATGTTTATTGGGAGTTTAGAAATTATGGAGCAGATTCAATAAATAAACCTGACAAGGAAATTAAGTTAAATTTGTCTAAAAGAAAAGTTGAATTTATACTTAACAAACTTAAGTATTATAACGAAAATGGTTATTTTAATAATGTTAGCCTTATACAAAAACATTACCAAGAAGAAAGAAAACTAGAAAAATTAGCTGAAACCCACGCAAAAACCTTTATGGGTGCTGTTTGGTTATGTATTCCTATATTTACTTTGTTAGCTTTATTAAAATATATATTTGGATAAATTATAAGGATTATATTTTATGGTTGAAGATATTCAGCAGTTAAAAGATGATAAAATAAGCTATTTAAATAAACTGTTGCCACAGGATGAAAACGGATATTTTTTAGATATTAGTAACCAGAAAGTTAGCTATGGTAATAATCCTCAACTTTCATACATTAATACTAAATTACCTTTGAAAGAAGAACATATAATAGAGATTCAAAAATGTAGTACAGATATTATCTATTTTGTGGAAAATTATGTTAAAATAAGAAGTCTTGATGAAGGTTTAGTTTATCCTGACTTAAGAGATTATCAAAAAGAATTAATACAACAATATTATGAAAATAGATTCAATGTTGTATTAGCAGGAAGACAAAGTGGTAAATCTGTTACAACTTTATTATACATATTATGGAAATTATGTTTTTGCCCTGATACCATTGTTGGTATTTGTGCTAATAAATTTACTATGGCTGCTGAGAACTTACAAAGATTAATGGATATGTATGCTGATCTACCGATATGGTTAAAGCCATCCGTAAAAGTTTATAATAAAGAGTCATTTGTCAATGAAATAGGATGTAAAGCATATATTAGTGCAACTACACCGGATGCTTTTAGGGGTCTTAGTATCAATTTAATTTTTATTGATGAATGTGTAGCTGGTGACACAAAAATTACAGTTAGAAATAAAAAAACAGGTGTTATTGAAGACATAACAATGGAAGAGTTATATAACAGAATAGGATAAACATGCCAAATTATTTTTCCAGTAGTAAGCCAGGTTCTAATCAGTCTAATATAGTAGATAGTACAAAACCAGGTTTTGTGTCATCTTATCAAAAAAAGACAAAAGAAACACAAGCTATAAGCGAAGAAGCAAAAAATATAAACACTGGCAAAAAAGTAATAAAAGATACAGTTGATGACGCTTTAAAAGAAAAAACTACAAAAGAGCAGGAAAAAGCTGCCCTTGATATAGTTAAACAATTAATGAAAAAAGGCACTCGTAATTTTAAAGCAGAAGACTTTAGATTTAGTAATATGATCTTTATGCAATATGATGCAAAGTTTAAAGATGAAGTATATGATAAAACACCTTTAATTTTAGTATTAAGTACATCAAGAAGTTATGTTTTAGGTTTAAACTTACATTGGACTCCAGTACCACTTCGTATAGCTTTGATAAAAATATTGTTTAAAATGAATAAAGCTGCAATTCAAAAAAATAAACAATTAAAAATAACATATAAAATGGTTAAACCCCTTTTATCTGCACTGCATTTAGGACCAGTTATAAGATTATATATTAAAAAAAGAATATCAAGAAAAGGTATTATAATTCCACAAGACTTATGGTTGGTAGCTGCTAGATTAAGAGCTGAATCATTTAGTGGTGGATATTCTGCTGATAAGTTATATGCAAAAGCAATTCAAAACTATAAAAAATCAAAATCTAAAAATATTCGTAAAAATAGAAAAATGTTTTAAGTTGATTTTAAGAATAGCTATTATATAATATTAATAAATTATTAGTGCTAAGAGAATATTATGACAGTTAATGATAAAATAGAATTTTTAAATGATCTTGGGTATGAAACTATATCGGATAGTTTAGGTCATGACTTAGAAGTGAAATGCAAAAATGGGCATGTTTTTAAAAGATCCTTTAGCAGGTTTAAAAGTGGTTCAACAGCTTGCCCTGAGTGTGAACGACAGGAAAATGTTAAACATTTAAACAAATTAGGTTATGAGGTTATTTCAGAAAATTTATCAAATAACTTGACTGTGAAATGCAAAAATGGACATGTTTTTAAACGAACTTTAAACAATTTTAAAAAAGGTCAATTAACTTGTAATGAATGTGAAAGACAAAGAAAACTACTTTTTATAAACAGTCTTGGATATAAAGTTGTTTCTAAAGAGTTAAATAATGATTTAACAGTAGAATGTCAAAATGGTCATATTTTTAAAAGACCATACAAAGTATTCGAAAGTGGTGTTATTATTTGTACTATATGTGAGAAGCAAGAGAAACTAGAGTACTTAAACAATTTAGGATATGAAGTCATCTCAGACAATTTAGGAAATAATTTAGAAGTAAAATGTAAAAATGGGCATATTTTTAAACGAGCATTTGGCGACTTCAAAAAAGGTTATACAAATTGCCCAGGATGTATAATAAGTGAAAAAACCAAGTTTCTAGAGGATTTAGGCTATAAAATTATATCATATACTTTGGGTGACAATTTAGAAGTAGAATGTAGGAATGGACATGTTTTTAAAAGAACATATAGTAACTTTAAAAAAGGCATGACAGATTGTCCAGAATGCACAAAAGAACACAAAATTAAGTTTATAGCAAACCTTGAGTATGAGATTATATCGGATAACTTAGGTCATGATTTAGAAGTGAAATGCAAAAATGGGCATATTTTTAAACGACCATTTGGTAACTTTAAAATGGGTAATATAGACTGTCCTGAGTGTATAGCACATACTAAAACTAAGTTTTTAAAAAATTTAGGTTATGAAGTTGTATCAGAAAATTTGTCAGATTATCTAGAAGTTAAATGCTCCAAAGGACATATTTTTAAAAGAACATTTAAAACATTTGAAAAAGGTGCTACAGATTGTCCGGTGTGTATGGAACATGAAAAAACTAAAGTTTTAAACAGCCTAGGATATAAAACTATATCATGTAGTAATGTACAATGTAAAAATGGGCATATTTTTAAAAGGGCATTTAGTTTGTTTAGACAAGGTGTTATAACCTGTCCAGAATGTACAAAAGAATATAAAACTAAGTTTTTAAGTAGTCTAGAATATAAAATTATTTCTGAAAACCTAGCAGACAACCTAGAAGTAGAATGTAAAAATGGGCATATTTTTAAGCGAGCATTTGATAATTTTAAAAGGGGTGTAACTTTATGCCCAATATGTTATCCAAGTACAAGCTCATTTGAAAAGGAAATATCAAAACTATTAGATAATCATGTAAGCAATGATTATTCAGTTTTGGGTGATAAAGAACTAGACTTCTACTTACCAAACCATAATCTGGCTATTGAATGTAATGGAGACTACTGGCATTCTGAGAGTAATGGAAAAGATAAAAACTACCATTTGGATAAAACAGAGAGATGCAAGGAAAAAGGAATACAATTACTACATATTTTTGAACACTCTTGGATTGAAAAGAAAGAAATATGGACTAGTATTATTAATAATAAATTAGGAAAGTCTGAGAAAATAATGGCTAGAAAATGTGTTATTAAAGAAGTACTTAAAATAGAGGAAAAAGAATTTTTGGATGAAAATCATCTCCAAGGATTTACTGGATCAACTGTGTGTTATGGACTCTACTACAAAGATAAATTAGTCTGCTTAATGTCTTTTGGAAAACCTAGATTTACAGATAAGTATGACTGGGAATTGATTAGATTATGCACAAAAATGGGATTAAACATTATAGGTGGTGCTAGTAAATTATTGAAATATTTCCACAAACATAACCCTGGGTCATTAATAAGTTACTCAGATAGGCTATATTCTAATGGTGAAATATATAAACAATTAGGATTCGAATTTAGTCATTACTCTAAACCAGGTTATTTTTATTTTAAGAATGGAATAAAATACTCAAGACAACAATTTATGAAGCATATGCTTAAGGATAAATTGGAAGAGTTTTACCCAAATCTAACCGAATCAGAGAATATGAGATTAAATGGGTATCATAAAATATGGGATTGTGGTCAGGGCGTTTGGGTTAAATTAAGTTGATTTTAAGGATAAATATTATATAATTTCGTATATCTAAAAGATATGGGATTTTTGGCTATTGTTGATTAATTTATTAATCTTATTTTCAGCTATTTTAGCTATTTTTAAAGGAAATTATTATGAATGAATTTGACATTTTAACAGGATTTTCAGGTGCAGATTTAATGCAAAAAATGCCACAAAATATTGGCCAAAAAAGTTATGTTGATAACAGATTTTGGAAGCTGTCAAAAAACAAAGAGGGCAGTGGAGCAGCTGTTATTAGATTAATAACAGATAAACATAAAACACCATTCGTTCACATATATCACTATAACTCTAAAAAGAATGTAGGTGGCAAAGATCGCTGGTTAATAGCAAATAGTCCAAGTACAATTGGATTACCTTGTCCTATTCAAGAAGAGTATTTTGAAGTATTAAATAGTGGTGATGAAAAACTGGCAAGATCACTATATGGTAGAAAGGTAAAATACTACACTAACATTTTAGTTGTAAAAGATCCAGCTAATCCTGAAAATGAAGGTAAAGTGTTTCTATTTGAATTTGGAAGTAAGTTAAAAGAAAAGTTCCTAGCTTGGATGAATCCAGATGAAACACAAAGGTCTCTAGGACATACAGAAAAAGAACTATATAACCCTATAAATGGTTATAATATAGAGCTAACTATTAAAAAAGATCCACAATCAGGTTTCTTTAACTATGATAACACAAGTTTAGCACCATCACCTTCAAAGTTAGGCGGGTTAGAAAAAAATGAAGATATTATAGACATAATTCTTAATAAAACTTACGATTTAAGTGAATTTACAAAGCCTGAGTATTTTCCTTCTTATGAAGAATTAAAAGAAAAACTAGAAAGGTTTAAAAATCCTTTTGGCACTAAAACTTCAAGTGTTCCATCAGTGGTTGAAAAAACAAATGATAATCCACCATTTGAAACACAAGAATCAAAACCACAACCTCAACAACAAGTGGTTCAACAACAAAAACCTAAACAAGAAAACAGTCAGGATGATGATTGGTTAAATAATCTTTAAGGTATAAAATGCTACAATTGTAAAAATAATTGTAGCATTTAAGGAAAATAAATGAATATAACACATTCACAATATGAGGTTATGGTTTCTGCGTATAAAAAAGACTTTATACCTAACAAAAATGAAATGAATTTATTAAATTCGTTTATGTTATGTAGATGGATGAGTAATGATATTCATTCTGTTGAGTTTGCTAATTTTATTAACAATCATACCGATATACCTATAAATGTTCAGTATTGGTTTGCACGCTCAATAATGAATAAGGTAACTTATATGGGTAGACCTCCAAAAGAGGATAAACTAAATGAATACGAAGAAGCTGTTAGCAAATACTATAATATATCTTTTAATGTAGCCAAACAGTATTGTAGCATTCTACCTAAAGAAAAACAAGAAGAAATTTTAAATATGTTTAAAGGAGGGAGGATAAAATGAAACGAGATGAATCCATCATAAAGTCATTTAAAAGGGAAATAAATCTACAGACAAGATTTATTAAAAATAAAACAAAATATACACGAAAAGAAAAACATAAGAAAGGGGCTATAAATGGTTTTAATTGATTTTATGCATTTAGCTTTTAAAAGTTTATATGTAGCTGTTGGAAAAGATATGTATAGCAAACAGAAACTTAGTTTTGAAAAATATCATGGTATGTTTGTGCATTTAATATTTAATTATTTAAAATTAGTCCAAACAGAGTATGCAAGAGATTATGGAAATGAAATTGTCCTTGCTTTGGAAGGATCTAATTCATGGAGAAAGTCATATTATCCTGAATATAAAACAAACAGAAAGTTATCGGATGTTTTTGATTGGGAAAACGAAGTATTTCCAGCTGTTAATGAGATTATTGATGTTATTAAAAAATCACTACCATATAAAGTTTTAAGAGTAAAAGGTGCTGAAGGTGATGACATTATTGCTGTATTAGCAAATCATACTGCTAAACCTGTATTAGTTGTTTCTGAAGATAAAGATTTTATGCAATTGTTAATAAATAAACATATAACTTTGTTTAAACCTATCAAAAAAGAGTTCTTTAAAAACATAGAAGAGTCAGAAATAACAAAAACATTAACTATGCATATTTTGCTTGGTGACAAAGCAGATAATATTCCATCAATAATGGAAGGCACAACTTTCACACCTAACTTTATAAAGTTTCTTGAAAATAATGGTATTTTTGAAACAGATGTAAATAATTTCAATAAATTAGAAATATCAAAAACATTATATGATTTATATTCTAAGCAGTCTGAAAAATCACCTTTTAAACCAGCTTATTTTGGTGAAATAGGGGCTAAGAGATTTTTAGAAAACTTAAATGAAAATCTTGAAAAAAACAAGCTTGTTTATGATAATTTTGTCAGAAATAAAACATTAATTGATTTTAGAGAAATACCTGATAATATTAAAGAAAGCATTATAGAACAGTATAATTTAGAAAAGCCAATAATAGATCTTAATAATCTTCTTAAGTTTTTCTTAAAATATAATTGTAAAAAACACAGTGATAGTATAGCTTCATTTAACAGTAACATGGGTACTTCTTTATTTGATGATTGGATGTAATATTAGCAGTCTTATAAATATCTATAAATTAGATATTATAGGACTGTGTTATGATAGAACCAAAAAGAGAGCCTACACAAGACTTTTTTGTATGTTTATTAAAAGAACCTAGATGGATTAGTACTGATGACTTATATCCCATTTTATTAATACCAGGAGTCAATTATCCTGCTGAAATAGCTATGATGCATCCTGATTTTTTCGGTGGCGATGATGTTGTATTTAAGCCTGAACCTCCAATTGATCCAGATAATCCTGATTTATCTAACTATTATACAAAACCAGAAACAAATAGTTTATTAGATAAGAAAGCAGATAAAGTTCATACACATGTTGTAGCTGATATAACAGATTTGAATTTAAATAAATTTGCTACAAAAGAAGAAACATATACTAAACAAGAGATAGATGATAAAATAGATGAAATAGTACCACCTGAAATTGATTTAACTAATTATGCAAAGAAAGATGCAGCTAATATTTTTACAAAAGCTAATATTTTTACAGAAGCACCTTCGGTAGAAGTAGATGCAACACTAGATAATCATGTTATTAGAAAGAAACAGTTTGACAATAGCATAAAAGAAGTTAAAGATTTACTATCTAATGTATTTTCATATAAAGGATCAAAACCTACATATACAGAAATAGAAGCCATTGTTGATAAAAAGATAGGTGATGTATGGTATGCTGAAGATACTGGATATATGTATATATGGAATGGTAAAACTTGGTATGATTTAGGTAAATCTTTTGATGCTAGTAAATTTGTTGATATAACTTCAGACCAAATAACAATAAATGGTATTAAAAAATTCACAGGAAAATTAAAAGCATTAACACCTGTTGATTCTGATGATGTGGCTATTTTGAGCTGGACAACAAAACAAATAAATGACAAAGTTGAATCTGTTATTGGTGATTTAAATTCATTAAATAATGAAGTTTCTAAAGATAATTTAGTTAATGCTATAAATAGTGTAGATGATAAGTTTAAAACAACAGCTAAAATCAATAAATCAAATACATTTACAGGTGATCAAACTTATGTAGATCATATTTTACTGGAATCTGTTCCTTCTGAAAGAAATCATGCAGTTAATTTGGGATACATTTTAGATAATCCTGGAGGTATAAAACTTCCTGATCATACAGCACTTACACAAAATTCTGTTACAGAAATAACTTTTGGATATGCAAATCCAGTATCATATTCTGCACAACAATTAAAAAATGTATTCCTAAAAGATATAGTAGGTAATGAATATAAAGCTATAATGGCAGATAAAACATCATTTACAGAAAATCCTTCAAAGGAAATGGTTGTTATACTTTCTAGAACTGATTATACAAAAAATATAGATGTTAAGTTTGATATAACTAAAACAGTTGATGAGCTTAAACAATATGAGCTTAAAGAAGGAGAAGTTAGAGTTATACTATCTTATGATACTGTATCTGTTTATTCTAGTGGGTATGGTTATGGAGCTATGTTTGCTAGAAACGCTAATAAAAAAGACGGAGATTTAATATATGATTATTATTCTGGAAGTCAAAATGATATAACAAATAATAGAAAAGTATCTATAAAAATAGATAAACTTGGTATTAATACTCCAGATATTGTAAGTATATCTATGACTACAAATGGTTCTGAAAAATTAACAGTAAAAACAGATACACTAGATCCTGTAGAAAATACATACGAATCTGCGGATATGACTTATATTCATACTCCTGTCAGCAAAATTGCAGGAGATATTCTGTATAGTAATATATCTCAAGCAATTAAATCAATACATGTGTTAGAAAATAATATATGTTCTTTAAAGCCTGCAAGTATGGAATTACAACTTGTAAGGCTCAAAGAACTTAATCAAACAATAAATAACATGTTGCAATCTATGTTTGATGAGAGTCCTGTAGCACTAAAAAATGGAGATTACATAGATGTTTCATTTAGTGGTAGTGCAAGCTATGGAACAGGATATTGTGGGTATGTTAATATAAAAGATACTATAAGAGATATTACATATAAATCTTATAAAGTATCTTCAAATGCTTTTGATACAACTAGTGGAACTAAAGTTATTGCAGTTCTCACTTCTGATAACAGTAAAACAAATGTAACTTATTCCGATAGTGTATCAACATTAGAATATTATGAAGTAGCAGAAAATGAGATATTATTAGAAATATCATTTTCAACTGCTAAGCAATATTCTGCTAAATACGGGTATGGAGCTATGTTAGAGTATTGGGGTTCTGTATCTGATCTATGTTATGATTATTATATGGGTTCAAACCTAGATATGAACTGTCCATTTAAAATAACAATACTAAAACTAGGAAGTTCTGTTAAAGCAGATACTATACAAATAGGTGCTCCTACTTTTGCAGGGTCATTAGTTATGCACCTAAGAAAAAATACAAACGATGTTATTAATTTCCTTGTATCTACAGGTGTGAATGTAACAGGAAGAGATGGGACTGAAAGTGGATCAGTATATAATTTAGTAGAAAAATCATTGAAACCATTAAAAGTTCTTACATCTGAAGCACATCAATCTATAAATGGTATAACTAATTTCAATAATAAAGTGTATATGAATATAGAAAATGAAAGAATTACAGACAGCAAACAACTAATACATAAAGAATACCTAGATAAAAATATTACAGATAATGTAGCATATAATATTAGTAATACTCCATTAGTACCTTACAATGATGTTAGTTCTTTAAATACAAAAAATATTTGTGTAAAAATATCTGCGACAACTGATAGCTCTAATTATTCATCTGGTGATACAGTAGTAGTTAGTGATTTCAAGATAAAACTTAAAGGAGATGATGAGTACCTTAAACCTTATGGGGTTGAAGTTATTGATAGAGAAAATAATAAAATAGGTTTAAATTTAATAGGAGATGATACAGTATATAATGATAATGATGCTTTATTATCTACAAGACCTTCTGATTTCAACTCATCTAATGTAGATCTTTCTAGTGGAAGTAACGCCTTAGTAACTGTTAAAACTAATGGAGCTTATGATTATAGTGGAGTTTATGATATACCAAATCCTTTTAGAGAATATAATAAAAAATACTCTTTATTCTTAAGTAATGATGGGTTAAAAAATCCTTATTACCAAGTTGATATAAATAGCTCCAAACAAGTTGATAATATATCTTTTCAATTATTTGGAACTAGTGCTACAAATCCTTTTTTATATTCTAAAGACTGTAAAATTGAATTGTTTATAGAAAATACTATTGTAAAAACCTTCAATATTAAAGGCAGCTCTGGAAATAATAGTCCTGTGAATATTAATATAGATTATAAAGATGGTATGTTTTTAATATCTATTCTTGATTCTATAAATTACATAAATAATAGAATTAATAAAAATGCAGAATTACTTACAGGGTCAGGCAAACCTAATTTTTCATTAAACCCTAACAAAATAGGTTCTCTATACTCTGATACAACTAATAAAGCTGTATATATGTGTATAGACAATACTTCTGGTGCTAATAAATGGGTAAATATAGTAACAGGAGATGAAATTAAACCAAACCTTAGAAAAATAGAAATTACTTGTAATGTAAGATTAAGAAGTGGCCAATATGGTGGTTGTATGAGCGGTGTTAAAATAGGATTTGATAACGGATATGCTTCTACAAAACAAATAGTTAAAGGGTTAAATAGTGGTCAAATATTGCTATCTCTAGATGGGTTGGGTAACCTTTCTGGATATTCTGAAGTCAGTTCTTTAACTCCTAGCAGTCAAGATATAAAAGTTGATGTGGATACTACTGGGATATATAATGACCCTTCATATCATTGCGTTACTAATATATTTAAAGAATACCTTGGCAATGCTGATCAATGTTCGCTATGGTCTGATGCTAGTGTTAAACAACTTAAAATAACTTTACTATCTGAAAAGATTCCTACCAAAATATTATATGTAGGAAACGGATATTATGGTCAAACATCTGTTTCTGATGTAAAAGCTGTATGGTATTATGTAAATGATAACGGAGACAAAATAGAAGGTAATGTAGATAATGATCTAAAGGTAAGTAATAATGTTTCTGAAACAAACGATAGTTCTTATATATATGCGTTCAATATAAATTAGATATGTAAGACTGTATTAATGATAGAGCCAACTAAAGACTTTTTAAAAGCTATTATTTGGAAACATCATTAATACTTTCATTTATATAAGTAAACCTTAAGAATTTCTATGATATACTATCATAAATTATAAAGGAAGTATTATGATAGTATGTAATTATAATGTAGTACCAATTATAATAAGTTTATATAGAAATAAATTTAACATGCAAGAGATTAAAATATGTGGTTATAATCAACTTAATGAATATATTAAAAATAATTCAAATAAGTTTGAAATAATAGGATTTAATACTGATTCTATTAATTTACCAAAGAATGTAGTAAATCTTGAAATAAATTTTAAAAACATACCAAAATACTTACAAAACCCATTAAAATCATATTATGAATGGTATAAAAATAATCAAAGGGATTTTTTATTTGGATATTATTTAGATTTATATTTTAAGAAAAATAAGCTACCAGCATTAGCTGATTTACTTAAAAATAATACAGAAAATAGCATTTATAATATTGTTAAGAATAATTTTGTATCAATGGAATATTCTTTACAGCAAAATATTATTAAAGAAAAAATTATTAATGATGTATATATTATGAAAGGTAATTATAATTCCTTTGTATATAAAATGGTAACATCACAGTATAAGACATATATACTAGATGACGATTTAGGCAAGTTAATAATATTTTCAGGTGATCTTAAGATGATTTATGATAGGATATCTCACTTAAAAATTAATATTATTAAAACCGAAAATTGTATTGTTTTAAATAATGTTGATAATAAACAACAAACAGTAAAATTGATGTTAGGATTATAATGATTAGTGGATTAATTTTAAAAAATCTTATTAATGATGAAATATATTTTGATAAAGTATATTCAATTTTAAAGACTGAGCATTTTATTGGTGTAGATTCTGATATTTACAAAACAATACAAAAACTTGTAAAAGAGTATAATAAAAAACCTACACCTAAAGAAGTAGCTTTAAAATTAAAAGATAATTTTAAAGATGAACAACAAGAAAACTGTATAAACAGGTTTAAAGAGATTATGCTAGATAAACAACATGTATCTCCAGAGTTTCTCAATAATGAAACAGCAGAGTTTATAAAACAAGCTGAAATGAGATCTTGTATTATACAAGGTGCAAAACTTATACAAGAAAAAAAAGATATTGGTAAGATATATGAAAGGTTAGGACAAGCTATATCATTTACAATGGATACTGACATAGGTATGAAAGACATTGATGCACAAGAAAGAGATATATTAAGAAGAGAAATTAAGATTGGTATTTCCACAGGTGTTGAAACATTAGATGAAGTTTTAGCAGGTGGCTATATGCCTAGTACGCTTAATTTTATATGTTCTGTTACACATGGTGGTAAATCAATGTTTTTATCTCATTTTTGTGCAAATGCTATGTTAAAAGGATATAACTGCCTTTATATAACATTAGAAATGCCTTCAATAAAAATTTGGGATAGAATAGAAAGTAATATTTTTAATATTGATATTAGTGAACTAAGGAACTATAATGTTTCAGAAGGTTATGAAAAATTACCAAACTTAGGAAGATGTGTTGTAAAAGAATATGGTGCTGGTAGTTTTGATGTTTTACAATTAAAATCATTAGTTCAAAAAGTAGAGTCATCTTTAGAAATAAATTTAAATTGTATAATAATAGATTATTTAGCACTTATGGCTTCGTATGCTTTACAACCTAGTGTAGGTTTATATTCTTATTATAAAAAAATTGCAGAAGAACTACATGCTTATGCTAAAGAAAGTAAAAAATGTGTTTTAAGTGCAGCACAACTTAATAGAAATGCTTATAATAATTCAAATGCTGATACTAGCACCATAGCAGAATCATTAGGTATAGCTCAAACAGCTGATACTATTGCAATGCTGCATAGATCACCAGAATTAGATGAATTAGGTCAGGCCATTATATCATTTACTAAAAATAGAAATAGTGGTAATTTATCTCAAAAATATGTTGGCATAAACTTTAAACAATCAAGATTTTTTGATATAGATCAACCAGATTAAGGAGGGACTAAGCATAATATAGTATAATTACATTATATTAATTTTTGTAAATATAAAATAAAATTACTAAAGGAGTAAAAATGTTACAGAACTTTGTAGGAAACAGTAGTATCCCATCAGTTTTAATGGCTGCACCATATGGTATAATTGATTCAACGCCAAATAACAAATGGATGGAAGATTTAAAAAAAGATGGTAAATTTACACCAAATATTAAAAAAATTGAAAAACAATTTTTTGAGTTACAAAAAACAATTAGCTCGGTAGCATCAATTTATACAATACCAGCTGAAAAAGGTTTACAGGATTTGGCTTATGTTGCTAATTTAGGTATGATTTTCCCACATTTAAATCCAAATGAAGATCGTAGAGTATTAGTTAGTAATTTTAAGTCAGAACCACGCAAAGGTGAAACAAAAGTAGGTTATGAGTACTTTAAAAAACTTGGATTTGACCCTATTATTATGCCTGATGTTAATGAAAAAGGTGAACCTATGTATTTTGAAGGTGAAGCAGACTTAAAATGGCTATATGGTAATGTGTATGTAGGTGCTGATGGTAATAGAACTAACGGTGCAGCTTTAGATTGGATTGCAAAAACATTCAACTGTGAAATTATAAAATTCCCTAGTATTGATGAATATTTATATCATCTAGATTGTAATGTATTCCCATTAGGACCAGATACAGAGGCATGCTTGGTTAATACATATAATCTTGATAAAGATATTATTAAAGAACTTGAAAAACATGTTGAGGTAATTCCATTAGGTGTTGATAGTCATGATGACCCAGATCAATATGATTTTGCATTAGCAGGAACTACAAATAGTGTATTATTACCTGGTGGTATAGTTATTACGCCATCTGATATTTCAGAGTTGAATAAAAAATCTGATAAAGATCTATATGAAATGGAAAAAGATAAAATTGAGTTTATGGATGAAATCTGTTCTGAGTTAGGATTACAGTTAGTAGTTCAAAATATATCAGGATATTATATTAGTGGTGCTTCATTAAGCTGCAATGTAATGCATCTTAATCAAAGAAGTTATTTAAATTAATTTTAAAGTGGTATTATACCACTTTATTTTATAAGAAAGGAATATATAATGTTACTTAATAGTAAAACTATTGCGCTAGTAAATTCATTACAGCTAATTAATGAATCAATTATATTTTCATCAAAATTAACAGGTATAAAAGACAGTGCTGGTAGTATCATTGCTTTTATTGACTTGGAAAAACTTGAAAATAAACCATTTCCTAAAGATTTTGGTATTCTAAAAATTAAAGAATTTATGGATTTATTAAAAATAATTGGTGAAGATGCAAACATAACAATGGATGATAAAAACATTATTCATATTTCAAAAGATGGGATGAGTTGTAAATATCTTACTACAAATGTTGAAGCATTATCTAATGCTTGTGGTGTAAAGCCAACAATACTTGAAAATGTTAACAATGCTGAGCTAGTATCTTCTTTTGAGTTAGACATGACAGTTTCGGATAAGATTAAGAAAGCTGCTACATTATTAGGATTTGATGATATGGTATTAAATATTGATGATATTATTACTGTTTCTACTTCTGAACAAGGTATAAATGGTAATGAATTTTCATTAAATGTAACACCAAATGTAATAAATTCAAAGGCAAATATTTTCATAAGTATTAAAAACTTAAAAAGAATACCAACAACAGATTATATTGTATCGGTACATAAACATTCATCAAGGCAAGATACATATTTGCTTAAATTAATCCCAAAAAATAATGATGCACTTATAATCCTGATCCCATCCAAAGTTGTAAAATGATACTATAAATAACCTTAAAAGGTTATTTATAGTGATACAATACAAAGATATAAATCCAAAAAACATTGAAAAAGATATAATAAATGTTGATACTTTTTATGTGTCATTAAAAAATATTGTAAGCACTACTATTGGGGATATAGCTGGATTTCCAGAGTTTTCAAATAATGCTCAGCTATTATTTGATCAATATAGCTCAGTTGCATTAGATGCTTATAAGACATCTTTAAAAACATCAATTCAAAAATTTGATTATCGTATTATAGTTGATAATATAAATATTTCAAAAGGAGACGCTGATAATAGTGTATATATTGAAATAAAATATAGAGTTAGAGATACAACTATATCAGATACAGCTAGTATAAAGGTTGGATAATGGCGGATAATATTTTAATTCCATATAATTATGATGATATAAAAGATGAAGTAATAAAATTACTTAAAAATAAAGGGTATAATGCTGATGTAAAAAGTTCAAATGCAAACCTATTAGCAGATATATTATCTTATTTAGCTTATAGTATAAATGTAAATACCTCTTTTCAAGCAGGTGAAATGCTATTATCAACTGCTCAATATAGGAAAAATATACTTATGGGTGCTAGACAATTAGGATATGAAGCATCAAGAAAAGTATCTTATGTTTATTCTTTGGAAATAAAACCTTTGAAAGATGATACAAAAGATAATGATAACGAAGATAAAAGAATTTATTCAATACCCAAATATACAATGTTTAACAGTGGTTCAAATACCTACTATTATATGGGTAGTGATATTGAAGTTGAGTTATCTAACAAAGATATAACCACTGGAAAAGCATCTACTATAAAAATAGATGTAAAGGAAGGAATTTTACATAAATGGGACAAAAATAAAGACACACAAGTTTTTACTATTAAAGCTATTGAACAAAATAGAAGTATAAAATCTTCAAATAAAATATCATTATATCAGGACAACATAGAAGAAAATGGGCTTGAGGTTTTTGTAACTTATATTGATATCGAAACTGGAGATAGTAAAGTTGATGAGTATTGGGAAAAGTCAGATCAATTTATGATAGATGCAGATAGTGATACAAATAAAAAATATTTTGTTTTAAATAACATAGATTATAGTGGTGTTGATATCTATTTTTCAATATCAGGTATAGGTACAAATTTACTACCAGGAAGTACCGTAAAAGTTACATATTTAGAATCTAAAGGAAGTAGTGGTAAATGTGGGGACAATTTTGCATTTTCACAAAATACATATCCTTTTAATCTCATGGAAATTGATAAATTTGAAACAAAAATAGTTGGCACTGATGAAGAAACCAATAGTTCAATAAAAGAAAATGCTCCTATATTTCATAATTCAGCAAACAGGGCAGTTACAGTAAGAGATTATATTGCAATCTGTAATAGATATACAAATATATATCAAACCCAAGTGTGGGGTGGGGATGAAGAGCAAGTTGTACAACTAGGACACATTTGGTTTTCATTTATCCCTGAATACCGTAATCAAGATTTTTCATTAGATGAAACAACACAAACATATTCATTAGTAAACAAAAATGATTCATATTACTTAAAACAAAGTGAGTTAAGATCTAATACATTAGATAAAAATGGATATTTAGTAAATAAAGGTATATTTGATGAGTTAGATTCTTATAAAATAATGACTATGGAATTACACAATAGATATCCTATATATATGGATTTTGATTATGAAATAAGGATAATCAAACAAAATATTGTAGTTTCGAAAAATGAAACACAGGATAAACTATTTAATATTTTAAAAGATTATTTTAAATCAGATATAGAAAGTTTTGAATCTTCTTATTTTCATTCAAGTGTTATAAAAAGGTTAGGAACAGAATTATATGATTTATCAGGTATACAAGTAGATGTTAGTATGAATATACCTTTGTATTTAAGAAATAAAGAACCAAACAAAGATATTTTATATATTTATCTGGCTATACCTTTTGAGCAAATAATAACTAAAACACAGGATGATCAAAATGAATTACATGTTAACTTACTGCCACAAATAAGTTCGGATGACTTTGGTGGAAAATTAGAAGTGGATTTTAAAAATCCTATAAAAGGATTTACAGTCATAGGAAGTTCTAATGCTATAATAGGTACTTTTGATGTAGGAAATGGTCAATCAGCAGTTTTCAATGGTAAAAATGTTGTCACTTCAGATGGATTAATTATAAAGAATACTAATATAAGTTTTAATATATTTGCAAATGGAACAATAATAGGAACTTATAAAATAATATATGATAATAGAAGAAGGTTTATAGTTATAGAAATAACAGATAGTATAGTTTTAAGCAGTCTTGATAATATAACTCCAAAATATATAAGGGTAAAATATTCTGATGATAACCTATCATTTTATAAAAATACAATAGCTAGATTATCTTCAGTAAAATTTGTAAGTGAAAGTGATGTTATATGATAAATCGTGTTGATTTACCCAACATTTACAATGAAAATAAACTGCATAAAGATAGTGTGGAAGCTCTATATGAAGTTTTAGATGAGTTAAATCCATATTCATTAGATATATATAACATATTTAAAAGACCTAATGATAGTATAACAGAAAACATTGTTAAAATATATGCAGAATCATTATATTATGGTATGCAAAAAGCATTGACAAATCCAGTTGTAATTCAGAGAATGAAAGAAAAAATAGGTACAACTGATAATTACCAACCATTTGATATAAAAGAATTTTATAAAAAATTATTAAAAGATTATTTTGTTAATTTTACAAGTTTTAAAGAAAAAAAAGGTCTTGATGTAGCAATAGAATATGCTTATAATATTATATTTACATCAGGACTTCAACCTGGTTTAGATGTAAATGGTTCAAGTGGTTTTAATTTAAAATGGGGTACAGAAGATAACCCTAATGAGCCGTTTTTCATAAGAATAGAAGGCCTACTAGATCCTATATTATATGAAGGTAGTGTTAAGTCAATAGCACATCCAGTTGGTTTTGGTTATAACTATGTTATAAGTCTTGTTTTAGAATTTATAGAGTATATAGATGATTTAATTAACTTCAATGTAAAAACATTAGAAATTGTTTCAACAAACTATAGAAAAGAGTTTGATAAAGATAAAGTAGAAGATATCTATACCTCTAAAAATATACAAAACCAAGAAAGAATAGTTATAACATTTAATGATGGGAAACAATTAATAAAAGATTTTAATGGTTCTATAACATATAATGAAAAAGATGGTAGCGTAATAGAAAACTGGAATAATACATACATATTAAAATTAGATTATGATATTTCTCTAAAATTTAGATTAAAAGATGAATTTGATAATTCCGAAAACAACCTTATAGTATATGATTGTGTATGGAATAGATTAAACAGTTTTGATACGCCTATTATAGGTGAAGCCATTGTAAATAAATTTAGAGTAGCTGATAAATATTATTCATCTCTTGTAATTGGTAAAATTGATGATAACACTATTTACACATTACCTGATGATCCTATCAAATATACTCCAGATAAAATGCCATTATTTCTTACAAATGCTATAAATAGAGGTTTATTTGAACATATACATGATGATATAGATTTATACTCAACTAATAATTTTACAGATAATGTTATAAATGAAAAAGGTATTAGTAATACCGTTGGAAATAAAATAATAGTGGGATCTTTTAAAGTTGGATCACAATCTGAAAACCCAGAAGGTGGTGTTATCCTTGATGATTCATTTAGTATTGAAAGAGAGATAATCCCAACAGAATATTCTGAAACTGTTACAAAAAATCTTAAAACTAATTTTTATACAACTATATTGGATAACTTTGATGAAAAAGTTGTTAATGATGATATAAAAATAACAGTTGGTTCGTTTAAAGTAGGTAATATAAATATAGGAGCAGAATATATTGATAATGGTGTTATATTAGATGACGCTTTTGATATAAATATTTTAAAAATAAGGAAAAATAATGGTAGAATCAATTAATCCACCAAAAGGATATTTTAAAATTGAATTATTAGATAAAGATAGAAATGTTATAGATACCTTTGAAAAACATAACTTAGTTGTAAATGGATCAAGACCTGTTCTAGCTTCACACATGGCTGGTAGAAGTACAACTCCAGTAAATAAACTTGTTTTAGGAACTAGAGGACATATTGGTAATAATCTGATGATGCCAAAAACAGCTAATGAAGGCTTTACAGCTGCTAGAACTCAATTATTTGCTGAAGAAGAAGGTGAGTTTTGTTATAATGTTAATTTTACACCACCACAATCTGATGGACAAGCTGTTGTTACAGAAGATGATGTAGGTGCTGGATCAACAGTTGAAGTTACTAATAGTAATAATACAATTACATATAGAATAGAACTTTCAACAACAGCTGGTAATGGAACATTAGGTGCTGTTGGTTATACAGAAGCAGGTTTATATGCAGGTAATGATTTATTTTGTATGCGAACCTTTGCTGTTAGAAGTAAAGATGTTTCATCTATATTAAGAATTACTTGGACATTAATATTCTAATATGTCTTTATATAATATTGATAGACTAAGAAGCTCCCTTAAACAAGGGGGTGCCATCAATTCAAAATATAAAATTGACATAAAAATACCTACCCTATTGAGGTCTCTACCGTTTTTTAAAACAGTAAATATATCAGGTGAATATTTAAGTATAATGGCTAATAGAACATCTATTCCAGGTAAGTCTATGAGTACTGTAAAAGTGTATCATCGTGGGCAACCATTTGTTATAAGAGGTGCAGCACAATTTAATAATACACATAAAATAACATTTTATAATACACCTGATATGGATATTCATCAATTATTTAGTGATTGGATTTATAGAATTGATAGTTTTGATAGTACAATTACACAATCAATATTCTTAGGTAACTATGTTGGTTTTAATAGTGTAGGTGCTGGTTATATGAGTGATATAATAGTATCACAATTATCATCTGATGGTAAAACTGAAACTAAATTTAAACTATGTTATACTTTCCCTATTGATATAGCTGAAGTTGAATTAAGTGCTTCTGGAAAAGAAATATCATCAACAGAAGTAACATTTGCCTATACATATTGGGAAAGAGTATAAATAATACTAAAAATGGAGATAAATTAAAATGCCTTTATATACAGTTGATAAATTAGCAAATGCTCTTAAAGGTGGAGCAAAAAGTGATAAATATTTTATAGAAATAGGTACTCCGTTAGGTGCTCCAGAAGTAGCATTTACAGAAGAGGATATTATATTATGTAAAACTGCTAGTTTTCCAGAAAGAACTCTTGGAGAAGTTGAAGCATTCGTTCAAGGTAGAAAATTAAAATTACCAGGTGATTCAACATTTGATGCAGCTTGGAGCCCAGTATTTTATCAAACACCTGATCATAATATTAGAGCGAAATTTTTAACATGGATTGATAAAATTGATGTGTACAAAAACAATTATCATACTTGTGATCCATATAGTTTAATGGTTACAGCTAAGGTTCATCAAGTTAATTGTAATGGTGAGCCTGTTGCAACTTATGAGTTTTTTAATGTATGGCCATCAAAAGTCGGTGAAATAGAAGTGGCAGCAGATAAAACAAATTCTATACAAGAATTTACAGTTGATTTTACATACTCACATTGGGAAAAGATAGCTTAATTAAATAAGGTATTTAATGGGGCTTGAAAGTGGTGAGTTAAGAAATGAAGCACAAGGTGGATACAATCCACCTTTTGAGTTATCTACTTATAAACACCAAGTAAAATTTACACCACCTAATAATTTTGAAAGTTATATAAAATGGGAATTATTAGGTGACATTCCTTTACATTTAACTATAAATGAGCAAACAGGTTTAATAACTGGTAATATAGAACTTCTTAGTAAACAGCCTTCAGCAAAAAATGCTATATATGAATATCAATTAATGAAAATAGATGGTAGTAATTGGAGACATTTGGGTATATTAAAAAATGGGCAAACTTTTACATTCAATTTTCAAGTTAAACTTACTTATACAGTACAAGCAAATTCAGGAGGTTCTAGATTAAGTAATACAGTAACAGAAGTAAGCGATGTTACTATTACCATATTACAAGACAATGATATAATAAGCACTTTATTTTGCAAAAATTATATTGATGAAGCAAAATTTCCTTTAAAAATCGGAGATAAAGTATATACTGATGCTGTTGAGTTTATGAAAAATCATCCTAATAAAAATAATTTTAAAATAAATTTGGTTTAAGTTTATTTTAAGTAAATTATGATATAATTCTGATAAATTGATATTGAAAGGATAAAATTATGGAAAAAAATTACAACACATTTTTAAGAAAAAAAAGTGTTACAATTAAACTTAATGATGATCTGAAAGATAAACTTAAAGATACAATAGAAAACATAAATGATTATGATGTTATTAAAATTAAATTAGGCAGAACATTTTTTAATCAGAAAAGATACTATAAAATATATGCTAGAAAAAAACTTGGTTTTTATAAAACATTACTTTCAGAAAATGATGATTCATACTTCTTTATGGAAAACACATCAAAAATTATACGCAGAGTATTTAATGAGTATGATGTAAATTGTTATAATCTATATCCTAGTAAAAAATACAGGTATGGTCTTAGTATATTTATGCTTATTTGCTGTAGTATAATTTTAATAGCTTTGTCATTAGGTGTAGGTGCTTTATCATATATTTTTAAAGGCTATTTTTTGGCATTTGGTTTTAGTTTATTTTAAACAGGTAACAAATGGATAAAATAAAATTTTTAAATAATTTAGGTTATGAAGTTGTATCTGAAGACTTAGTTAGAAACTTGTATGTAAAATGTAAAAATAATCATATTTTTAAAAGAGAATTTGGTGATTTCAAAAAAGGATATATAAAATGTCCTAAGTGTGAAGAAAAGCAAAAACTAGAGTTTATAAAAGGATTAGGTTATGAAGTTGTTACTATGGATAAAAAAGGAAAGTTATTACTTAAATGTAGAAATGGACACATTATAAAAAAGTATTTTGGTAACTTTAAAAAGGGAACTACTACATGTAATGAATGTATAAAAGAAGAAAAAATTAAATTTATAAAAAATTGTGGTTATGAGCCAGCGTCAGAAAACTTAGCACATGACTTATTCATAAAATGCAAAAACGGGCATATTTTTAAGAAAGAATATAATGATTTAAAAAAAGGATACATCAATTGCCCAAAATGTAATGAAGAAGATAAGGTAAAACTTATAACTAGTTTTGGTTATACCATAATAAATCAATATAACTCAGAAGAATTAGAACTCATGTGCAAAAATGGTCACATATCCAAGAGAATATTCAACAATTTTAAAAAATTCCCATTATGTAGTGAATGTGTTGAAGATAAAAGAACATTATTTATAAAAGAGTTAGGTTATAAAGTAGTTGGAAAAAACTTATTTGAATGTAAAAATGGACATACTTTTAGTAGAGAAGTAAAGAGCTTTAGAAAAGGATGTGTATATTGTCCTATATGTAACCCTTCTACTAGCTCATTTGAAAAGGAAATGTCTGAATTATTAGGTAATTATATAAACAATAACTACTCAGTACTAGGTGATAAAGAGTTAGATTTCTATTTACCAGAACATAACTTAGCTGTAGAATGTAATGGAGATTACTGGCATTCTGAGCAAATGGGTAAAGATAAAAATTATCATTTAAACAAAACAGAAAAATGTTTAGAAAAAGGCATACAATTACTACATATATTCGAATCATCTTGGATAGAGAAAAAAGATATATGGAAGTCAATTATTAATAACAAACTAGGAAAATCAAAAAAGATAATGGCTAGAAAATGTACTTTAAAAGAAGTGCCTAAGACAGAAGGGAAAGAGTTTTTAGAAAGCAATCATCTCCAAGGATTTACTGGATCAACTGTGTGTTATGGATTATACTACCAAGATGAGTTAGTGTGTTTAATGTCATTTGGAAAATCTAGATTTACAGATAAATATAATTGGGAATTGATTAGATTATGTACTAAGAAGAACACAAATGTAGTAGGTGGTGCTTCTAAATTATTGAAACATTTCGAAAAAGAAAATGAAGGTTCATTAATAAGTTACTCTGACAGATTATATTCTGATGGATCAATTTATAAACAATTAGGGTTCGAATTTAGCCATTATTCTAAGCCAGGTTATTTCTACTATAAGAATGGGACTAAATACTCTAGACAACAATTTATGAAGCATAAACTCAAAGATAAATTAGAGAAATTTGATCCAAACTTAACTGAGTCAGAAAATATGAATATAAACGGGTATTATAAAGTATGGGATTGTGGGCAAGGTGTTTGGGTAAAGAATAGGAAAGGGATATTATGCCACCAGTAACTAGATTAGGAGATATAGCATTAGGACATAGTTGTTATCCACCTTCTCCTACAATAGAAGCAAGTTCTAATGTTTTTGCAAATTCAATAGCTGTTCATAGATTAGGTGATAAAATACAACCACACGCATGTCCTGACACACCACCTCATGGTAGAAATAGTTCAAGTGGTAGCACAAGTGTTTTTACAAATTCAAAAGCTACTTGTGGTATAGGGGATGCTGTTAATTGTGGAGGTATAATCGCTCAGGGGAGTAATAATGTTTTTAGAGGATAACAATAAACAACTATCAAAAGTTTTTAACGATAATATTATTATAAAAGAAGATGAAAAAAATATTTACATTAAGTTTAAAAAGAATATAATAATAGAATCTGATAACAATGTTATTTTTTTAGCAAAAGACTACATTGTTAATTCAGCTAAAGAAATTCATTTAAATCCAGATGTAAAAATATCTGTTGATGATAATGTTGATGATATTATTAAAAAAATAGATGACAAGAAAAATGAAATTAATATTAGTGTTGAGAAACTAACACATAATCACAAACATTGTAAAATTAAATGTTTTTTTAAAAAATTATTTAATTTAAATTAATATTTGATGCTTTAATATTAGCATTTCCAGTAACTGTAATATTACATTCGCCTTTAATTGTAATATTACAGTCTTTATCAATATTTATGGTGTTGTTTCCTTTAATATTTGTTGTATTATCTTTATCAACAGTTAAGTTTTTATTTTCTTTTATATGTGTTGTATCATTCTTATCTATAACAGAAGTTTGGTTCTCTTTAACATTTAAGTTTCTATCTTTTACAACATTTATTGTTACTGTACCTTCTTTATCAACTAGAATTTCTGTACCAGTTCTATGAAATATATGTATTCTTTCATCTCCATTTGAATCATCAAATTCCATATAATGCCCTGATTCTGTTTCAAATACTTGATTCTTTAAGTATTTTTCACCTTTTGATTTATTATTTGTATCAGGTTGATTTTTATAATCATTTAAAGGATATTGACCTGTAGGATCTTTAAATGATTGTAATTCTTCATTTTGATTATTAACACCTTTTAAAACACCTATTATAATAGGTTGATTTCTATCATTTTGAAATAAATGAACTAATACATAAGCACCTTTTTTTATAAAACTTGTAAAGCCCATACCAGAAAACAAAGAAAAATCCAATGAAGTAGCCCAAGGTAAAGTTTCAGTAGGTATAGTTTCATCATCTATACCAATAATTCTTACCCTATATCTTTGAGATTCTAAAGGATCTTTATCATCTTCAATTACACCTTTATAAAAAGGTAGAGTTTGTGTTAATATTTTAAAATTCTTTTCATTTACTCTCATACAGAACCTATTCTTCCTAATGTTATTGTTTGTGTAAAAACATTACCAGATGATATATGATCAACTATTTTAGTTATAAAATATTCACCAGTAACATAAGGCATTTTTGATTTTAATGTTTCAATAGATGAATTTGCATCAAAACTTACTTTACACATTAAATTATGGTTAAACATACCAGCCACATTTATATTTATAGCAGAACTTTCTAATATTTCAGTATTATATATTGAATCAACTATATTATGTAAGTATGGGAATATTTTTATACCTTGAATACCATCTTTGTCATTTATTGTTAAACTTGTTTTTAAACCACTTTTACCATGTGATATTTTTGTATTATGTTCTTCTTTAGTAATTTTCTTTGAATCAACTTGATAAGTTATAGACGGTGGTAAAATTGCATTTTGAGTTAACATATCACCTTGTATTAATGTAAAGTCTTTAACAGAATAAGGTGAATATTCTTGTGTTTGAGTTGGTGAAAACTTTACTACTTTTGATAGATCAGGTGATAACTTACCTATATTATCAGTAGGTATAACAACAATACCTTTTCTAGTATTAATAATAAGTAAGTCATCAAATTTTTGCATATTATTTAGAAGATATAATAGATTTTTATTACCTTGTATCACATAATTCTCATAGGTATTTTTAGGTGTATCTTTTATAATAACATTTAATGGTGTTGAAATTAAATCAGACTTTGTACTAAAAATATCTTTAATAACATCTGTTGACTTTACATTGTTGTATCCTTTTGAAATAAAAGTATTAGCAAACATATTATAATATTCATCAACTAACTCAAACTTTATAGTGGCAACAGATTGACCTTCAAAATCTCTGTCTATTTTTGTTACCTTAAATACTCTTTCAAACTTAATATTAAAGTGATCTTTTAATGAAACTTTAAAACATATTCCGTTATGTGGTGGTAAAAGTTCTGTTATTTTTTGGGTATCATTAAAAATAACATAACCTTCAACGCATAAATCATTATAATCCCAGATTATTGTAAAATCTGATATATTAGCTGGGTCTAGTGGTAATTCAGATTTTTTATTATTTGAATATAAAAGTATTGCATAATATGCTTCAGGCATAATTTTAAAATCAGAAAACATTTAACATATCCTTTATGGATTCTTTAAACTGAGGTATAAATTGCCTTTTTATAAAAATAACTTTCCTTCTTGATTCATTCTTTTTTTGTATTTTTGATAGTATTTGATTATATAAATCTTCAGGTTTAAAATTAGGTGAAAAATATTCTTGTTGTTCTTTATATTGATTTTCAGCATTATCACCTACCCAAGTATCGCCTTTAGCAAAATTAAGAATGCCATTTTCACCAAAGTTTAAAATCATCAAAATATCCCATAAAGATGAATCATTATATTCTCTTAATGCTAATACTTCAAATCTAACATTATCATTCATTTCTTTAACATAAAACATTGATAAGTTATTTTTCATAAATTCTCTTAATTTTGGTATATTTACTGAATATGTAGGAGATAATGAAAATCCATTGAAATCAACCATTATTTTATTATTTAAAACAGAATTTTTCATAACTTGCCCTTGTATTATAAATTAACTATTTTCATCTTGTGAATATTTATAATTTAGTTCCTCTTCTGTTAGTCCTATATTAGGTTCTGATATTTTTTCATTCCCATTTGGATTTGATGTATCAGTTGTTTCAACAATATCTGATGTCATTCTTAAAGGTCGTTTTTCTTCAAATTGTAACGCAATAGATAAATCTCTTGGTAATCCGTTTCCATATAAAGCAGATGCCTGACCCATGTAATTAATATTACACATTTTAAGGTTCAACTCAGTTTCTCCGTTTTCTTCATGATTTAGCTGTAAAAGTTCATTTAATACTTTTTTAAGCTGTTCACCTTTAGTTGGATCTTTAGATCCAAATTCTATTGTAAAAATATAATCTTGTGATATTAATAATCCAGTTTTATCTGTACCCAATTGAGTCCCAGTCATTATTGATTTTAACTGTAATAACGCCTTAACAATATCCTCTGCATGTTTTGCATTATTAGGTAAAAGAATAGTTTCAAAATTAAATACCCTATTTGGTGTTCCATTATATGTATTAATAATATGAGGGTCAGTCCTGATATTATTCCGTTTTAGTAGATTATACCCAAAAGGTAATGCTGCACCAGTTGCCATTCCAACTATAGCACCACCTTTTTTAATTTTACCTTTAACTGTAGACATTTTATTAGGTTTTGGTTTGTTAGATTTTATTGTATGTGGTGGTACTTCTGTATTATGTACTTTTTTAGGGCCCTTTTTAAAAAAATTCGCAAATGATCTTATAGATGCCATAATTTTATTATCCTATCATATCACCTATTGGATCTATTTCATCTTGATTAAATTCATGGCTAAATGCTTCTGCTAAAGATGATGGTATAGGTAATATCCAAATGTATTCACATGGCACACCAGGTTTTAATTTAGGTCCTGCCTCCCAATTAGATGGGTTTATAATATTTGAAATATTATTCTCTGCCATGTTTAAAATATTATCAAATGCTTTTGATGGATCATCATCTAAAATATCATTAATGCTATCTTTTATACCCGATACATCACTTCCTATTTTATAAGCTTTTATAGCAATATAATCTCTAGCTTGTGAGTCACCTATTAAATCAAATATTTGGATAGTTTGTGTATCATTCATAAAATTGCATCCTTTCTATTCTTTATAAATATCATCTTCTTTCAAAGAAGTTTCTGATTTACCTTGATCGTTATATAGGCTATTTATTTTCTTTTCCCAATCATCTCTCCATAAAGGTTTCCTTTCAATAAATTGAATACTAAGAGAAAATTCAGTCGGATTACCATCATGTCTCAACATTAGTTGCCTTGACCCTATATTAGTATTTATCAAAGATATAAAGAAACCTTCTGTAACATCTCTTGAAGCACTTAATAGGTTTGAAACTAAAGGTGTTTTATCATTTTGTAATGAGATAATTTCTATACAAAAAATGTATTTCATAATCAAAAAGTTCATAGGTATTATATTTCCTACACTACCTAAAGTAATAGGGTTCCTTTTAGCTTTTGTCCAGTTTTTTAACTTACTTATTTGAGCAACATAAGCGTCATATTGTTTTCTTGATTTTGGTATTATATTCCAAGACATATCTATATTCCTAGGATTTGATGACCTATATATTGATAAGATATTAGGATCTAGTTGAATACCACTTCTTTTTAATGCTTGTTCAGATATATTTTTTATAGAAGTTTGACCTGCATAGCTACTTGCTTTTGAAATAGCACTACCTAACAAATTCATAGACTGTACTTCATATGATTGTACATATTGGTCTGATAATGAGTTTGGTAGAGGGAAATAGAATGTCCCAGCAGCATCTGTTGATATAATAGCAGAATCCCTATCAATCATTAGCTCAACTGTGCGTTTTAATATATTACTTGAAGTTTCGGATAGCTGATCTATAGATGAGTACTCTCCTTCTGAGTTAATATTAGTTGATCCGCTTTCATCAACTTTTTTTATCAAATCATCCCAGGAATCCATAACTTCCTTCCCTATACCTAAATTATCAATATCGTAAGCTGTTATTTTAACTAAATATTTTTCATTATCTAATCCAGGTATATTAATTACTTCAGCCATGTTATAATCCTAATTTCTTTGTAATTTCAACTGATTTGACAGCATCAACAGAAGGTTTATCACCGTCTCCATTAGTAGAAGATTGTTTATTATTTATTAAATTAATACCTTTTTGAAATTGATCCTTTGATAATCCTGACATTTCAGTAAATTGTTCGTCTGTATCATTTTGTAACATATTTTCTGTTAATTCAAGACCAGTATTTGTTAAATAGTAATCTTCTTTAGTTCCATCATCATATGTTTTTGTTTTCTTGGTAATAAAATTACCATCTGATGTATAATAGGTATTATCATCTTTTCCTTTTTTATAAGTTATATTTTTTGCCTTTTGGGTTTTAACATCATAAGAAGTTGCTATTTTTTTCTCCTCATAACCTATATCTCCGGGAATAGATACTCCATTACCAGCATCTTTGTATCCTATATCTCCAGGAATAGATGCACCTTTATTATTTTTTGGTGTAAACTCATCACCCAATCTCTTTACTTCTTTATTAATTTCAATTGTATCCTCTGGAGCATACTTTCTTGATATATTAGAATGATTAATAGGTTTTGTTTTTATATCTGTTATAACTTCTTTATTAATTTCAATTGTATCCTCTGGAGCATACTTTCTTGATATATTAGAATGATTAATAGGTTTTGTTTTTATATCTGTTATAACTTCTTTATTTGCAGTTGGTTCAATAGTTTTTGTATCTGTTATAGCTTTATTTGTGGTTGGTTTAACATCTCTTGTATTTGCTTTTATAGGTTTTTCTTGTTTTATATTAGAAATATACATAGATCTACCTATATTTATAGAATAATATTTACCAGAAGTAGAAACTACTGTATTTGTAGATAATTGTTTTTTTATGTTTGTATTGATTGAAGTAGTATTTATAGGTTTTGTTTTTTGTAATGTATTTGCTTGTTTCTTTTTAGTTTCAATGATATCAGCTTCAAGCATACCATCACCGTTTTTATCAGTAATGTTTTTTGGTTGAACATGCCAAGGTTCCTTATTTGGTATAGGTCTCCAAAAATCATATTTTGAAAGCATTCCACTAGAATCTAATTTTATTGCATCTGCACTATTAATATCTACTGCCATACCATATTCATGTAATGAATATCCAGGTCTGTTTGCAGGACTACCCTTACCATTTATAAAATTATTATATAATTTTTGCTGTGATTCCATACTTCTATAACCAGAAGTTACAATAAATTGTTTTTTATATGTATTAAAATAGTCATAAGCCATTAGATTTAAATTGTATAAAAGGTTGGAATCCAATTTTCCTATACCAGTGTTAAATGGTTCAGTACCACTATATGAAAAATAATATTTAGATGGATCAAAACCTTCTAAAGTAAGACTTGACTTTGTTGTAGTAATACCATATTTTTTAACATGAGCAACTCCTTCTGATGTTAATTTTGCCCTACCTACATGTTTTTGTAATACAGAATTTACTCTTCCTACTATAGTAGATGGTGTTGAAACATTTGCAGTATTTTTTTCTGTTTTCTGTGGTTCTATATCAAATTGACTTAAAACTGTCTGATTTTGAAGTTTTTTATTCATATTAAAAAATTGTGCTTTTGTCAACCTATTAAGATCTTGTACATCTCCAATATTATAACTTTGTGAAGCACTTTTATCATATACTACTTTATATAATTTATCACCAAATAGTGATGTTTTTTGTTTCCCTTTTTTGTCTTTTAATGGTTCTAAAGAATTGTCCAAAATCATTTTTTTAAAATCATTTAATATATTAGATGGTAGGACATCATCTATGTTATCATTAAAATCATCATATGTTACTTCATAAGAATTTGAAAAATAATACATTGCGTTGTGTACAAGTCTTATAAATCCTTGTCTTACATGTTGTTTTCCAAATATTGAATTTTTTACCATTGAATATAGTTTTGGATCTTTTTCCTTCATTAAACTTAAAGATTCAAAATAATAATTATCAACAAATTTATTAGTTTTGGCTTGAGTTGTGATATATTCAAAAATAATTAGTAAATCAGGTCTTAATTTATCGTAAGTTTCTGAATTTTTTGATAATAAAGTTGGATCCATGTTATCAAGATCTGTATATAAGTATATAGGTAATCCATTAACTAAAACACTTCCATCTTTTTTTATTTTTTCAGCTATACCTAAACTTAATTTCATTATACCATCTTTAGCCATTTTAAAAGTACTAACTATAATATCTTCAAATATAAACACAATTGCATTTTTAAGCATAGTTTCAAGTGTATATAGCTCATTATTTTCTTCTGTTTTTAAAGCTGCACCAGCAGATATTAATGTAACATTTACTAATCCACCTTTACTAAATACTAATTTTGGTACAACAGTAATAACTCTAGAACCTGATCCTACTAACCTTACAGGTGGGAATAACATTGCAACAGCACCTAATGTTTTTAGGATGTTTATTCCCATTTGTTTATATAAAGACTCATTATTAAATCTTCCATATAAAATCATATAATAAGGGATTCCATTGTTAGACATATAATCTAGCAAAGGTTTAAATGTATCTTCAGTATAATTTAATATTTTAATAATAGTTTCAATAGAAGCATCTTTTAAAGAATCTACATCTAATGAAACCATTTGGCCATCTATTTTAATAATATCACTCATCTTTATTCTCGTTTATCAATAATTCAATTTCAAAAGGATATAGGTTATCAAAATCTGTTTTACTAAAACCTAATTGTGATATAAAATATTTAAGTGTAGAATAATACCATTCCAAATCAAGCATTATAATATAGTTTTCAAATAAATCTTTTAATTCTCTTATAGCTAAAACATCATTATTACACATAATACATTTTACTTTAGCACATAATTTTAAATCACCATCATCATTTAATTGATTTAAAATAGAATTATAATCTTTTAATGGTAACTCATTACACAGCTCAATATTTTGTTTTGAAATAGTATATTTTTTATTGTTAATTTCAACTTCAACAGTTTTTGGAGGTATAAATTCTAAATTCTCTCTTATGTTTATTCTTGTATCAATAGGATTACCACAATGTGGACAAGTTAGTAGTATATCACTATAATCACCATTAGCATAAGACGATAATATTATCATAATATATAATCTTGAAATATAATCCAAATCTTTTGTTTGTGGTATCAATATATCAGCTATTTTATTTACTTGATCTTCTAATGGTAGTTCAATCCAATCAATAAATTGATGTAATATACCTATTTCATCTTTTATCTTCCATACATTTAAACAGTAATGCCTATTATTAATGATAATATCTTTTGTCAAAATAAATTCCTTCTAACAGATTCAGGTAATTCTTCTAATTCAACATTTATTTCACTATTACAATTTTTACAAGAGCAACTTTTAATAATACTATGTTTTGGTATAGAATCTCTAAAATAATCAAATACCCTATTAAAACATGATAATGGGAGTTCATTAATATATTTTTCAAATATAATATGATTACCTCTTAACTCTTCACCATTTATAGAAATATAGTCAATCATATAATATAATTCTAACAACCTTTTCTCGTGGTCTATCATATTTTTTGTTTCTGTAATAAGACTTAAAGAGTCATCTTGTGATAATTCTTTTTTAAAATAAATTGTAACAATAACATTATCTACATTTATTTCAATAGGTTTTAACGAGTATTCGGTTATAGAGATATCATCATTAGTAAATTTTATATCATTCATTTCATTACAGTATGGGCATTTAAAACTAGAATCTATTTCACTACATACTTCAGCGAAATATTTTTTAAAAAATAGGAATCTAGCCTCATCATTTGTAATATATTTAGGTTGGTTTAGGCATTTATATACTAAAACATTAATAATATCGCTGTCATAAACATAATTATTATCATTATATAATTTATTTAATAAAATGGAATGTTTTCCTTTCCAAACTTCTAATTCCATAGTTTCCTCTCTATAAATATTACTAATATTTATAGAGAGGGTTTTATGGGTATATTAAATACAGCTGTTGGTGCAGTATCAGATTTTTTTGGTGGTGATAAAACACAATCAGCTATAACTGAATTAGCACAAAAAATACAAAAAACATATGGTATTAATTTTGATTTAGAAAGTTTATATAGCATTGATACTTTTGCTTTAAAAAATGAAGTTCCTGGTGCTGGTAGAATCAATATTCTTGACTTACCAAATATGGATATATTAATACAAAGAGTTTCAATAGATCCTATTTCATTTGCTGAAATAAATGAATGGATAGGTTCTAGTTGGGTTTATACCCAAGGACGACACGAATTACAACAATTAACTATAACTTTTAGAGATAGTGATGGTGGTTTTTTATATTCAGCTTTTAAAAAACTTACTGGTCATTTAAAAGATCAATATCCAGATGATCAGATGTGGATCATTAAGATAAGGAAAAGAACATTAAGAGAATCTAGGAATTACATAAATCAATCTGTACAAAACAATGAATTTAAAAATGGTGGACATGTTATTATAGATACACAATGTGCTATGATAAGAAGTCATGGTGGATTATCACTTGATCAAAATAGTAATGGTTTGGCAACATTTGATGTAACATTTTTGTTTGACCCTTTTCCACCACAAATAAGCTATTAAATATAAATAAAAATAAAATGGAGATTTTATAAATGGCTATTACAAACTATACAGAATTTGAAAAGTTATGCCCTAAAAATGGTGAAATTGCAGATCAAGATGTTCTAGGGAAACCTAGTTTACAATTAAAAAGGGAACTTGATACTGTTATGTCTCAAGTAAATTCAATTATTGGTATTACTGATCCATCAAATTGGGATACAGGCACAACATATACACAAAATCAAATAGTAAAATATAACAATTATATATATGTTTCTTTATCAGATGGAAATAGAGGGAATCAACCAGATATAAGTCCATCAAAATGGAAAAAAATAAGTGGAGGTTCTATATCATCTTCTGTTAATATAACAGTTAGTTCAAGTGATTATAATACTCCAGTTACAGAAGTTTCCGATAATTCTCTTTCATTAAAACCTTCAAAAGTATATGTTAATGGAAACCTTATTCCAACAACAAATTATACACATGATGGTACTTTAACAAAAATAACATTTATAAATGGAATGTCAGTGTATAAAAATGATGTTGTTACAGTAGAATATTAATAAAAGTAGGATATATCCTACTTTATATTTTTTAATGCATTATTTAAATTCTTCTTTAAAATCATCCAATTAGTTTCATTTGCTAAGACTTTAATATATTCATTAGCAGTGCATAAATTAAAATAATATGATTTTTTATTTAATGAAAATGTTAGTGTTTTTGTTGTATTATCATATTTATACTGAAATGGAATATTTTTTTCATTTTCAACATATCCTAAAACCCCTCTTTTTACTTCAACAGGTGTTTTATCAAAAGCATATAATATAATTTTTATAATAGTTATAAGTTTATTACCTTTTAAGAGTTTTTGTATCTCTTTTTGTAGTAATTTTGACATAAAACATAAAACTAATGGTTTTTTTGATGATATAGTTTTTTTAAGCTCTTTAACCATATTTTTTTCAACAAAAGTCATTATAAACCTTTCTAATAAATATTTTAAAATATTTATTAGAAAGAAGGATATACAATGGATAAACAGTTAATAAAAGATATAACTATAAACGGCTTATCACAATTTGCAAAAGGACATGAAATAGAAGCTATAACTGAAACATTGCAAATAGTACAAGAATATAATATTGAACATCATAGTCATAACTTTGAGTTTGATGTTGAACCAATTACAAGTTTGGAAGACTTTATAAAAGAAATTAATATATTAATTACATATGAAGATTTAAATGTGTTTCATGAAGTATTAGTTGAAAGTTTAAAATATTATAATAACTAAGATATTTTTAAGGAATTAAGTGATACAATTCTCTAAAAAAGGAGAATTGTATGAGTATTAAACATATAGTTTCAGATAATTCATTTGGAACACCATCAAAACCTGGATTTGCTTTGAAAAGCAAGTTTATATGTGATAACTATAGTGAACAGTTAGAAAATATAAAAATCCCAGTTGATAAATTAGATGAATTACTAAATGAAATAAAAACATTTTTAAAAACTTCTTATTATGAATGGGATGGTATTGAAGGTGATAAAAATATATTTGTTTTTAGGTTATCTAACATATATATTGAAATAACTTATAGAATAGGTAAAAGTGTTCAGTTAGATATGTATTCAAACAGTATAGATTTTTTAAAAGGATTCTATAATAATATTTTAAAGAAATATATTACTGGTACTGATGAGTTATTAATCAAAATAAAGAGTTTCTATGAAGAAAAAGGGGAATTAGTATATGTAGATTCATCTAAAACTAAAGATAATTATAAAAATATTGATTATGATTATTACCCTTTTCTAGATTTAAATGAAATGTTTATACAGTTTCTATTTACAAATAGTAATATTTTAATATTATATGGCCAACCTGGAACAGGGAAAACAAAACTTGCAGAATGTTATTTAAAATTTTTGTTAAACTTGGATTATAAGAAATATAAACATCTTGAATTAGAAGAGAAAGTATTTGATAAGTCAGATGATGACCGTAATTGCATAAATGTTGCAGTTGTAAAGAATGAGAGTTTATTAGCTGGTGATGCGTTCTGGAATGAGTTGTTAGCAAATAGGTATAATTTAGTATTATTTGATGATTTAGATTATCTATTGCCTAGATCTGACATTCAAAATGGTATAGATGCACAACGAAATCAATTTATGTCACACTTTTTATCATTTACTGAAGGTATAAATAATGATATTACATGTAAAACAAAGTTTATAATTACAACAAATAGAAATATTAATGAGATTGATCCGGCATTATTAAGAGCAGGTAGAACATTTGATATATTAAACCTAAGAACATTGACTAAAAAAGAAGCCTTAAAAATATGGGAAAATAATGGTTTACCTAAAAAATCATTCAACAAATTAATAAATGATAATATTCTTCAGTGTAATTTAAGTAATATTATAGAAGGAGAAAAATATAACATTGCTTGTAAAAATAATTTTAAAAATTATCTAAAAGAAAATGACATATCACATATGAAAAATATAAACAATAAAAAGATAGGATTAATTTAGACACTATTAATATAAATTAAGATAATTTTAAGTTAATGTTTGATATAATACAATTAATAAAGTTGAAAGGAAAATAATGACAGATAATAAAATTATATATATGGATAATGAAATATTGTATTATTTAAACCTGCCTCACCTTATAACAGGTTCATTAACATCATTCAATAATACAGTTAAAGTCTTAGAAAATAACAAAATTGTTAATAAAGAAATAGTGTATAATCAAACATTAACAAAACAAATAGATGAAGCTATTCAAAATTCAATCGATGAATTTACTAGAACTGATGGAAAATACGCTAATAAAATATCATTAAAGATTGATAAAGACAATGGTATAATAACAATATCAGACAATGGTAGAGGATTACCAATAGATACTTATGTTATGGCAACTACCAAGTTTAGAACATCAAGTAACTATACCTTTTTAGAAAAAGAAAAAAAAGACAGAATCACAATAGGTGCGCATGGTATAGGTTCTAAATTAATACCATTATTTAGTTCTGAGTATCAATTAACAACAATTACTCTTGAAGGGGATAGAGGTATTGTAAAATGTTTAAACAATATGTCTATAATAGAGCATAAAGAAGATAAAGCGCCTGCCTCATCAACACATGGTGTTACAATTAAGTTTAAACCAGATTTTGAAAGGCTAGAATTAAAAGAGATTAATGATGACTTAATAAATCATATACATGCGTTACTTATAAACATAGCTTATTCAAATCCTGGTATAGAATTTACATTTCAGGGAAAATTAATAAAAGTAAAAGAGTTTAAAGAATTTATAAAATATTATTCTGATAACTTCTCAATATTGCAAAGTGATGAAAATTTAGAACTTGCTATATTTCCTACTGATGAGTATAAGTTTGTTCATATTGTAAACTCACTTGATTTAAATAAAGGTGGGGTAGCATTAGATTATATTTCAAACAATATTGTAAATGCTTTTGGTAATCGTTTAAGAAAGGGATACTCCAAAATTACAAACACAGCTGTAAAAAGCAGGATAGGTGTCATTCTAATTCTTAAAAATAAAAAGAATTTAAGATTTGGTGGAGGTCAAACAAAAGAAGAAATTAAGAATACTATAACCGAATTAGGAATACCTACATTAAAATACATTGACTTTGCTGAACTATTATTCAAAAATACACATATTAAAGATCCAATAATTGAATTATATAAAGTTCAACAAGAACTAGAAAATAGAAAACAAAATACCTTTGAAAGAAAAGAAGCTAAAGAAAGATTTAATCCTAAATTTACTAAACATACTAAAGATCCTAAATTTATGTATATAGCGGAAGGAGATAGCGCACTTTCTTCTTTAATACAAGCAGTGGGTAGAGATTGTAGCAGTTTCTTACCTTTAACAGGTAAATTACAAAATGCTTTAAAATGTTCTACAGCACAATTATTAAAGAATCAAAGAGTTATGGATATTGTAGAAGCTATGGGTTTGGGGTTACCTGAAACAAAATATGAAAATATTGTAATAGCTACCGATGCTGATTTGGATGGAAACCATATTGCATGTTTAATTACAGCACTAGTTTATAAGTTACAGCCAAACTTATTAACAGAAGGTAGAGTATATAGATTAAAAACACCTATTATTTCAGTATTGCAAAATGATAAATTAATTAAATGGTACTATACATTAGGTGAATATCAAAAAGACCAAGATAATTTACCTAAAAATGCTGAAGTTATATACATGAAAGGGTTAGGAAGTTGGTCTGCAGCTAATTATAGAATAGTATTTGCAAAAGATGGTATAGATAACTGCTTAGAAAAAATTGAGTGGAAAGATAATGATGAAAAAGTTCTAGAGCAGTGGATGTCAGATAATGGTATTGATTTTAGAAAACAAATATTAAGTACAAAATCATTTAATATTGAAAACTTATAGGTCTTCAGTATGACAAATCAAGAAAAAATAGAGTATTTAAATACTCTAGGCTTTCAAGTAATATCTGAGAATCTAACTACTAATTTAATAGTAAAATGTTCTAAAGAGCATGTGTTTAAGCGAGAATTTTATGATTTTCAAAAAGGATATACAGCATGCCCTACATGTGAAATAGAACAAAAAATAACTTTTTTAAATAGTTTAGGTTTTAAACCTATATCTGAAAACTTAGGAAAAAAGCTAGAAGTAAAATGCCAAAAAGGGCACATTTTCAAAAGAACATTTGGGAGTTTTAAAGATGGTATTTCAAGTTGCCCTGAATGTGAGAAAAAAGAAAAATATGATTTCTTAAAAGAGTTAGGCTTCGAGATTGTGTCTAATAATTTAGGCACTAACTTAGAAGTAAAATGTGAGGAAGGTCATATTTTCAAGCGTCCATATAAGAGTTTTAAAAATGGCCACATTAGTTGCCCTATATGTGAAACAAATAATAAACATAGTTTTATTAACAATTTGGGTTTTGAAATACTATCTAATAATATAACTAATGACTTAGAAATAAAATGCCGAAAAGGACATATATTTAAAAGAACATTTAACAGCTTTAAAAATGGACAGCAATTCTGCCCTATATGTGAAGCAGAAAATAAAAATACTTATTTAAACAGTCTAGGGTTTATAATTATGTCTGATAACTTAGCGGATAATTTAGAAGTAAAATGCCAGCAAGGTCATGTATTTAAAAGGACATTTGGTAATTTTTCAAAAGGTCATCATTTATGCCCGTTTTGCTATCCAAACTCTAGCACATTCGAGCAAGAAGTTAGGGAATTAACAGGTGGAACTAATAACTGGGAAATATTAAATGGAAAAGAACTAGATATTTATTTGCCAGAATATAACTTAGCAATAGAATGTAATGGTGATTTTTGGCATAGTGAATCAATGAATAAAGATAAGAAATATCATCTAACTAAAACAGAAAAATGTGCTGAGAAAAATATTCAGCTTATTCACATTTTTGAGTCATCTTGGATAGAGAAAAAAGAAATATGGAAGTCAATTATAAACAACAAACTAGGAAAATCAGAAAGAATATTTGCAAGGAAATGTGTTTTAAGAGAGGTACCCAAAATAGAAGAAAAAGAGTTCTTAGAAAACAATCACCTCCAAGGCTTCACTGGTAGTTCTATCTGTTATGGACTCTATTACCAAGATGAGTTAGTTTGTCTTATGAGTTTTGGTAAGCCAAGGTTCACAGATAAGTATGACTGGGAGTTAATTAGATTGTGTACTAAGAAGAACACAAATGTTGTAGGTGGTGCTTCTAAAATAATTAAACACTTCCATAAATATAATCCTGGATCACTAATAAGCTACTCAGATAGATTATATTCTGATGGAAGTATATATTTAAAGTTAGGATTTACATTTAGTCACTATTCTAAACCAGGTTATTTCTATTTTAAGAATAATACTCGTTATAGCAGACAGCAATTTATGAAACATAAGCTTAAAGATAAACTAGAGAAATTTGATCCAAATAAGACAGAATATGAAAACATGGTGGAAAATGGATATCATAGAGTATGGGACTGCGGTCAAGGTGTTTGGGTTAAGGAAATTTTAAGTTAAAATGTTATATAATATATAAAATGAAAGGATAGAAATGAATATTAATACATTATTTAATGATAATTTATGTCAATATGCTTCATATGATAACATTAGAAGTATAGCAAGTTTAATTGATGGATTTAAAAATTCAGGTCGTAAAATAGTTTATTTTAGTAAAGACTTGACTAATTATAAAAAAGTTTCAACATTAAAGTCAGAAATAGCATCTAAATCACAATATTTGCATAATGAAGATATTTTACCTGATATAATTACAAATTTTGCAAGAGATTTTGATTGTGGTCCTGTTACATTACCATTATTTAAACCATTATCAGCTATAGGATGTAGGACTTCACCAACATCAGCTCAACCAAGATATTCTTCTATAAAAAAATCAGATTATTATGATCTTTTATTCAATAAAGACGATGAAGAGATTTTAGATCATCAGTATTTTGAGGGACAAAAAATAGAACCAAGGTTCCTATTACCTACTTTACCATTAATATTATTAATTAACAATAACGGTATGGGTGTGGGTTTTGCACAAAATATAATGCAAAGAAGTGCTGAAGATGTTAAACAAGCTATTAAAGACATTTTAGATAATAAACAACCGAAACCACTAGTCCCATATTTTAAAGGTTATAAGGGTACTGTTGAATTACTTAATACAGAACATGGTAAAAAACAATGGAAACTTAAAGGTGTTTATGAAAAAATAGATACTTATAATTTAAAAATAACAGAAACAACACCTTATGCTACTAATGAGAGTATGTTAATACATTTTAACTCACTAAAAGAGAAAAAAATAATAAAAGATTATAAAGACTACTCACTAGGTGACAATTTTGAATATGTAATAAATGTAAGTGGAGATTTTTGGAATAATCAAAATATTCATAAATTATTAGGAATAGAAACAACTGATACCGAAAATTTTACTTGTGCTGATAGAAACAATTTTATTAAAACCTATAAAGATGAGATTGAGATTTTAAAAGAATATATAGATGTTAAATTAGAGTATATACAAAAAAGAAAACAATATAAATTATCTAAATATTCAGACCAAATTGAATTAATTAGTAACAAAATAAAATTCATCCAAGCAGTTTTGGATAAAAAGGTTATATTTGAAAGAAAGAAAAAAGAAGATATTATCAAACAAATAAATAATATAGGTATAATTCATAATATTGATACACTTATAAATATGCCTTTATATTCATTAAGTGAAGAAAGTATAAACAATTTAAATGAACAGTTGAATGGTTTGCAACAAAGTTTTAATGAGTTGTCACAAAAACACGTTAAAGATATTTGGTTGGATGATATAAATAAATTATTTGAAAGATTATGATTGCATCATAATCTTGATATATTCATTAATAAAATGAGTATATCAAGGTTATGGTAAGCTTATTATGTTAATTTTCTCTTTACTTCTAAAGAGACCATAGCCTGAGTAATAAAATAGAACACATAAGGTTAATACGCAGACCTAAAATAAGGTCCCTCCTTTCAATCTTCAGATACTCTTAACCTGGTGTTCTCTAAATATAAAAGGAATGATATGAAATTTAATTGTAAAAATTTTGCAAAAGCATTATTTTACTCAAAAGATATTAACTATCTTATAAAATTGTTTAAATATGCCAAACAGGAAGATAAAAAACAAGCGATGCAGATTTTATTATGGGCTAGAGATGTAAATGGAGGAAATATAAAGAATTCAATTTTACTTCTAAAGTATATCGCTGAAAAAACAAACAATATTAATGACATGTTTTTAGCATCTGTTGTAAAATATGGCTGTTTTAAAGATTTAAATGAAATGTATAAAGTTGCAAGTGATTCTAATAAAGAAAAAATATTATCATTTTATTCAAATGAGTTAAAATTAAAAAACCAGTTAGCTGCAAAATGGGCTCCAAGAAAAGGACCATTATTTTACGCATTAGCAAATAGTTTGTGTTTAAAAATTGGTGACTTTAGAAGATACATTACAAGTTTATATATTTCAGTAGAAGCAAAAATGTGTGATAATATGTGGGATAGCATATCATTAGATGAGATACCAGAAAGAGCTATAAAAAAATATAAAAAAGCATTGGAAAAAAGATTGAAAATCACTATTTATTGTAGGAATCCAAAACAAAGAAAGCTAAAGTTTAAGGGGTGTGAAAAACTACTAAAACAATATTATTAAAATGTTGAAAAAAGCTGTAATGAAAAAGCTAACATATATTATTATTTTTTTATGCATTGTATTTACAACAACATCGCAATCAGTTATTTTTCATGCTAAATATAATTTTGAAGACATTATTCAAGAAAGGTTATCATATTTAAAACAAAATATGATAAACCACATTTCAAAATATAATAATAAAAACGCTACTGAAATAACAAACTACATATTTGAAGCATCTTTAAAATATAATATAAATCCAGTTTTTATAATGTCGTTAATACAATCAGAATCATACTTCAAACATAAAGTAAAACATAAGTATAATAATGTTAAGGGAATAAGTGGAATAAATTACAAAATGTGGAAGATAGTATTAGCCAAACACAATATAAAACATATAAACTCGCTAAAAAATCAAATAGAAGCTACTGCTATTATAATAAATTATATTAAGCAAAGATATAAAACTAATGATGATTTAGAAATATTACATTATTACAAGGGAAGGGGGTATGACAAATACTTGAAAATAAAAGTGGGTTAGATTTAGCCCAGTATAGTTATAACATGTATATAAAAAATATTAAAATAATATACAACTAAGATAACCTTAAGGTTAAATGTTGTATAATATCAAATATAATAAAAGGAGTTAGTAATGACTATAAAAAATAAAATTAATGATATTAATGAAATACTACAGTCTTATGTTGGAGAGTTAGTATTATCTGATATTGATACTCAGAAAATAGTAGAAAATCTAACAGAACTGGAAACCATTATAAAAGATGCTATTAGTAAGCAGTCAAATAATAGTAAATTAATATTAGGATAAAAAATGAGCTATAGTTTTGAACAATATTGTAATAGTAATAATTTTAATGAGTTTCAGAGATACTTAATAACACAACTTGGCTATATAAACAACAAAAATGTTGTTGCTATACAAGATCCCGAGTATATGGATGTATTTAAAGTTATTAAACAAGAGTATTATAAAGCATCATCATGTAAGCATAGCGATAAAGAAGAGGTAATACCTGAGCATTATACCAAACTAGCAATAGAACCCATTGATTTTATATATAAAAACAATTTGAATTTTTGTGAAGGTAACATAGTAAAATATGTTTCAAGACTTGGCAGTAAAGATGATAATAAATCAGAGTTAAAGAAAATATTTTTTTATTTTGATTATTTGTTACATGGTAATTATGATTTAACTAAGAGAACCTTTAGTTAAAGGTTTTCCTAATATAAATTATTGTATAATAACTACAAGTAAGGAAGGTTATATGAAATATGTATTTATAGGTGGTGGTGTAGCAAATATATATACTATTTGTTATGGTATTATGAATAATATTATTAATATGAAACATGATGAAGTAATTGTTATTGAGAAAGGGAAACACATTAATGATAGGATACCGACAATAGATATTGTAAATGGTCTCCTAGGTGGTGGTGCATTTAGTGATAATAAGAATGTATTTTCACTACATGATGATCAACCTATATTTGAGTATATTAATAAGCAACAAGTTTTAGAATACTATGATTTTTTTAAAAATAAATTATTTAAAATGTTTTTACCAGAAAATGCTTCTATACACATAACACAACCAGTTGAAACAGGATCAAAGTTTGTAAGTGGTTATGGTGATATAGCTTTAAAACAATCTGAGTGTTATCATGTAGGTTCAACTTTGGGGCTTGAAATGTGTAAAAACATGATAAAATGGCTTGAAGATAAAGGTGTTACAATTTATTGTAACTCTACATATATTCCTTCAAAACTAGATAAATGCATAACAGTAAGAGATACAAATGGTGTTGAATCATATATAACTTATGATAAACTTTTTATAGGTCTTGGTAGAAGTGGTATGAAAGATATTAAAGAAACCTTTGAATTAAACAATATTAAATCTGTTGCTGACCAAATTCATATAGGATTTAGATTTGAGTGTGAATATAATAATACAATTCAAGAGCTAGCAAACAATATTCAATACGATTTTAAGTTCTCTAAAAATATTAACAAAAATTATCTTAAAGAGTTAAGAACATTTTGTGTTAATCATGGAACAGCAGAAGTTGTAACAGAAAAAGTAAAAGGGTATTCTATTCCTATTAGAGAACAAGCAAATGGACACGCTTATGGATTACATGTAAAAAACAAATGGACTGGAAAATCCAACTGGGCTATTTTAGGTTCTTTTAAAAATGTAAATGTAGAAGATTATTTATCACAAATAGAAACCATTACTAATGGTAAAATTTATGAATTAAATCAGAAATCATCTTTAGAGTTTTTAAATTGTTTTGATAACTTAGGTGATTCACTTTCAGAATTTATTAAGGAACTTTGTGATATACTAGATATAAAGGAATGGAAAGGATATTTTCCAGAAATAAAAATAATAGGTCCTAGAGTTAGTTATAATGATAATTTTACAGTACAGGGCTTTAGTAAAAATATCTTTTTTGTAGGTGATTCAGCTATTACAAGAGGTATTATTCCAGCTGCTGTAACAGGCATTCATGCATTATTAAATTGAAAGAGGTGAAAATGAAAAATATAGAAATTTTAAATATGGTTGAAGAGTTGGTGAAATTAAACCCAATATTGTTGATTAGTGAAAATTTTTCTCATACTTATGAATTATTAAAAGAAAATGTTAGAGAAAGTAAAAGTATAGAAAATAAAAAAATAAAATTGAACTGTATATCTGTTAAATTAGATGATGATACAAAACTACCATGTTATGGGACTGTTTTGTCAGTACTTATGAAGGATAATTTAGAAAATATAATAAATAAAAACCCACAATCATTACTTGAAATATCTTTTAAAATAAGTATTAATGTATTACTTGACCTAATTGATAATTTTGTAGAAATATATGATTTTAATAATGAATCACTACTTTTAATTAATAGGATAAAAATATGTGTGTATTAAAAATATGGCTAGAAGACAGTAATGCAAAATTACCAGAAATATCAGTAATGGGCTCTGCTTGTTACGATATTTTTTCAATAGAAGATAAAACAATTCAACCTGGCGGGTTTGAGTATGTTGAAAATGGTGTTAGATTAATAATTCCAGATGGATATTATATAAGATTTAACACTAGAAGTAGTCTAGGGTTTATAAAAGATTTATTTGTTTATCCTGGTATATTAGATGCTTCTTGGAGTGGAAATTTAAAAGTAAAAGTGTATAATTTTGGTAAGGAACCATACACTATAAAAAAAGGTGATAAGTATTGCCAATTTGAGTTATTAAAATGTAATGAAAGTAAAATAGAAAATATATCAAAAGATGATTTTGATAACATTACAAAAAATTTAGTTAGAGGTAATAACGGTGGATGGGGCAGTAGTGGAAAGTAAAACAGAGCTTTTTAATAAGCTCTTTGAGTTTAGAAAACAAAAAGATATGATGGATGATTGTATTTTAGATGTTATAATTGAATTTGGAAATCATATTAATATGGAGCCTGAATTAATAGCATCAGAATTGTCTGACTATGCAATATTCAGGGATATTGTTGAGAAAGACTTAAAAAAATTCAAATTTACAAGATATGATCCAAACCAAAGCGACATAGATATATGGGAGTAAGGAATACTGCATGAAATTGCACTATTATGATATTTATAATATTTCTAATGGAGTGTTTCTTACATTTCAAAAAAACTTAAAAGAAAAATTATTATGTGTATCTCATAGCAAAGATATAATGGATAAAAAAATAGGTTTTTATCCGTTAAACTTTTCTGATAGAGGTGACTTCATTTTATTGTGTGTATATATAATGTTTAAATACAGTCCATCTAGTATTTATGGTTTATGTGATTATTTAAGAAATTACAATAAAACAGAATATGAGAAGTTTAAAAACACAATAAAATTCTATAAAAATATAATAAAAAAAGACATAACATCATTAGAAGAGAAATACAAAAAACCGATGTTTAAAGAAGTAATGCGTGAATATAATAAAAAACAAATATCTTTCGTTACTGTGTATTGGTATCTAATGTTATATAATATTAAAGATTTTAATGGTATAAACAATACTATTATATGTGAAAGTATTTTGAATGTTTTTAAGTTTTTAAGGTTTACAGATGAATCAAAAGATTACATAAAAACTGTATTTAAACAAATTGAAGGCGAAGTATTATAGATTAAGGTGATTTTAAGTATAATTAATATATAATACAGAAAAAAGAAAGGAATTGATTTGAAAAGTATAAACGAAAAAGAATATATATGGGCTGAAAAATATAGACCGTCTAGAGTAGATGATATGATTCTACCAGACCAACTTCATTCAAAAATAAAAGAATGGATTAATTCTGGTGAAATACCAAACCTTGGTTTTTTTAGTAACACACCTGGAACTGGAAAAACTTCATTAAACAAAGCAATATGTGATGAATTAGGTGCAACTCATTTATTCATTAACTCATCAAAAGAGAGTGGAGTGGATCTTGCTAGAAATAAAATTACATCATTTGCAAGCAGTGTTTCAATAGATGGTTCATTAAAAATTATATCTTTATCAGAATGTGATGGGATGACAAATGAATTACAACGCTCAATCCGTGATATAATAGATGAATATACTCAAAATTGTAGATTTATATTAACAGCAAATTATACTGATAGACTAATAGAACCTATTTTGACTCGTGTTACATGTATAGACTTTGATAAAGAGTTCAATGATAATAAAACTGAACTAGGTGTTAAAATACTTGATAGGTTGGAATTTATATTACAAAATGAAAAAGTAGAATATGATAAGAAAGATTTACAGAAACTTATCCAATGTTTTTATCCATGCATTAGAGAGATGTTAATAGTTATGCAGCATAATACTGTTAATAATAAATTAGTGATAGATGAAAAAGTATTTGAAAATATTAATAATTATTCCAATTTAGTCGAAGCTTTAAAGAAGAAAGATTATACTGAAGCTAGAAAAATTATAGCACAAACAGTAAGTTATAGTGGTTTTTACCAGTATTTGTTTAAAAATGTTGATAAATTTTTTGAGTTAGAAAGCATACCACAGGCTGTAATGCTTATAGAACATTATAGTGATCATGATAGGACAAGTAGAGATAGAGAATTATGTCTAAGTGCTTTAGTAGCTGCTCTTATAAAATACGACATAAAATATAAATAATTGAAAAAGGATATAAGTATGATATACTCAAAATTTTTAGTTGAATCTATAAATGATTTAAAAAACAACGATAAAAATATTAGCAATAATATTACTAGTTTAATACTTCCAATAGCTAAAGCTAATTTAAAGGTAAATGTTAGTTATGGTAAAACTATATTAGACAGTTATGAATTAAGTTCTATAGTTAATGACTCTGATATACAAATTCTGATATCATTCTTTGTTAAAGAACGAACTGCTCGAACAAGACTAAACTTAATAAAACCTTGTATAACAGTGAGAGTTACTGGTATAAAAGAAGACATTTTAAATGAAATATACGAAAAAGTAGCAAACATAAGTTTTGATGGAGAAAAATACCCTCCTATTATAATTAATTTTGATGAAAAATCACTACAAAAATTAGCAAGCGTTATAGTATCAAAAGTTGATGATATAGATAATATCATCAAAGATGAGCTATATGATTGGGAATATTATGAAGGTGATATTGGTTCAAAAGTAAGAGTTGGTTATGATGATAACTCAGCTATGAAAATAAAAAATTATGAAGGTGAGTGGGAAATTGTTATTGATAACTTTGGTGCTGAATTTGATTTAGAAGACTCTGATTTATATGTAAAACCTAAAAAATAAACATGTTTGATACTCGTTTTTTTCGAGTATCAAACATTTAAAGGATGCAAATGTTTAATTTTTTATTTTCATTTATAAAGTCAAACATAATTTATATTTTGTTAGGATCTTTGTTAGCTTTTACTGCTTATAGATATATTTCATTAGAAAAATCAAATGCTATATTGATTGAAAATGAAAAACAATTAACACAAAATATAAAAAATTCTAAAAAGGAATTAGAAGCACTTAAAAATTATAATAATCTTACTATTGAGGTTTTTAGAGAAAAAGAAGTAAAATATAAGGAAGTTCTTAATAACATAAAAAATATTGAGACTAAAATACAAAAATTGAAACTTATGAGAAAGGATGAGAATGAAACACAGTATATTATTGTTAATTTTTAGTGCATTTATATTTGTTGGTTGTTCAACAGCAACCAAAACAATAACAATTACTGAAAAAGAGTATTTAAAATATCCTCTTGATGAAAAATATATTCCTCATAAAATAGGTGTTAAAATCATGAAACAGGAAATTAATGGTAAAAAATATCTGTTAATATCTCCAAATGATTTTATACTTATACACAATCAATATAAACATCTTGAATTTAACTATAATAATCTTTATAACTCAATAGAGAAGTTTAATTCACAAGTTAAGTAATATTTAAGAATATTTGTAATATAATATTCTTAAATTTATTATACGAAAGGAATAAAATGGTTATTATTAATGATAATAATATATATTTTGTCAGCAAAATAGACTCATTTAGTGTAATTAAAGACAATTCATCTAGTATTGTATTTATTAAATGTGGGCTACAAGAGTACAAGTTTACACTTAAATATAAAACATCAAAAGAAGTATATAATTTTATTATGGAGGCGATAAATGAAGAAAATGTAAGCCAGCATCATGTTGTTATAGATATTAATAAATTTAGAAAGGATTAAAATGTCATTAATTAATAAATTATTAAAAAATAGCACTCTAAAAGATAGAACTAATAAACTTGAAAATAGTAAATATTTTGGTAAAACTGAATTTGTTGAAACACCAGTACCAATGTTAAATCTTGCATTAAGTGGTAAAATTAATGGTGGGCTAACACCAGGACTAACAGTAATTGCAGGTCCTAGCAAACATTTTAAAAGTAATTATGCACTTGTAATGATGGCTTCATATTTGCAAAAATATCCTGATGCTGTATGTATTTTTTATGATTCTGAATTTGGTATCACTCCAAACTATATGGAAAACTTTGGTATTGATACAACAAGAGTTATCCATACACCAGTTATGAATGTTGAGGAATTAAAATTTGACATTGCAAATCAATTAGAAAATATCGAAGATGGTGATAGAGTTATAATAATTCTCGATAGCTTAGGAAACTTAGCAAGTAAAGCTGAAATAGAAAATGCAATAAATGAAAAATCAGTTGTAGATATGCAAAGAAGTAAACATATTAAGAGTTTGTTTAGAATTGTAACACCTTATTTGTCTATGAAACAGATCCCTATGGTTGTTGTAAATCATACTTATGATGATATTGGATCTTTGTGGGGTGGTCAAGTGGTATCCGGTGGTACTGGAGTGATTTATAGTGCTGATACTATTTTTATTATTGGAAAAGCACAAGAAAAAGATAGTAAAAAGAATTTACAAGGTTGGCAATTTACAATAAATGTTGAAAAATCAAGATTCATCAAAGAAAAATCAAAAATACCTATTTTAGTTACTTTTGATAACGGTATAAATAAATGGTCAGGTTTGGCTGATCTAGGACTAGAACTTGGATTCCTACAAAAACAAGGTGATAGTCATTTTAATCCATTTACAGAGAAAAAGTTGTATTTAAAAAGTGCATCACAAGAGCAGCTTGATGAGTTCTTTAGTGAGCTACTCTCTAATAAAGATTTTGTAGATGCTCTAGAATATAAATATTCTTTACTGAATATTACACCTAATAACGAAACTACCGAAAATAATGTTTAGGGTGTATCCCCTAAACATTAATATGGGGAACACACATGACTAACCACGAAAAAATAATATTTTTAAACAATTTAGGATATAAAGCTATTTCTGAAAACTTATCCAAAAGTTTAAAAGTTGAATGTAAACATGGCCATATTTTTGGAAGAATGTTTGATGATTTTAAAAGAGGTTCTGTAAATTGTCCTGAATGTGATAGACTAGGAAAATTAAACTATTTAAATAATTTAGGTTATAAAGCGGTTTCAGAGAACTTAGCAGATAGTTTATATGTAGAATGCCCAAAAGGTCATATTTTTAAAAGAGCATTTGGTGATTTTAAAAATGGCAAAATTAATTGTCCTAAATGTGATATTCGAAATAAATTAGATTATTTAAATAATTTGGGATATGAGGTTGTTTCAGAAAATCTATCTAAGGGATTAGAAGTAAGATGCTCAAATGGACATGTTTTTAAAAGAGCATTTGGGAAGTTCAAAGATGGCTTTACAACTTGTCCAAAATGTAAAGATACTAGTAAAATAAATTATATAAACAATCTAGGATATGAAATAATTTCCAATAATTTAGCTGATGAATTAAAAGTAAGATGCATACAAGGACATGTTTTCAATAGAACTTATGGTAACTTTAAACAAGGTAAAACAACATGTCCTATATGTAACCCTTCTACTAGTTCATTTGAAAAAGAAATGTCTGAATTATTAGGTAATTATATAAGTAATGATTATTCAGTTTTGGGTGATAAAGAATTAGACTTCTACTTACCAGATCATAACTTAGCTATTGAATGTAATGGAGATTACTGGCATTCTGAGCAAATGGGTAAAGATAATAGTTATCATTTGGATAAAACACTAAAATGTGAGAGTAAAGGTATTCATCTTCTACACATTTTTGAACATTCATGGTACAATAAGAAAGAAATATGGACTAGTATTATTAACAATAAATTAGGAAAGTCTGAGAAAATAATGGCTAGGAAATGTGTTATTAAAGAAGTACCTAAGATAGAAGAGAAAGAGTTCCTTGATGTAAATCATCTCCAAGGATTTACTGGTAGTTCTATCTGCTATGGGCTATACTTTAATAATGAACTAGTTTGCTTAATGTCATTTGGAAAACCTAGATTTACAGACAAATATGACTGGGAGTTAATTAGGCTATGCACTAAGATGGGATTGAATGTTATAGGTGGTGCCTCTAGGTTATTAAAATATTTTCATAAAAATCACCCAGGCTCATTGATAAGTTATTCAGATAGGCTATATTCTGATGGTGAAATATACAAGCAGTTAGGATTTACATTTAGTCATTTTTCTAAGCCAGGTTATTTTTATTTTAAGAATGGTGTAGTTTATAATAGACAACAATTTATGAAACACAAACTTAAAGATAAGTTAGAAAAATTTGATCCAAACTTAACTGAATCAGAGAACATGAAAGTAAATGGGTATAATAGAGTGTGGGATTGTGGTCAGGGTGTTTGGGTTAAGGATAATCTAAGTTAA